ATGGCAAAACCCTGGACATCAGAAGAATTAGCGATTTTAAATCAACGGTATCCGAAGGAGGGCGCGAGTGATGCGCTCGTAAAGACCTTGAACCGCACGAAGCAGGCAATTCATTTCAAGGCTCAGCAAGTTGGGCTTCGCAATGCGAAACGAAAGAGATTCACTGACGAGGACATCGAAATTCTGAGAGCGCGGTATCCGAATGAGGGTGCCAGCGAAGACCTCCAGAAACTGCTCGGCAGAAGCGCCACGACTATCAAAAACAAGGCACACCTGCTCGGTATTCCCGGCACGAGGCATTATTGGACCGAAGAAGAGTTGCAGATTCTGGCTGAGCGATACCCGAAGGAGGGGGCAAGCCAGGAACTGGTGCAACTGTTTCAGCACAGTGCCTATCTCATCAGTATGAAGGCTAACGCATTGGGGCTCCGATACGAAAACAAACGCCGGTGGACCAAGGAAGAGGAGGATATTCTCATGGAGAGGTATCCTTGGGAAGGTGCAAGCGGGGCTCTTTTGAAAGACCTCAACCGCAGCCGCGCTTCTGTCTTGAACCATACGAGCATCATGGGCCTTGTGTACCAGAAACGCTCGACTTGGACAGCTGATGAGGAAAAGGCGCTCCGGGAACGCTTTCCCGTGGAAGGTGCGAGCGAATCTCTGCAGAAAACTCTGAACCGAACGGGTACTGCCATCTACTGTAAGGCGATGCGCTTAGGATGCCAGAAACCTGCCCAAAAGAATCGCAAATAACCTCTTGCGCATCCGTGCGGCTCGAGGTATACTAACGATGTAATCAAAAAGAATTATCTTTTGCGAGGACTCCGCTAATGGCGCAGTTCTCGTTTTCTTTTTGTCCGGAATCCTGCAGAGCCGCAGAGCACCGGCACTACTTGCCGCCCGCAGCCAGCCAGCAGGAGACTCACAGGAAAACCAGCAGAAAGGCCCCGGTGCGGATGCCGCTGCTGGATAATGTATGTTCAGAACGGAAAGCAAAAAATGCTGCCGCCCAGATAATGGGTAGCAGCATTGTTTTTTGTCTAGGATAGTCAGAGATTATCGGTTAAGCATCAGACGCGAACACCCATCTCGTCAGCCTTGTCATCCTCGACATCCAGATAGTAGTACATGTCACCGAACTCTAAGCCCAACTCATCGGCATACTTTTTCAGAGTGTCAGAGAACACTTTCAGGTTAAAGCCGTTACCGGGATGCTCTTTCTGCCATGCTTCGATTTCTCGCTTAGAAGCAGCAACACAGGGTCTATCTTCGTTGCCATCATCGTCAAAGGTGAATCCGTCTACCAGACGACGGTAGGTGTCGTCAGAAGCCTCATTCTGGATAACATAGGCAATGATAGCAGCCTTATTGTTGTAGTCTGAGTTCTCCGCAAAGAAATCCTCGATATCGCCATGGCGCACAACAACATTTTCATAGAAGTCCTTGATTTCGCTGTCGGCATACTCGTTCGTCATGACCTTCTCATGATTTTTGAGGAACTTAATGAAGGTTTCATCGCTCAGATTGTCCGCATAGAATCCGAGAGCGTCCACGCGGACTTTCACAAGGCTGCTCAGGAACTTCTCCATCTTTGCAAGGACATGCTTTGCTGTGAATGCTTTTTTCAGGTTTATGGTGTAGTAAAAAACAGGGAAGTCTTGAATATCTACACCGCTTTCCCTGAAATTCTCTCCTACTTTGTCGATAGCCTTGCGCAAGAAGGGTGCATACTTGTACAGTGCATCGACATCGGTGATGTAGTCGGTAATGTACAGCTCATTGTTTTTGCTGTAATGACCCAAGAGCCCGACGGCCACAGAAAGGCGGATGCCACGCTGAAAATTTGTCAAATCGAAAGTAACGGGGTAAATGACATTCGCAACAATACCGTCCTCAGAATACTCGACGGGAGCCGAGCAGCGATGAATACCGAAAAGGTCATAGCCGTCCTTGTGGATGCTCATGTACTGATTCTCGAGGATGACGAGATTATACAGCGGCAACGCCATCGGAATCTGCGCTTTCAAGAATTCAAGGAAATAATTGACGTTCTCGTGAATCCATGTGTAGTCGTCCACGGTTTCGATGCGTTTCTTAGACTCCACGACATCCTCACCCGGAAGCGGCTCATAACCGCATGCCTGACGAAGCTCGTTTTCTGTCACGGCATCCGTTGCCTTGGCGATTTTCTTCAAGGTAACCTCGGTAGGCTGAGACTGTGTTTTGCCGTTCGCAAGACGGTTCACATATACGCGGCCGAGATGCGATGTCTGGGAAAACTGCTCCTGTGTCCGCGTACCGATGGCTTTCTTGACGAGCGCCGCCAGCTTATCGGGGTCATATCCCGCATTCTCCTTATCATTATACTCGGAACTGTCATCCTTGTTCAGCCAGCCGTCAAGAATCGAATAACCGATATCATGCAAGGAAGCATATACATGTCCGTCTAAGTCTTTGGAGGGGGACGGCATGTGTGCGTTGTCTTCAAGGCACTCCACCTTTTTGCACAGGTGTGCGCACTCGCTGGCAACAAGAATGTACGGCGCATTCAACTCTTTTAGCCTTGGAATGCGGCCGTTGCTGTCGCGGAGCAGTTTTGCCAGATATACAATATCTGAAAGCTGGTCAGGAGCCATCTTTTTGAAAACATCTGTACCGAGTTCGATTTCAGTGATGACAGGTAGAGTAACAGAGGCATCGATGTCTTTAGCGTATTGCAGGATAGCTTCGACAACAAAGTAGTAGCTATCATATGCCTTATAATCGATATGGACAACGGTATCCGTTTTCTTTATAGGGACAATCGTTCCTTTGCCATCTTTAACGCCATAAAAAGCCGAAACGGTCATGAAATCTTCAAGGACCTTCTCATCAACATGCAATGCCTTGGCAATCACCGGCAGCTGCTTGCGAAGCAGGACAGGGGCGTTCAGCTTGACAGAGAACATATAGCGACTCCTTTCGCATGTATCATTTTGTAGCTTTGTGTATCATTCTGTAACTATTATACGGGAACGCTGGTGGAATTGCAATAGGAAAAACAACAAAAAGATACAAAAAAGTACATAAGGATACAAGGGCGAATGGCACAGGAAGGGGTTCGCCTTGTTTCCGTTCTGAACGAAGCAGTTTGGGATAGGCAACGCGCTGGGAATTCAGCTGCTGCCGCTCGGTAGGTTGCTAACGGGCTGCAGAAAGGAAGGCGGCAAGCCCGGTGACTGAAAATTTTCGTGTTCGTCGCTTGGCAGTTGCACATTCGTGCGAATTGGATACAATGGAGAATATAAGGTGATTTAGTATGTATGCCGCAGGGATTCATTCTCTGCGGCTTGATTTTTCTCGAAAAGAGGTACAAAGATGCGGAATCGAAAGAAAGCCCAGAAGGCTGCTTCTCTTGTCATGGCGGTTATGATGACCTTGACTCTGGTTCTCGGTACGGTGGTGCCGGTCGTTTTGCAGACGGCAGCAGTTTTCTAAAAACTCATAGTTTGCTCTAGCCCCGCGTGGATGAAATGTCTGCGCGGGGCTTTTTTGTTTTGCGGAGGAAATAGTCATGGCGGAAAAGAAGCGGCAATATTCACGAGCGCTCGCACAGAAACGGTGTCTGGAAGCGATTGAGCGAGCCATTCTCATCAATAAGAGCGAGGCGGAAAGACTTTTCGTGTTTCAGGTACAGGAATTGGTTGTGTTCGGGTCTCTGGTCGATACCGATGCGCCCACGGTCCACGGAGTAGATATCCTTGCAACTACGGCGCGGCATCACAGATACCGGAATCGGGACGAGGCATTTCACAGTGACAGCGAGGATTTCATCAATAAGTACGCTCCGTTCAGTATCTGTTCGTGGCGGTTCCGGGAAGAGTTCCCGGAAAAGGATATGCTGAACTACCTCAAAGGCCGGCACATGGGTATCGTGACGATGTACGGGCAGCAGGACAGGGGTTTGCTCGATGATGGCAGATTCTTTACAATTATCCGAGACGGCAGGGTTCAGGCTGACCAGCTGGATGCCTTGAAGGAACTGTTCCGAGGTAAAGCATGAGCGCCGTTACGCTGATGCAGGGAGACTGCTGCGAGAAACTGAACCGGATTCCGGCACATTCCGTGAACCTTGTCTTAGCGGACCCGCCCTACGGTATTACGCATCAGGCTTGGGATACAGTATTGCCGTTTGAGGATTTTCTTGAAAAGAACGGCAAACGCTTAAGCCAGCCTGAGTTTCTTCTTTCCTGCTACAAGGAGGGGATTCCCTATGCTGGTGCTATGTCTATTTGGACTGAAAATAAACAGCAGGGGATTTGGAAGCAGCTGGATAGAATCCTGACCGAGAACGGCGCAGTGATTCTATTTTCGGCGGGAGCGTACACCAAGACCCTGATGGATGGCAAGACCATTCCGTGGCGATACAACCTCATCTGGCAGAAGACATCTCCGGTAGGATTCCTCAACGCGAACCGGATGCCGCTAAGGGCGCATGAAGACATCCTGGTGTTTTACAAGAAACTGCCCACCTACAACCCTCAGAAAACCTCGGGGCATCCGAGAAAGGTCTCAACGGCGGAGCATAAGCGGAATTCTAAGATGACTGAGGATTACGGGAAATACAAGGCAAAAAGCTATGACAGCACCGAGAGATTTCCTACGAGTGTGTTGACCTTTGCCACCGATAAGCAGAAATGTGCGGCGCACGGCACACAAAAACCCGTAGCGTTGTGTGAGTGGCTCATAAAAAGCTACACGAACGAGGGCGATACGGCCCTTGATTTCTGCATGGGCAGCGGCTCGACCGGCGTGGCAGCAATGAATACGAATAGAAACTTTATCGGCATCGAAAAGGATGCCGATTTTTTTGTTGTTGCGAAAGAGCGAATCGCCGATGCGGCGCAAAGCCGTTGAAGATACCGCTATTTTTTTAAGCACAACGACCAACAAAAAGAATCTTAAACACACGCGTGCGTTCGATAAATGAGCGCGTGTGTTTTTTGTGTATTCCGCGCATTTAACGCTCATTTTTTGTAAATAAGTATCCGATGCGGAGTGATTCCGCATCGGTTTTTATAGGACCAAAAATGAATAAGAATAAAGTATACACGCATGTCTCTCTGTTTTCCGGTGCAGGGGGACTTGATATCGGCTTAGAGCAAGCCGGGTTTCGCACGGTATGGGCGAACGACTTCAACCACGATGCCTGCGAGACCCATAGGCTGTGGAGCAATGCTACGGTGGTAGAAGGTGATATCGGCAAAGTGGACTACGATATCATCCCGGATTGCGATATAGCTTCTTTCGGATTCCCGTGCCAGGGCTTCAGTTTATCGGGACCAAGGAAAATCGACGATAGCCGGAATATCCTCTACCGTCATTGCGTGAAACTGGTCGAGAAGAAGCAGCCAAAGCTGTTTCTTGCTGAGAATGTCAAAGGTTTGCTTACGCTTGGCGGCGGAAAAATCAAGGACGCTATCATCGCGGATTTCGAGAGCAAGGGATATGTGGTGTCCATCAACCTTGTCAATGCTGCGGACTATCATGTCCCGGAAGATAGACAGCGAATCCTCCTTGTGGGCATCCGAAAAGACATTGCTGAGAAGTATGGTGTAGAGTTCAAGGTTCCTGCACCGTTTCCTGACCGTATCAGTATCCGGCAGGCGTTAGAGGGATTGGCACCGGCGGCAGAGGATGAAATTTGCAAAGAAGCCTACTCCTCGCGCTACATGTCCCGGAACCGGAAACGCGGCTGGGACAGCGTATCGTTCACGATTCCCGCGATGGCTAAGCAAGCGCCTCTCTGGCCCGGGTCGCCTGATATGGTGAAGGTCGGCAAAGACCATTGGCAGTTCGGTGAGGAAGGTAGTACCAGACGGCTGTCCTATAGAGAAGCAGCCGCTATCCAGACATTCCCGAAAGATATGGTCTTTTGCGGGAATCTGACGAGCAAGTATAAGCAAATCGGGAATGCAGTTCCCTGTGAACTCGCAAGAGTCGTGGGAACGGAACTGTACCGTATCTTGAGCAAAATTGAAGAGCAAGAAAGTCATTGTCCGGCATGAGTAATTCGTGCCGGATTTTTTATTGGAGTCATCATGCCAGAGTCAAGAAAATACACCGTCGTTGACCTGTTCGCAGGTGTAGGTGGATTGAGTTACGGGTTTTCAAGGAACGACAGATTTGAAATCATTTTGGCGAACGAGATGCAAAAGGATATTGCGAAAGCATATACCCTCAACCATCCTGCGGTCAATATGCTGCAAGGAGACATCAAAGATTTGTCCGAAGATGTCCTCCGTCAAACGATAGGAAACCGGACAGTTGATGCCGTGGTCGGTGGCCCGCCGTGTCAGTCATACTCTACGCTCGGTAAACGGCAGATGGATGCGCGGGCAAATCTCTTCATGGAATACAAGCGCGTTCTCTGTATCCTGCATCCGAGAGCCTTCTTGTTCGAGAATGTCAAAGGCATTCTGAGCATGGATAAAGGAGCCCTGTTTGAGCATGTCCGCAAAGAATTCGAGGATATTGGGTACAGCCTCCAATACAAAATCCTCAATGCCGTAGACTACGGTGTACCGCAGCTGCAGGAACGGGTCATTCTTGTCGGGTTCTTGGGCGAGAATCCCTTTCAATACCCGGAGCCGACACACGGAGAAGGGCTACTGCCGTATGTAACGCTGCAAGATGCACTTAAAGACCTGCCTGCGCTCTCGTGCGGGGAGGAAAGCACCGTGTATGCCGCTTCTCCCGATAACGAGTTTCTTTCATGGGTCCGGCAGGGAGGCTCCGATAAGCTTGCGGAGCATAAAGCCCCGAACAACAGCGCCCATCTTCGCAAAATCATGACGGCGCTCAAAGATGGGCAAGGCAAAGATGATTTGCCGGAAGAACTCAGACCTAAGAGCGGGTTCAAGAACACCTACGCGAAACTCTGGTGGGAGAAACCAGCCACTACCATCACGCGGAACTTTGCCTGTCCGTCCTCATCGAGATGCATCCATCCGAGAGATTCAAGGGCACTCACGATACGAGAAGGAGCACGGTTGCAGAGTTTTCCGGACAACTATCAGTTCTACGGCTCGGATTGCCTGAAACGATTAGAAATCGGCAACGCGGTCCCACCGCTGCTTTCGGTGGCGCTGGCTGAACAGATGCTGAAAGCGCTCGATACAGAAAAATAACACACCTACAGATTCTCGGCACTAAGTAGCCGGGAGCGAGGGCTTTACATGAATAATAATAGCGCCGAATGGCAACACGAATTCTACTTGACGCATGACAAGTACCGGATGCAGGGGCAGGGTACGAATTGCTATAAGGCCGTCAAGGACCTTACTCGTATACTGCAGCTGCCTACCATTGCGAAACTCACGACCGACAACGAATCCGTCATCAGTGATTTCCGACTGAACAGCGGCGAGTATGGGCTTGAGCCCTACGATGAGTACGCTATCAAGGCGGATGACACCTACGGTGCATCATTCTATATCCTTGTCCATAGAAGGGCTGATACGACATTCCTGTGCCCGATTCTCGTGGGCTTTGAGGGTGAGAACACCTGCGCCATGGTCATGCCTACCGATAACTGGCGGATGCGGGAGATGGCGACATTTGTCGAGCTGAGAAGGGCCGAGAAGGAATTCGGTATGGACGGGCTGATGATGGCAGTAGACACCCGGAATGGGGTATACGGCTGCCTTTCCGTTCTGAACGAGTCTGCCAACCTGCTGGAACGGTGGCTGCGAACTGAGCGCGATTCCCTACATATACGGAACTCTGTAACAGCTCCGAGCTCAGCGGCGCTGATACTGCAAATCTGGCTGCATACGATATGTCTTTGGAAACGGCGGTGTCTGAGTCGGAAAGTCGAGCAGCGCATCGTACACGCGGACGGGGAGCAGGAAACGGTCGGGAATGTCAGAAAATGCCTGAACACCTCCAAGCAGACCATTGTGGACCTCAAAAAGGGCATCGTGGTCTATGTGAATGATGGTGGAGGGAAGCGAGCGTTTGCGGGGTTCTGTGTGCTGCAATCTGAGCGCTGCGGGCATTTCCGGCATCTGCAAAGCGGCAAGGTCGTCTATGTGCGTCCTACGACAGTGCATTACAAGAAACTGAACCCCAACAAGGCTATCAGTCAGATTGCCAAGCCGGTAATCTATCGGAACACAGAAGACTTCCTGCGCGAGAAATCCTACCTCGAAAACGATGTGCTCATGATGCTCAAATGCAACGGCATCAAGTATCAGCGGGAAAAGATGTTTCCGTGGATGGGCAAGAAGCGCTTAGATTTCTTCCTGCCGGGCAAGAACATCGCCATCGAGTGTCAGGGTGTGCAGCACTTTTACCCCTACGGCAGCGATGACAAGGATTTCAAGGCACGAAAGCAGCGGGATACCGACAAGTATAACGAATGCACCAGTAACGGTGTACAGGTTCTTTATTACATGAGTGACATGATTCCGCTGCCTGACGAGATGGCAGAAAAATACCGGTATGTGACCAGCCTCGATGAGTTGTTGGGGATTCTGAACGATAAATAATTGATTTTTGCACCTCCGATGTTACGGCATCGGGGGTTTGTTTTTGGGAGGATACGGAGATGGCAAAGAACGATAACCTTCATAAGGCGAAGGATGCGAAGAATGATGAGTTCTACACCAGAATCGAGGATGTCGCTGAAGAACTGCGGCACTATAAAAAGCATTTCGCGGGCAAGGTCGTATTCTGCAACTGTGATGACCCCACTTGGTCTGCTTTCTGGCGGTATTTCCACCTAAATTTTGCAGAGCTCGGCTTAAAGAAGCTGATTTCCACACACTATGACCGTACAGAGCCCACCTACAAGATGGAGTACGAGGGTGGGGATGACAACAATGTAGAAGTCGGAGTCAAGACCCCTTTGGAGGGGAGCGGTGACTTTCGGAACGCTGAGTGCATCAAACTGCTGGATGAGTGCGATATCGTGGTAACGAATCCACCGTGGTCAATGTTCAGAGAATATGTCTCGCTCTTAGTGGAGCACAAAAAGCAGTTTGTTATCATTGGCAATAAGAACTCCATTACATACAAAGAATTTTTCCCGCTTTTGAAGGACAATCATGTTTGGATTGGCTACATGTCCCCGTCGGAATTCGATACGCCGTCTGGAATGACAAAGAAAGTCGCCGGTCTTGGGCGTTGGTTCACCAACCTCGACATCCAGAAGCGCCACGAGAAACTGATTCTCTGGCAGCGGTACTATGACGATGACGGCAATCCTCTGCCTGATGTTGAAGAGAGATATCCGCATTATTTTAATTATGACGGTATCAATGTGGATAAGGTTGCTGATATTCCAACGGATTATCAAGGCATAATAGGTGTGCCGATTACATTCTTGGATAAATATAACCCGGAACAGTTTGAAATTATAGGTCTTGGAATTGCAAATTTAGGACTTTCATGTGGGGTAAAACCATATAATAAAGCTCACAAAACATATGTTGTTCGTAAGATGCTCAAAGACCGTGGTCTTATCATCAATTTCAGCGAACGTCAGCTGTTGAAGGTCTGGAAGGAGCGGAAGAAGCAGGATACAAATACCGTGGAGAATACGCGGTACGAGACACTTGCCTCTACGCTCGAATCCCTCGTTAAGGCAGGGGTCGATGTCCAGCTTGAAATGCCGGAAGAGGAGAAGGTCGCAAAGCCCGAACCGGACCCGGAAGAAGAAAAGCCTCAATTCGATAAGCGCATCCCCTATACCGTTATTCGTTCGTCCCGGCTCTCTAAGCCCAACGATGTGCGGTATATTGTCGTCAATCTGAACGACAAGGACCAGGTGCTGGACGATGCAAGCGGATACGGGTACAAGTCGATTTCTGCCGCACAGAAGGGCTATGGATATAAATGCCGGAATCTCGCCAAGTACGGGGAAACTAAGCACTCTTCAAAGCCCAAAACCAATATCCCGGTCTCACAGAGCCGTCAGCTCTCGTTCGGGGACTTTTGAGAAGGAGGGACTATATGACCTACAGCGAAGCATTTCCTTTATGGGTAGCGGAGGTGTACCGGAACCATGGCTATGAGCCGGATAAGTGGTACGGGTCAGAGGTTGCCGAAACGTTGTATAACGAGGCGATGGCGACCTACAACGGTCCTCCCGCCACGATGCGGGACTATATAGAAGCTATCCCGTCTGCGGAAGAATTTGCGTATTTGGACTATGCGATTGAACGGCTGCGCCGCGACAACATCAACCTGAATGCACTTTCCGATAAAGAACGCTGGGCTTTGATGGATAAAATCGTTGCAGAGTATCCGCAGTACAAGAACACTCGCACATCCCATGCCAAGCAGGTACAGCAGACCTCGATGCAGGCGGCACTCGATGGCGAGCGTGATGTTCTCTTGCCGGCTGCTCGGCACAATGCGAGCCGGTACAGTGAGGCAGAGGATGCTACAAAGAATTTTGTAATCAAGTAAGGGGACAGTAACAGAATGGTCAAGATTTACGGCTATAGCGATGATATCGTTTGTATCGAAAATTCTCGATACTTCGAGGATGAAATCGGGTGTTTCGATGTTGCCGGTGTCAGGCTCTTTCTGGACGACAACACGATTCTCTTTGTATGCTTCTCCTCCGGCGTCTGGCGCATTTTCATCGAGCAGGAAGGCTCCGCGCCGCACCGGCACAAGGTCTGTCAGGAGACGAATGAGGACGACTACAGCGATGAGTTTTACACCGAAGCTGAGGTTGTTCGACATGAAATTGCATCGGCGAGAAATTGAATGGAGGGTGATATTAGTGAATTTCTCTAAAATTCGTATGGCGTATTCCGAACTCAAAAAACAGCTTTGGGGAGGGCATCTTTGGAACCCAAGCTACTTTGTTGCAACCGTGAGCGATAATACTCGTACTCAGATACAGGAATACATCGCTTCACAAAAGATGAAAGACTAAAAGAAAGGAGGCTTCACGATGAAGATTGTATCCAGCTACGGCATAGAGATTAAAAAGCAGCATGTGTTTGATACCACGATTAAGATTTATCGTGAAGCTGTATCTTTCTTGATTAACTGCCTTAACAACGAGTGGCCTTATATTCAGGCTATCGACAAAGCAAAAACACGGTTCAACTTTGCCGAAAAACTTGTCCATACAACAAAGAATAACGCGGCAAAATATGATTTCGATGCCACGTTTTATAAGTTTCCGAGTTATCTGCGCCGTGCCGCCATACAGGCGGCTTTAGGTTCCATTTGCAGCTACCATAGCAACTATAAAAATTGGGAAACAAACGGCAAGATTGGCAATGAACCAAAACTACAATGCGACAGGTTCTGCTTTCCAGCTTTCTATAGAACTGCTATGTACACAGAAAGCAAAGACCTGAACCGTTGTTGGCTAAAACTCTATAATAAGAAAGACTGGGTTTGGGTTTCTATAAAAATGCGTTCCACTGATGTCAAATATATCACAAAATACTGGTCGCATTGCGAAAAGAGTGTTCCTACTCTCGAAAAGAAGTACGGAAAATATTTTCTTCGCTTCGCTTTCGTGGAAAAGGTAGAACTTTCTGAAACCGAAATTCAAGACAGGCGCATCTGCGCTGTAGACCTTGGTCTCAATACTGACGCCGTGTGCAGCATCATGACTGCTGATGGAACTGTCCTTGCAAGAAAATTTATCAATTCTCCGAGTGAAAAAGACCATCTGTATCATGTGCTTAACCGTATCAAGCGTAAGCAAAGGGAGCACGGTCCCAACAGCGCCGCAGCTATGTGGCGTTACGCCAAAGCCTTGAATAACGATATAGCGAAAAAGGTTGCTGCCGCGATTACTGAATTTGCTGTGCTTTATTCTGTAGATGTGATTGTTTTTGAACATTTGTCATTTACAGGCAAAAAGCACGGCGGCAGTAAAGCACAAAAGCTGACAATGTGGAAACGTAATTCCATACAGGATTATGTGACACAGAAGGCGCACCGCTGCGGTATCCGGATTTCGCGTATTTGCGCTTGGGGCACAAGCAAACTTGCTTTTGATGGCAGTGGTGCTCTTAAGCGTGATGAAACCAATCATGCCCTTGCAACTTTTGCAAACGGCAAACAATACAACTGCGACCTAAGTGCGAGTTACAATATTGGCGCTCGCTACTTTGTCAGAGAGTTGCTAAAACCCTTGCCAGCGATGGTAAGGTCTCAGCTTTCGGCTAATGTTCCGGATGCTGAGCGTAGAATCCAAGTTACACTTGCCACGCTTAAAGTTCTGTATCCTGAGCTTAAAAAACTCAGTACACAGGCAGCGTAAAATGTACAGATGCTAACTGAGTTATTAGTTTTCTTGCGGTGATGGTTTCCGTCTGGATGCCTGAGCTGAGGGATTACCGTATCTTTCGTTAGAACGCCGCCACCCATAAAGGGGGCGGGAAGCCCATGACTTCAGTCGTGGGAGGATTCACATGCACTATCCGGGACAGTTCCTCGATGTCATCGGGACTGCCACCCCAGAACGGAAGACCTCCGTCATGAAACTTCTGACCCAAGCTGCCGGTCTGAATGCTGCACAGTCTCTGTATGTGGATGACTACTACGAAGCTCTCAATGAAGCAGCAAAGGAAGGCTTTACGGTCATGACGGTACAGGAACTCATGCTGCGGCAATATATTGCGGAGCAATAATAAAGCGCTAAACCACGAACAAACTAAGGAGAACTACCATGAAAAAGATTCTGAAATTTCTTGCCGCTGCGGCATTTGCCGTCGTTGTGTACCAGCTTGTTTCGCTGCACCGCAAACGCCGTAAGATGGTAGAGATTGGTCAGCAGATTTTCCGGTGATACCTGATGGCGAAAACTCAGCTGACCCGCGATATTGAGTCCGCGCTTCATGCGTGGCATCCTTCCAGCTACGGCGGGTATCGGGTGGATTCGTTTCGTCAAGGGTTCGATGCCTTAGAAGTGCCGGTCGAATGCGGGTCTGTCAAATCCGGATTGGTCGATTTCGTCAGGGTTCAGGCATGCTTTACCTCCGAAACCAAATATGGGACCTGCAAACTGGCCTCGCTCATCGAAACGGATACGGATGTTGCACCTGCTGTGATACAAGAAAAGGCGAAAGCAGCAACCTGCGTCAAGAATATTTCATCGCCGGATTTTTGCAGGGAGCACTGTTCCGAGCGATGGTGCCACTTCCACAAGACGAATCATCTGTATACGCTCGATGCCGTCATCACTTGTGTGGAAATCAAGATTTCTGTAAGCGATTTTCACTCGGCACACGGGCACAATTTCGTCGGGCACTGCAACTACTATGCGATGCCCACAGAGTTATATAAGAAGGTCAAAGGAGAGATACCAGAAGATATTGGTGTCCTGCTCTATTATGACGGCATGAGTACATGCGGAATCCGAAAGGTGAAGGAATGTAAGCCGCACATTCTCTCGGAAAAAACACAAAAATGGCTGATTATGTCCGTTGCTAAAAAGCTGCCCCGGTTCGACATGAACTGAGGGCAGCTTTTTTATATATTTTTAGTTTTAGAAAGGACAAACTCATATGCGGCGAACCAAAGCACTGATACTCGTTGCAACATTGGCTGTGCTGACCAGTGTTGCAGCCTGTTCATGGCAAGCGGAACCTCTGCCTGCCGAATCAGCACAATCCGAATCCTCTCTCAGCATCTCTGAATTTGCGACGCAAGAAACAGCAGAAGAAGAACAGCAAATCCCGGACTTATCCGGCGTACCGGAACCGAGCCCGGAACCCGCTGCATTTCCTGAACCGTCTCCTACACCGCAACCAGAACCTTCCCCGGGTCCGACTCCCGAACCGACGCCTGCGCCGACTCCCGAACCTGCGGCAGCGACCTCTGTCTGGGGTGATGTTGCCCCTGCAGCATGGGGTCAAGCCTACGGCACGATTACCTGTGACGCGATTGGTCTGAACGCTTCTCTTATCTGGGGCGATGACCAGAGTCTTTTGAATCAACGCGGCGGGGTATATCAGTATCCGGGTTCTTACCAAGTCGGCGTGACCGGAGGGCATCTGCTTTGCTCTCATAATGACAGCGTGTTTTCTCTGCTGCAATATGTCAGCATAGGGGATAACTTTGTTGTGGACACCGATTACGGCGAGTATGTGTATTCCGTCACCCTGGCAAAACCAGGCTATGTGTCCTCGGACGCGAGCACCGTGATTGCGGATGACGGCACTGTCCTCGTTAATTTCACAGACGGAATCGATAAACTTATCATGTATACCTGCTATCCGTTTGGGTATTACAGCCCAACGAATCAGAGATATGTGGTTCAGGCTGTTTTGCAAGCATGATTGGAGATGTAGTTTTAGGATGCAAAAAAGAAAAATCCGAAAATTCCTGCATTACACAGGAACGGTCTTTATTCCGCTCATCATTGCTATGATGGGCGTTTTATTTTGGGTGAAAGCAATGAGCGACATGGAATGGCTTCTTCTTTCCCCGAAACATGTTGTTTTTGGTTGCATTGCAAGCCTTGGCCTGGTTCTTAGCTGTATCTACGCAGACAGAATGCTGTGCCATGAGGTTTCAGATACGGTTTAAGTGTTGCAGAATCTTGCGATACCGGTACAATAGAATTGTACGATAGATACCAGATATCTTACAATTCACAATTTCGTTATAAGCGGACTTATCCCTTTCTGGGGGATGGGCCCGCTTTTTTTAATTGAAAGGAGAACAAAACTCATGCAAATCAAACACGAATTTCTTCGGAGAACTGCAGCGGTAATTGCTGCGTTCTTCACCTTAACATTCACAGGCTGCGGTCAGACACCGGAATCTCCGGGAAGCCTTCCTGTATCCGGGGTCGTCTCAGAAACTACCGCCCAAAGCGGTCAGGAGACGGCTGGCGTATCGGAAAGCGGCAGCTTTACCATCCACTTTATCGATGTCGGGCAGGCAGATTCCGCCCTCGTTACCTGTGATGGGCACTCGATGCTCATTGACGGCGGCAATGCTGATGACTCGAACCTTGTATACTCAGTATTACAGCGCGAAACGGATGGACACTTAGACTATGTCGTAGGAACACACGCTCACGAAGACCACATCGGAGGTCTTTCTGGTGCCTTCGAGGCTGACACAGCCGATGTTACATTCTGTCCTGTGACAGAGTATGACAGCAAAGCATTCCGGAACTTTAAGGCTCGTGCGGACGAGAGAGGCGGTGGTATTACCATCCCGGCGGTGGGGGCTACATTCACCTTGGGTGAAGCCACCGTCACCGTTGTGGCTGTCAATTCCGTGCCTGAGGACACGAATAATACTTCCATCGTGATTCGTATTGTCTACGGAGATACATCCTTTCTGTTCACCGGTGATGCCGAGCAGGAAACGGAAGAGAAAATACTCGAATCCGGACAAGACATCGAATCCACAGTCTTAAAGGTCGGGCATCACGGGTCCAGCACCTCCACCTCTCAGGCATTCTTGGATGCCGTGAGCCCTACTTACGCGGTCATATCCTGCGGCAAGGACAACAGCTACGGACACCCGCACAGCGAAACCCTCGCAAAGCTGGCCAGCGCGGGAGTTGAGGTGTTCAGAACGGACGAACTCGGTGATATTTACTGCACTTCTGACGGTTCGGAAGTCACCTTCTCGTATGGGGAGTACCATAAGGACATCGAAACCTCTAGCGCCGAGGTGGAAGAATCGCAGCAACCTGACACGGTAGCTGAGACCTATATCCTGAACACGAATTCTCTCAAGTTCCACCGCCCTGATTGCTCTTCTGCATCTCAGATAAGCGATGCAAATAGAGAGAAGTACACCGGCACAAGAGAGGAACTTATCAAACAGGGATATACGCCTTGTGGATACTGCAAGCCATAAATATCCAATCAGCATCCAATCCATATAAGCCTATTTGAGTAGTACACGAAATGTCCCGCTCTGGACGAACTGGGTTCAGGAACGCGCCTTGGCTGATTCGGAAACGGAAAACCCCAATAAGGTACTAAAACGATAGCAAGTAAATCAGTCGCCGCCTATGCAAGTAGGTGGTGATTTTTTCTTGCCAAAATGTGCGAACTGAATAGAATGGGTATTGTACGATAGATAACATCCCATATCGAAAGGGTTTTATGCCTTTCGTACAATTCACAATTTCGCTTAAAGGGCGGACTTCTCAGATGAGAAGCCCGCCTTTTTTGTGTCCAATAACAAAAAGGAGCGTAATAACATGGAAAAGATTTTTACTATCGCCGTCAGAGAGTATTTTGGTCTGCACAACTCAGGAACGACCATTTTGCAATTCAAGTATGACCATGAACAGGTATCTGATGTTCTCACACAGGTGCGCCGCGCCGTCGGGGATTACCTAAAAACCGAAGACGGCAAAAAGGCACTTGACGACAACTTCGGTTGCTTTGACTGGGGCGATGTGTATGACATTCCTGATTCGTTCTTTGCGGGTTATGGTCTTTTGAAGGTCGCAACTCCGGAGATAGATGCTGTTGTCAACCACGACGAGAGTCTTGTGGATGGGAACTGATAATCCGAGGAAAGGAGAAAAGGTAAAATGTACATTTCTGACGCCAACAATGTAGTAATCGAAATCACCCGGCGCTGCAATATGTGCTGTGCGCATTGCCTGCGCGGTGATGCGGAGAATGTAGATATTCAGGAGAAGTACATCAACGCATTTCTCGACAGTTTTTCCGGTAGGAGATACATCGGTACAATTGTCTTTACCGGTGGCGAAATTTCTCTGAACATACCTGCCATCCGCTATACCCTGAAAGCCGTGAAAGAACGAAACATTTCGGTTGGAAGCTTTTATATGGTGACCAACGGAAAAGCTGTCGATAAGATGGAAGACCTCGCTTTGGCAAGTCTCGAATGGTGGAATTACTGCGATGAAAAGGACGAATATTTGTGCGGCCTTTGTATCAGCAGCGATAACTTCCACGAAGAGATTTCTGACGAAAGCGCAAGTATCCTCAGTGGTTTAAAATACAACCGTGATGATATGGTGACAGACTTTCACGAAAAGTATCTTCTCAACGAGGGACGTGCAAAAAACCTCAACGACGACTGGTCTTTGAAAAGAGAACCTCGTACCCCGGAACTCGTGGTTGATTATACCGGTAACGACAAAATCGGCATCAACATCAACGAGGGAGAACTGTACTTGAACACTGTCGGCGATGTTGTCGTTGGCTGCGATTGGTCCTACGAATCCCAGAAAAAGTATCGCATCGGCAATGTTATGGATGAAAAATGGTTGGAAAACATTCGTAGCAGCAAATTGTGCATCGAAGAAAACAGCTGAAAAATAATAAATACCCCAAAAATAGAAAGGAAGAAATTATGACTATCAATTTAACTCGTGAGGATTTTGAGCAGGCTATCAAATCCGGCGCATCCGTGTTCGAAGGCAACACAATTCCCGATACCGGAAAAACGTCCGGGCGCTACTACCGTTTCATTCGTGTGCCGCTCGCCAATGGCGAGCACAAGGTAGATGCCTTGTACGGGCAGCGGTTTTATGGAACCTTGGAAAATAAACCCGTAACATTCAACCAGGAGATACGCTTCCTTTGCCTCGTTGTCGATAATGCCAAAACCGTCAATGAAACATTGGACTTCAAAACGATTTTCTGCCGTTCTTCTTTTACCTCGGATTCTGTCATAGAGGAAATGGCACAGAAGCTGTTCGATATGTTCCGAGAGAATGTGACGGAAGAAGACAAGAAGAAAATTCTCAAGGGCGGTTATTACGACCAGACAGCACGACAGAACGCTTTCTGTCGCATAATAAAGGGGTATAAGAATTATCGCAGCCCTATTGACAGCATTGTAGATGAGATTGGAAACGGGTCTTGCTTTGGCCTGACATCCACAAATGCTGATGAACTGGTAGTGGATTATCTTGCCAATCCCACCGGCTGGGCTGAACGGACGATGGAGAAAATCAAAAAGGCAAATTCCGGGCGGCATGGAAGCCTATACGGGATTACATTGGCTGTGGTGGAAGAGTTGACGGAAGAGTATATGAGAAAGTACAATAGTCCGAACACTCAGGAAATCATGTTCAGGCTTCTTGTGGAACTTGCTAAGCAATACAAAACCGTTCGCCTTGTCCTGAACATCAACGGTAAAACGACCGAAGTAAAGTATCCGGTCAAAGGTATGATGAACAGTGATATCCTGTACGGTGGAGGTTTCTCGACTTGTAACATCACCCCGCGCAGTGAAGAAAATCGCATCGAGGAGTTTATCGCGAACAACGATTCGCAACTCGAAGACAATCGCAGAATTCCCATCAAGTACATTCCCGAAGTCTATTACGGGAATAAGTTGATTTGGAAGAATCCGGATTTTGCAAACACCTGATTCCCAAAAAGGAGGAAATCGAAAATATGATTGCCAAAATCGGTAAAATGATGACCAAAAGGGAAGATAAATCGTTTTCCTACGAAGAACTTGCTGCAATGCTGAAAACCAGCCCTGATGCCCTCAAAACATTCGAGGACGCCTATAAGAAACAGGTGCTGGACAGTGGGGCATTATCCGAAAACCTCTTACAGTGGGATACCGCTACTGTCAAGGCTATGCTCGACAAGAGGGTGCCGTTTACGCGGGACCTCGAAGCGCTCATTGACCGTATCGTAGGTGAGTTAACAGATGGTACTCGCCTGTACATCTACAATGAAAAACGCGGCGGATACTATGTGAACTATGCGGCATCTCGATACACTGTGACGGTAACGAACGATGACCTGAAAAAATACCCGGAAGACCTCAGACCTCAGCTGACAGGAAATCTTGCGAAGGTCGATATCTCGGAGCCATCGTATAAGATTCTGCTTCAGAATTACGCCGAGTACAAGGATGCACGCGATGACCGCATGAAGAAGTTCTACTACAACCAGTTCCGTCAGGGTCTTGATATTCTTGACCTCGACGACTTTACCTACCAGATGCTCGAAATGAATCCCAACACGATGGGATTCTGGCTTCCGCCGCTGGCAAAAGCGTTGTACGGGAACAAATTCTTCAGGATTCCTGATACCAAGATTTTGCGTGTTCCGCTGCCGATGCTGCAGCTCACTCGCCTTGGCTTTGAAACCCTGAATCCTGTGACCAAGGAAATCGTGAACCGTTATTGCAAGCGGATATTCAAGCTGGATGAGCACGAGGATTACTTCATCAAGACCGGAACTTATTCTTCCAAGTATGAGTTTCGTAACGCTCATATCCATGACCCGAAGGAAATCAATGAGATGGGCGAGTATTTCCTGTTCCTGAATCATCTGACATGTTCTATGGCTTCGCCGTTGAACAATACCTGCTTCTATGGTGCTAATACAACGAACGAGTGGGTGCTCAGGAAATATATCAAGGACAAGGAACACAACCCGACCATCTACAACGGTTTGCCGCTGCATACTGAGTACCGCGTATTCGTCGATTTTGACGCTGATGAGGTGCTGGGTATCAGCCCTTATTGGCGAGCCGATGTAATGAAGGGTAAGTTCAAGAACGCAAGCACTCCGCAGGAACGCCACGACTATGTCATCTATCAGATGCACGAGGATATCCTGCAGTCTCGATACGATGACAGTGCTCGGATGATTCTGGAGGAAATCAAGAAGATTCTTCCCGCTGTCGAACTGGTAGGGCAGTGGAGCGTGGATGTGATGCGCAATGGTGATGATTATTACATCATCGACATGGCGCTCGCTGAAAACTCCGCTCTGAACGATTGCGTGCCTAGGGAGAAACTTCGTGCCTACCCGCAGCAGTGGCTGCCTATGGTTGCGAACAGCTGAAAAAGGAGTCTACCCTATGGATGCTATAAGATATTTGGATGCTGATACGATTCTTGACTATCTGCACAATTCAAGTGAGACCTATCTCGAGGGACTTATCCCTCAAAGCTACGGTTTTCCAACAGAAACGGATAGGAGTGTATATGTTCGATTGCTGAAGGTTCCCGTTAGAGATAAAGCGTCCGAAGTATACATGCAAGCTATCCCATATAAAATGTTTGAAGGTGACAGCAACCGTCCGATAGAGGAGTTTGGGAAAGATACCAAATTTGAAAAGGTCGGGGTTGTCATTGATTCGTCTCGTCTTTGGCTTATGGAGCCGCTTTGGCGAATTTGCACTCAAAGTCGGCAGAAGTTCGATGATGCTGATTTTGTGTCTGAATTTTGGGATGCGTTTACCAGAAAGGTTTTGAAGGAATACGCAGTTGATGCTCGCGTAGAAAAGAGCGAGACCGTTAAGAATCTGGCAAAACAGTACGCGATTTTGGATATGCTCTCCAAACATGAGCAGCCGGTGTATTTCGGCTGTATCGAGAACGCCTTGCAAACTTTGTATCCAGTCAGTGTACTTGGCTACTACGAGTTGGGTCTCAACTATGCTTGTGACCCTGAAGGATTCACAACTTCTTTACTGACAAGTCTCAGCAGAAGGAACTTTAAGAAAACGTGGCAAGAATTCCCCCTCATTCATGTGGGGGATGAATTGCCACAACTTTAAGTTGATGGAACGTGCGAATCGCGTACATTTGTAATAGAAGGTGGTGATAAGCAATGCCAGTGCAAAAGCTAAATAGAGCAATTATGTATCGTGCATACCCTACGCCTGAGCAGCAAGTATTGCTTTCTAAAACCTTTGGCTGTGTTCGCTTTGTTTGGAACCATATGCTGATGGATGCACAACGATTTTTGGAAGAAGCAGGGGCGTTCTTTATTCCCACCCCTGCTAAATACAAAACCGAGTTTTCCTTTCTGAAAGAGGTAGACAGCCTTGCGCTTGCTAATGCACAACTTGATTTGAAAAATGCGAACAAGCGGCATCTGGAGAACCCAAAAGCTGTCGGGGTCCCAAGATTGAAAAGCAAACGTAAAAGTGGAATGTCGTATACAACGAACAACCAAAAAGTGCAAAATAAAGACGGAAAAATCAAAGACACCATATATGTTGTCGGCAACCTTGTTCATTTGCCAAAGGTTGGTGACATAAAAGTCAAAGTGCATCGCAAACCCGGTACAGATTGGGCGCTGAAAGGTGCCACTGTTAGCTGTACCCGCAGCGGTAAGTATTTTATTTCTCTGTTGTATGAGTTCAAAAAGGACATTCAACCTGTTGTTCCTACTAAAGAAACATCCTTGGGTCTGGATTATTCCTCCCATGACTTTTTTGTTGACAGCAACGGCAAAGTTGCTAACTATCCGCAATTCTATCGTCAGAGTGAAGAGAAACTTGCAAAAGAGCAGCGTAAGCTGTCTCGTATGAAAGTAGGTTCTCACAACTATAACGAACAACTACATAAAGTTCAGCTTCTGCATGAACATATAGCCAATCAGCGCAAGAACTTCTGCCATACGGTAAGTGCTGCGATAGCCAAGCAGTATGATGCCGTATTTGTGGAAGACATCAATTTGCGCGGTTTGGCGGGTTCTCTGAAATTGGGAAAATCCACTAACGACAACGGCTTCGGTATGTTCCGCACGATGTTAGAGTATAAACTCACATCGCAGGGGAAGACCTTTGCCAAAATCGATAAGTGGTATCCATCCAGCAAGACATGCAGCGTGTGTGGCTTTATAAAAGACGACCTCACACTTGCCGACCGTGTCTGGACATGCAGTGCTTGTGGAACTACGCATAACCGTGACCACAATGCTGCCATTAACATTCGCAATGTAGGATTACTGGGATTGTATCCCGCATAATCCAATTCTCACCCACGCTATGCCGCCAGCAACAGCGGTGAACGCCCATTGTACTCGGTCGCACGGACGGAAACCGTGCCTAACAGTCCGTCGAGTGGTGAATAAATTGGAGTCCTGCGGGGTTTCAAGCCCCCGCGTTTAGGCGGGGGTAGTTGACAACGACATCAAAGGAAACGCCAACCGGTGCATATATTCCCAAAAAGGTTGCGGCAGCGAGGCTTGCAAGTAAGATGACCAACATGTTCGTCCAGACCAAAAACGAATCCCAAAAAGCAGCGAGACATCTTCTGAATTCCCATAAGGGAACAATTTGCAAAAAGAACATTGTCGATGTAACGCTGTGCAACAAAAGCGCCGGAAATATGCAGATTAAGATTCCCCTTGACAACTTTCTCTACTATGAGCCGAAAACAAAAGAAATCTTCGTAAACATCTGCGATATTTGCGAGGGTGAACGTAAAAAAGTAAACCGCTATGTCAAAGATTGCGGTTTCCTTGTGCGCGAAAACCTCGTCCCTATGATGCTTGTACAAAGGTTTGAAGCATAAATCCGCAGCGATGGTTGCCGGGAGCAACGACTGTTTCCTGATTTTTCTCGCTGTTCTGTTGCCAAAATGTGCGAACAGCATAGAATTGATATTGTACGATAGATACCAGCAATCGACAAAGGCATTCCGCCTTTCGTATCATTTACAATCCGCAATCAGAGTGGACTTTCCCAAAAAGGGAAGGCCCACTCTTTTTTTGCGTACAAAAGCACTTTCTATCCAACATAGTAGTGCATTTTTCTTGCGAACATGGTATAATAAAGGAGGTAAGAGACATTGGAAGGTCTTAATACCGTCGGACATGCCATCAACAACGACAAATCCAATCTGGATGCCGGATGTAAGGCTCTTCTTGGCTGTACTGCTGTTGCAGCTTTTATCGTAAAGAACTGCATCCCTGAATTCCGCGATATGTCCCTTGAAGAAATTCAGGAATATATCATTTACAAGAAAGCAAAAAGCCAAATGACGCCGGAGGAATTGGCTGAAATTCAAGCAAGCAATACTTCGCCGGTTGAAATTGGATGTCACATTGTTGATGACTTGCCGGATAAACTGAACGAAAAGAATGTCGAGTCAAAAAGCACAAACGAGGGAACAATATACTATGATGTTCTGTTCGACATCGGTATGCCGGGTGGAGAATCACCTCCAAGCCGTGTCATTGTAGATATTGAAGCTCAGAATCACTTCAATCCCGGATACTCAATGCTGAAGCGCGGTAGCTTTTATTGCGGCAGAATGATTTCTGCACAAAAAGAAACTGTCTTTCGTAATTCGGACTACAATAAACTACAAAAAGTATACAGTATTTGGTTGTGCATTGCGCCAGATGAAAAAGTTCGCGGAGTATGTAATACATATTCCATGAGCGAAACCTGCTTAGCCAAAGAACATCACTTCCCCAAAAAGCAATATGACAACTTCTGCATCATCATCGCGTGTTTGCAGGACAAACAATCCGCGAATAACATGGTACGTTTCTTTTCTTCGGTATTCGATAACAATATGCCGGTAGAGAAAAAGCTGCAACTCGCCACTGAATGTGGTTTGCAGGTTACAACCGACGTTAGGGAGGGACTCAATCAAATGTGTAATTACAGTGACTTTGTGGAACAACAGGGAATTGTAAAAGGTCGTACGGAAGGGTATGTTGAATCTCTTTCCGCGAGCGTTGCAAACCTTGTTCGCTCCGGCACTCTGACGCTTGATGCAGCATTGGATGTGCTGCAGGTATCTGACGATATCCGTGCTACCGTCAAAGAAAACGCCGAAAAGGCTCTCAATCAATAACATATAATTTTGTCGCTGCCTATGCTGGGGGCAGCGACTTTTTTCTTGCCAAAAAATGCGAACGGCATAGAATAGGTATTGTACGATAGATAACATTCCATATCGAAAGGGTTTTGTGCCTTTCGTACATTCACAATTTCGCTTGAAGAGCGGACTTCTCAATTCTGAGAAGCCCGCTCTTTTTGCGTCCAACACCGAAAGGTAGTTAATTTTAGAGAGGAGAATATACCTATGAGCAAAGTAATTGATACGCTTTCACCTAAAATCACATTGTTTGGCAAAACGATGAACATCAAGGAGTTTCTTACTCTCCTGTACACAGAAGCCAAAACTTCGGGATACGACTCAAATACTGGAAACGTTTGGTGCCTTGCTTATCAACGCAATGTGTCCACGCCGGGAATTCCGATGGACCAGTTGACGGAAAAGCAGCGGCTGTATGTGTACGCCGTCACGTTCTTATCCTTTTTCACAACCGGTGTTGCCGGGAAAGCTCCAAAAGGGAACACTCCAAGGGACTTCATCGTTAAAACACCGGATTACGAGCGTGAATTTTTGCTAAGCGACAACATAAACGGCCGAAGAGCCATTCTTCCGGACAAGAGTATGTGGCGCGTTTTCAAGGATATTTACTTTTACATTTCGACCTCCTATGACGCAGGCAACGATGGCGTTCCGTTTGCAGAACTTCTGCCGGAAGAACGTATCAATGCCGCCGCCTATTATGTGGAGGAACACTTTGAAAACTGGACGACTTTGCTTCGCACCACTGTCCCTTACATCCGGTACACGGATGTCCCCAACACCAAATGAATTCCATCTTACTGGAGCCGCCTTCGGGTGGCTCCTTTTTCTTTTGCCAAAAATTGCGACCGAATGTTTAATTAAGAAAAATCAGAGGCGCAGCATGAACTTATAGCAGAGTGTTCGTTTCGGAAAAATGTGGTAAGAATTCCCTCTCATTCATGTTGGGGAGATAGGGGAAAATTGCCACATATTTTAGGTTGCACAAACGTACGAATAGCATAGAATAGGTATTGTACGATAGATAACATCCATATCGAAAGAGTTTTGTGCCTTTCGTACATTCACAATTTCGCTTGAAGAGCGGACTTCTCAATTCTGAGAAGCCCGCTCTTTTTGCGTCCAACACAAAAAGGAGCGTAATGACATGTTTGAAATTTGCAATGACAAGACCTATTTTCTTTTCTGGCCGAAACGACCGCCAAGAACAAAACAATCGAAATTACCCTTGCAAGGGATAGGCTTTGTGCTTACACGCAGCACCGGGAGGTAGATGCCACTGCGTTTGTCAGTGCTATGTACGACGAAATGCAAATCCGCGACAAGGGTTTTAGCTAGTTCCATCAGTGTGGCAGCAATCGGGAACAGGACGGAAACTACTACGGCTACCAATTTTTTGAGGTTTGGTCTGTGACCGATGAAAGCGATGCGAAACGCATGGCTGAAATCATTGCCAAGAAAATTGGTACAAATATTGAAAACGGAGGATGAATTATGGCAGCAATAAAAAACGTGAAATACTTGAACGAAGAAAGTATTTATCAATATTTTCACAATCCAAACGAAGCTTTTCTCGAAGGCTTTATTGTAGATGAAACCCCCCTTTTCTGCCATCGAAATTGCGAAAGTGGGGTATATATCAAGATTTTTAAGGTGCCGGTCAACAGTAGAGTTGACGAGATATATATGCAGGAATTTCGGTGGGAAGCGTGGAAAAACGGTTACAACACACCGCTTCCCAGTGATTACTCGAACAGTTTCAAAAAAGCCGGTTACAGCATTGACTCTACTCGGTTTTGGAGTTTACCCAGCTATCTCATCAGCGTGTGTCCAAAGCTTAAAGCAGAGTTGATAGATTATCATCAGCAATTCGAGCAGGCATACTGCAAGAAAATCATTGAAGAATTAAGCTTCTGTCATGCCTTAAGCGATGGCAAGGAAACGAATGAGCGGGCGGAACAATATGCTATTTATACCATGCTCGAAGGCAGACCGGTTCACTATAACTTTCTTCTTCTAAACGCGAAAAGTATTGTGCGTAATATCAATTATAAGAGCATTGTGAATTACATCATTGACGAGGATGGTTATCTTGAAGGTGCGATGGAAACGCTCAAGGATTATGTGCTAAGAAGTTTGGCGCTTCAGGGAGCCTGGTATAGCAGACGAGCAAATGAGTTTCCCAAAAGAGTTGCAGCAGCAAGAATGGCTGATAAAATGAGCCCTGCGTTTGTTTTCGATGATAATGAGTCACAACGAATTGCAAAAAGCGTGTCTGTATACTGCGCACGGACGCTTGACGCAAGAAAAAATATAACTATCGTAATCGGAAACGGCAACGGTGAGGGCATCACTGTCAAGATTTCTTGCAGCAGCTTTTTCTTCTATGAGCCGACCACAAAAGAGGTTTTCATCAATGTTGAATCCGCAGACGAAGAGGAGCGTGAAAAAATCAATCAATATGTAAAAGACAACAGTACCTCGGTTAGCGAGAATCTTGTTCCGCTAAAATTTTTGCAATCCATTATTTCCTATGGCTGCGAAAAATGGAATCCCAATTATATCTAACGGCATTATAATCTGGTCGCTGCCTATGCTGGGGCAGCGACTTTTTTCTTGCCAAAACGTGCGAATGGCATAGAATAGGTATTGTACGATAGATAACATTCCATATCGAAATGGTTTTATGCCTTTCGTACATTCACAATTTCGCTTAAAGGGCGGACTTCTCGATTCTGAGAGGTCCGCTCTTTTTGCGTCCAACACAAAAAGGAGCGTAATGACATGTTTGAAATTTGCAATGACAAGACCTATTTTCTGGCCGAAACGACCGCCAAGAACAAAACAATCGAAATCACCCTCGTGAAAGACAGTCACGGTAGTCTTCTGAATGAGCACGAGATTAAGCTTGACCTCTGCCGTGCCGTACTCGAATTGCAGCGTGGTGGCTACATCGTCACGAAGGTCCGTGCCCTTGACTACGACATCGAGAATGTCGTGGATGTGTTCCATCTGCCGGAGTTTGAGGAGGCTCGCGAAAACCCGATGCCCGATATTGTATCCGGCGTCATCACCTCGAACTTCGATTCTGGTGCATCGTTCCATCTGCCGTGCAAGGTGAACAAGAAAACCTGCGAGGTGTTTGCTGTGGAAGTTCCTGCACAGCCCTGCTACGATGACTCGTTCAGAAACGCAACCGTGAATGTCGATGGCGTTGACCGCAGTCTGCTCAATCTCACCGACATCGTGAGCGAGTATGACAGCGATGACTACGACGGCGTTCTCGATGCTCTGTATCATGTTCAGGCAAAGAACGATTACTGGGAGAACGACGGCGAATCTCTGACGGACCTCATCCACAAATACCGCTGGTATATCCTGAAAGATGCCCTGATGCAGCGTGGCCGCGATGCCGTCACGGATTTCATCGGGACCGACATCAGCAGCAGCGAGTTCAGCCGTGTCCTCGATGAGACGGAAATGGTGATGCCGGACGAAACCTTCGAGAAATTCTGGGAAAAGTACATCTGACCAATACCAATGCGGTGGGGCAAGACACTCCACCGCCTTTTTTCGCAAAAATACGCAAACGAACCCACTGTCTAAATCAGACAAGAAGGAGAACTATATGAGCATTTCACCGAAAAACGAAGCATCTCAGAACAACACCGCCAAACGCCGCGACTATATCTCGTGGGACGAGTATTTCATGGGCATTGCGATGCTGTCCGCGATGCGCAGCAAAGACCCGAACAGTCAGGTGGGCGCATGTATCGTGCGCGACAATAAAATCCTGTCTCTTGGGTACAACGGTATGCCGATTGGCTGCGATGACGATATCATGCCTTGGGGCAGGGAAGGAAACGAACTCGAAACCAAGTACATGTATGTCTGCCACTCGGAGTTGAACGCTATCCTCAACGCCGGGAAAGACCTGCACGGGTCTACGATGTATGTCACGCTTTTCCCCTGTAATGAGTGTGCGAAAGCAATCATTCAGAGCGGGATAAAGCGTATCGTGTATCTCGACGACAAGTACCGGGATGCGAACAACAATGTCGCTGCACGACACATGTTCAAGATTACCGGGGTAGAGACTAAGAAATACGAGCCCAGTGCCCGCAATGTCACCCTGAACTTGTAATCATCACAGCCGGTCTAAAGACCGCCACAAAAATAAGGAGTAAAACAATGAAAATCTATCATACTGCGCTTGGCGTATGCGACACCTACGAGGTCGTAACGGAACCGCCTCTCGGCTATATCATTTGGAATATCGGCGATAATGCACCGGAAGGCTACCTCCCGTTCTGCAGACTCAAATTTATGCAGCCGTTTGAGGGCGGACGCGAAATTGACTCGGATACCCTGAAAGCCATGAAGTGTGACGGTGCAAGGGAAATCTTAGCCGCCACCGGACTGGGTGCCGAAACCTCCGCCGAGATGAAGAAGTTCATCAAGAAGCACGAACGCAACCCCCGCAAGAGTTGGGAGTGCGAAAGAATGCGTGCCGCTATCCCGTATCTTGAGAAAATCGGAATGTGATACCATCGAGCCGTCTCCGCATTGGAGGCGGCTTTTTTGTTTATCGTCAGATTCCTGTGTCCGGTAATTTCTCTCTCAATGTTGCATAATCGTGCGAACCGGATACAATAGAAAATATCGAGACAACGCAAAGAGGTGAGAACACTTTGGAACAGCTTGAAATAATCATTCCGGGCGGTCAGAAACTTTCCGTCCGTGATTTTGTTGAATGGGAATATAACGGCGGCAAGGCGGATTTTCAGCCGGATGAACACTATCCTCTATGGGGAACTGTTCCTATTGAGGATAAGTTGCGATATATTGCAATCAGTGTGTTTGGTGATTTGGCGAGTTACGGAAAATACAACAACCGAATCGGCGTTACGGACGGTGAGTCGGAGCACTACTTCTACTTCACGGTTCAGGGCAAGGATGAAGATATTCTTCTCGCCTTGAATGTCATGCTGAATGTGATATATACGAGCGCAGAGGGGAAATGCCGCAAGGAAACCGGCACATCTTTCGCGGAACTGCCCCTGATGCAGAGATTCGATGCCATCACCCGATACATCGAAGACGAGTTTGAGACCTGCCTTATGATGCTTTCAGACATCCCGTACATGCAGTGGACCTGAATTCGTAAAAAGTTGTTGCACATTCGTGCGAATTGGGTAAAATGAAGACTGTAAAGTGAATCAGTGGGTGAGTTTTTGCCCGCATCACGAGAAAAAAGTGAATACTGAATACAAGAAGCAAGTTCTTTCGGGAGCTTGCTTCTTTTATTTTGGGAGGTTTCTATGACGCATAAGAAGTTGCTGGAACGCAATCGAAAAATTACCGATGCACTGCAAAATGGCGCAAAGGTCACGGACCTCGCGCAGGAGCACGGACTCAGCCCACAAACCGTCTACCATATCGCACAGGCTGAGATGGAGAAGCGGCGGAAAGTGACTTTTACGGAGTGGAAGGACAACCGCAACGACGAGATACGCAACCAGTATCAGGAAGGCATTTCAGCCGAAGAACTGGCAAAAGCTTTTAACCTTAACCGCGCCACGATTTTTCGTATTCTGAAAGAAGGCGGGGATTCCTACCACCGGCACCTCGACACGAAAATCGAGACCTCTACTTTGCGCCGCATTAAAGATTTCAAGCAGGGGTTTGTGGACTACGCGAAGAAGAACCCCAACACGCCGGTCGAGAACCTTGCTCGGGAATACGGTATCAGTCCCTCTTCCGGATTCAAGTATCTTCATGAGGCCGATATCTATCGCGGCAAGGGACGCAAAAAGAAGGCAGCAAAGCCTAAGGGGTGAACCAGTAATGGGGAAAAGGAAAGCAACCCGCAGCGAAATCATCGAGCGAAACAGGAAGATTGTCAAAGACTATGAGGACGGGCTATCGTTTGAGCAGCTGTCCGAGAAATACGGGCTTTGCGTCAGGACCTGCTATCGCGCTCTCGATGAAGAACAACAGGCGCAGCGCATTGCGGAAGAACAGGACCATGCCAATCTGGTCGATAAAATCGTGGCGGAGTATCAGAAGAATACAGCTGTCCGCGACATTGCCGAAAAGTACGGTGTTTCCATTGGGTATTGCAGTGCCATTGCTGTTCAGGCCGGAATCAGCAACAAAGAACTCAGTCACCGTCGCATCACCCGCCGTCAGCAAAAACGCAACGATGAAATCTTCGAGAAATACCAAAACGGCATCGATGCCAAAGACCTCGCTAAGGCATACCATTATTCCTTGCCGGGTATTTACAGTATCATCCGGCGCGTTAGAAAACAGAAATGTAAAAGAGACTAAGTCCCCTGCATGATGTTGCAGGGGTCTTTTTTTATGAGGGAGGTAAATCTAGTGAACGATAACGAACGGACATTGCTTCGGTATGTGGTGGAAGGGGATATTCGGAAATCTCAGCAGCAGGCGAAAATCGTGTTGGAGGGGCTTACTACTGTCAAGGACAAAGCGTTCAAGGAAACCTGTCTGCGAACACTTGCAAGTAAAAGTCCTACGCTAATCGAACTGCCATATAACCTGCAGGGGCTTTTGGTAGCGGAAGATTTGAGTGCTTTCCGAGAAGACCGGTTCCTCATCCGAGACGACGAGAAAGCGGTCATAGAAAAGATGTACAAGACGCGCCGTGCTGCGCTGCGGTTGCAGGAGATGGGGATTCACTATACGAGTTCTCTTTTACTCATGGGCGAGCCGGGAACCGGAAAGACTGAATTGGCGCGGTATATCGCTTATACGACGAACCTTCCTTTCGTGTACACGAATTTCTCCGGTATGGTGAATTCCGCTCTGGGCAAAACACAGAAAAATATCGGTATGGTATTCGACTATGCAAGAAAAAGTCCGTGCGTGCTCTGCCTCGATGAGATTGACGCTATCGGGACACGGCGCGGCGGCAAGGACGATGTTGCGGAAATGAACCGTGTGACGATTGCCCTGATGCAGGAGCTTGACCGACTCGGCAACGACATCATCCTTGTCGGGACCACGAACCGTCCCGATACGCTGGACGATGCTCTGCTCCGGCGCTTCACCTTTGGGCATACGGTAAGACCTCTGTGCCGGGACGATGCGCGTACCCTCGCAAGGCTGTTCTTTGCATCAGTAGGGTATTCGGCATCCGAAACGGAAATTGAATCGCTGCTCAATGATACTTCACAGTATTATACCGCAAGCAAAATCACGAATCTTTGCATCGACCATATCATCGACTGGGTTGCAAGTCAGGAGGTTACATCATGCATCGGAAAAGTTTGACCGGAGAAGCCAAGCTGAACCGCGATAAGGCAATGCTGAACGATTATATCGCCGGTATGCACATCGCGGAATTGGCTGAGAAATACGGTATCGGCTGCACGAATGTTAAGAAATCCCTTGAAGTGTTAGAGGGTTTTGATGCTGTGCGCCGCAATGACCGCAAAAGCCCGAATCGGAAACCCAACAATCAGAAACGATTGTCGAAAGCCGACATGGAGCAACGGAATATTGAGATTGCGCAAGACTACAAAAACGGGGCCTGGACCTTTGAAATCGCTGAGAAATACAATCTCTCTGGACAACAGGTCTATCATATCCTGCGCAGAAGCCCTGATTATACCCCGCACAAAGAGAATATCGGGTCAGCTGTACAGTTCAAGAAACGCAAACGCAATGCTGAAATCGTTGCGGATGTCAGGGCAAATCCGTACATGACTGTCGGAGAAATCATGGACAAGTATGGGTTATCGGAATCCACCACCTATCAGGTATTTCGGGAAGCTGGGCATCCGATTTCGGGTGGTCTTGTCCGTTTCGGTCCTGAACCGCCCATGAACATCCCGGAATTCAAGCACAGCCCGAAAGTATTGGGGCTACGGCGTGAAGCCTTGGAAGACACCAAGACCCCGGAGGAAATCGAAACGCGGAACAACGATATCCTGAAAGACTACAAAGCGGGTGTCAAGGTAGAGAATATCGCAGTACGGTACAATGTCACGCCGCGATTCATTGCGGGACTTATACAGAAATACCGGGCACATCATCCCCTCTACCGCAAGAACCTGCGCGGCAACGCTAAAATGAAGAAGACGCTGCCGGAAGAAGTCTGCGAGGGGATTGCGGTAGAATACCAGAACGGGAAAAGCGTCTCCGATATTGCTAAAGACCATAAGATTGCCGTGAGTCAGACCTATAAGATTCTGCATGACTACGGACAGCTTTCTGAATCACTGGCAGAAGCCGAAACCCGTAAAGCCGCGCAAAGCCGTTCTCCTATCACGGATAATGTAAAAGCCAGAAACCGGGAATTTGCGGAATTTGCACGGATGAATACCGGCAAAAATCTGCGTGACCTTGCGGATATATATGGTATATCCTACAGCACAGCTGTAAATATCGCAAAGTCCGAAAACATCCATAAACGGGCGGGGGTGGTTGTACCGTGAAAGATTTCGAGTGGCGGTATCGCAGGCATCGTGGCACGGTAGCACAGGAATGTCCCCGCGTTGCTGCTATGTGGCATCCGACAGCCAATTCTGTATTGCCGGAGGAAGTCACCTGTGGCAGCAATCGCAGAATCGCTCTTATCTGCCCGAAATGCGGATACGGAAAGAACGGAGAATGGCGTCCCTCTATCGCCGGTGCCTGTCGAACAGGCGGCGGATGCCCGGCGTGTTCCGGAAAAGTCCTTGTCGAAGGCGTCAATGATGTAGCTACCATACATCCCGAAATCGCTGCACAGTGGCATCCGACACTTAATGAGTGCCCGCCCACGCGAGTGACTTCCGGAAGCGCAAAGCATGTATACCTTGTCTGCAAAGAGTGCGGGTACGGCGCAAGCGGGGAATGGCATCCGATGATTGCTTTTGCCTGTGGGTCCGGGGAAGTACATACCGGATGTCCCGAATGCGCCAGAAACTCACTGAGAAAGGTCATGAGAGCCCACTACGCCAAAACAGCAAGGAAACCTGTAGTATCAGTTGCATGCCCTCAAATCGCCGCTTTGTGGCACCCTGACAATGAATTCGGCCCCGATATGTATACGACCGGCAGCTGCAAAAATATCCCGCTCGTATGCCCTATATGCGGGTACGGCAAAGACAAAGACTGGACGCCTTCGATTGCTGACATTTGCCGGAAAGGCGCAAAGTGCCCGTTTTGCGGAAACATCGTGAGGTAATACCCTTGTACAGACAGAAAAACAAGACGCCCTATAACATGGCGGGTCAGATGAAGGTAGGTCTAATTGGCGAATCTGTCACCATGCACTATCTTGACTACTACTGCGAAACGCACAAGGACAGGATTGCGGGATTTTCGGATGTACGGGATGACAAGAAATATCAGGAAGACGACATTGACTTCGTTGTATACCGGAAGGACGGTTCTTCATTCACGGTGGAAGCCAAGGCTGACACCTACAAAACTGGGAATGTATTCCTCGAAACAGCGGTGAATAGTTTTGCTATCGGGGAAGATGACAAACTGCTGCGGTTTGGAAAATACCAGAAAGCGATAGCCAAGCACTCAAAGGGATGGCTGTACAAGGAAGCTGACTATATCTTTTATTATTTCACAGAGACTAGGCAAATATATGTCTTTGAGCGCATGGCGGCAATGCACTATCTCGATTTCGCTCTGTGCTCGGATACGGTGTTCGTCCACGATGAACGAAGACCTTTCGGAAGGGCTGCGGAAAACAAAGAGCAGCGAAGTAACTCCATGCAATACTACGGTACAGGCTTTTGCGTGAACGCGGAACAGATGCGCCGTTCTGATATCATCGACCACCGAATGCATCGCGTCGGCAACAGGAGTCTGCGATTTCCGGAACACATCGAGTCCGGGAAAGTGTTTGAACATTTTGTAAATCATACTTGTATTTGATACACTTTCACGCCAAAATATGGTATAATGCAAGTACAGAAACAGAAAGTACTATATGTTGTGCTTATGCACAACATTTTCCGTTCTGGACACTGTATGTGGCACTTTTGTGTTGACAAAATATGCGAATTGCAGATAATTGGTAGTAGGGTAATTTACCTATTTTTCGGGAGAGTTACTTCTCCCGAATATGCTTCTGTAGCTCAGATGGCAGAGCAGCTGTTTTGTAAGCAGCAGGTTGCAGGTTCGAATCCTGTCGGAAGCTGATGCCGGGAAGATGGCCTCCACGCGGTCGGCATCGGACAACAAGCTTAACCTCCCTTAGCTTGGCGAACATCTTCGCAGATAACATAAAACTCTTAAAAGATACCAGATACGCTCCGAAACAACATCATAGTTTTACACACACTTACATACACATCCGCTTGCGGCTGGTTGTAGAGCAGCGGCAAGCATCGTATCTGGTATCCCATAAGAGTTGTCGCTCATAAAGACAGCCTCCTCGCGGCGAGCGGCGGTAACACGGGTATTGAGCTCCCCGTGGCGAATGTCTTTTTTCTTGGGTCGTTAGCTCAGTCGGTAGAGCATCGGACTGTTAATCCGAGCGTCGCTGGTTCGAACCCAGTACGACCCGCCACGCGGAGTATAGCAAAGGTAGCTTACCAGCCCCATACGCTGGCGGTTGCAGGTTCAAGTCCTGTCTCCGCACCCATCGTCCATGCCATGACGTTAAACCGGCTATTCATGTCAATCGGTCAGACGTAAAATGACCGAAATATTCTGGTATCGAATACGAAGGTTGCAATGCACCATGGTTAATTCGCCCGCAGCGCACGGGAAAAGGTGGTTCAACTCCACCTGCCAGAGCCATGACCTGTTGGAAGCGATTCTAGCAAGTCAAATAAAACAGGGAGGGCACTCCGATGCAGTAATTACCGCGTCCGAATGTCAAAATCAAGGAAAGGGTCACACCGATGTACTGATTTGCCTGATGGCGGGCAGCTCCCGCCTTAAAACACCATAATAGGTAGCGCCTATCTGAGTGCGTCCATACCTCGGCGCACTCAGCCACCCGATGGGACAGCCTCCACGCGGCGGGTGGTGGACAGCGACTATGATTGCCGCTGACGAATGTCCTTTCAGGAACCGCATTGCATTCCCTGTGCAAGCGGTATCCTAAACGGTCAGGAAGCTGTGTGGGCGAGTGCTTCCTCTTGTGCTTCGGCGCAGAAACAACAAATCTCGTCCCGCTAAGCATGCATCGTACGAGCATCCCCGTTAAGCCGGGGCGCAGCCAGACGCGACATAGCCGAAAAAGGCGAGACTGCTGCGCGGCATCTGGTAAGTTTGCCGCAGTCTTACACAGCCCATAGAATTCCGTTGACCCGAATTGACAGGGAAGTAACGGCAGGGCTTGAATTGAAGTTGACCAGTGTCCAAATGCTTTTCCGGATTCTTTCGTATCGTCCACGCAGAGATTCGCGGAATCGCTAAGAGACACAAAGATGATGTTTCGGGGATGACGACCTACTAAACGGACATCATGGCGGGGCTAAGAGAGGGTTCACCCGCTTTTTCTCATGCAGGTATCGTATAGGGGTTAATACACCAGCCTTCCAAGCTGGTCACGCGGGTTCGAATCCCGCTGCCCGCTCCATCGTCGCCGTCACCGTACGCCACGACATTAAAATTGGCGAGCATGGTCCACTTGTGGTCCGCTGTCCGAATGCCAATGGACAGCCTCTAAAAGAATAGGCAAACAGGTGCTGCACCTGAAGGTATCCGAAAGTCTCGGCATCAGTCGCGAATGGTGCTGAAAATCATCGGAGAGGATACAGCGCAGAATCCTCCGGGGTTGCTACCGGATGGTGCTGGACGCGAGGTTGGCTTCCTCGCTGAGGGGTGATAACCAGCATAAAACACCCTACCGTGCTTGGTTAGCTCAGTTGGTAGAGCAGCGCATTCGTAACGCGCAGGTCGGCAGTTCGAGTCTGCCATCAAGCTCCACGGTCCGATTGGGTGACGCGCTCTTTGAGAATCCGCCCAAGAAGCTGTCAGCGGGGGCATGCACTTGCTGACGGTTGGCTAAGTCCTTACGGAAGTCGTCGTAGCCGGAACCGAACACGAATGGGCAACGTAAAGCCCTGCACGGCAGAGCGTTATCTGCTATAGCGCATGACAACTCTAAGTGGGAAGGAGATGATTCAGATGGAGCAGGCAATTATCAATGTCGAAGGCACATCAACGATTGAAACCGCAGCGGCGGCTAAGAAGCTGATTGAGACCTTCGGAAGTCAGAACATCCGTGCTCTCTCGGTCAAGCGCTTGAACGAGAACAGTAACGAAGTCGTTGTTGAACTCGATTTTGTACCGGGTCTGGCACCGCATCTGCACGGCTTCGCTTTGCAAGTCAATGGCTTGACTGCGGGTTACAACGGCACCGGCCCCTCGAACCTGTACGAAGTACTGCAAGCAGCTGGCGTCGATGAGCGCCTTCTGACGCGTGAGGATATCACGCAGAAGAGCGACAAGACCATTCCGCTGCATCTGGAGCGCGAGGTCAAACAGTACGGCGAACTTCACTACGCGTAATTACTGGCGGGTCCTTCCCGCCATCATGGGGGCATAGCTCAGCTGGGAGAGCACCTGCTTTGCAAGCAGGGGGTCGAGGGTTCGAATCCCTTTGCTTCCACCACCAGACACATCTCCATCTTGGAAATCGTCTCTGGGCGTGCATTGTACTGTTACACAAGCGCAGTACGGTCATTTATTTGGTGCGGTACTCCTTAACTACACCACGAAGACGATAATCCTGCCCGCACCGCCCCCACCTGAGGGTCATTTACACAGGGTTACGTCAAGCCGAAAACATCATGCCGAGTGGCGAAAACGGCTGCGGCATGGGCGAGACAAATTCGTCTCGTCAGCCATCTTTTGAGAGCGACCTCCACGCGGTAGATGGCGGGCAACGCAGATTTCTGCGGCTAACACTCTCTGATTCTTGGATAGGTGTCCGAGTGGTTTATGGAACTGGTCTTGAAAACCAGAGATGCATCCGCGTCCGTGGGTTCGAATCCTACCCTATCCGCCATCAGCAGTCGGATACACTCTGTACCCGGCTGCTTTTTACTTATTTGCGCTTCTTTTTATCGTACCAGAATCGTTTTTTCCCCGATAGGAGCCTCTCGGATTCTGTTGCGATTTGTGAACATTACGTTAATCATGGTTGTACTCAGTATACTTTCAAGGAAAAATGTGGTATAATGCATATAGAGCGACAGGGAAAACGAAATATCAGAAGTCCTCCGCTCTTCACATCGTTTCGTTGATGTGGGGACTCACCTCACACAGTAAAAAGGAGAAGTAAAATCATGCGCAAAAAGTCTATGATGAAGAATGTGCTTGCAGTTGCCATGGCTGCTACAGTCGCAATCTCTGTTACCGGATGTAAGGGCAAGAAGAATCAGGATGCTGCCTCTTCTGCTCCTTCCACCAGCCTGAGCGATTCCGCAAGCACCGCACAGTCCGAAACCCCCGACACTGCCGAGAAGGAAGATACCAGCGCGGCGGCGTCCGAGAGCAAGCCCGATTCCGATGCTGCCAACACCGAGAACAAGACCGCTGAGTCTGAGGCTGCTTCCGACAAGGCTGAGAAGCCCGCTGCCAACCAGAACACGAACCCCGACAATGTTTCTACTAAGGATGGTCCCGCCAAGGCTCCCGTCTACAACACCCATAAAACCACCACCGGCACCAAGACTCCTGCCCAGAAGCCTGCTGCCGTGACTCCCGCTGCCGCTCCTTCCGAGAAGAAGTCTCAGCCCGTCTACACCTTCACCGTACGCCATCATGACGCCACCTGCACCACGCAGGGCTATGATGAGCATATCTGCAACGAGTGGGGCGGTATGAACTACAACGACAACTATGTTGCCGCCAAGGGGCATAGCTGGGATAACGGCACCGTGACGAAAGCTGCCACCTACACCGAGACCGGCATCAAGACCTTCAAGTGCAAGGATTGCGGTGAGACCCGTACTGAGGAGATTCCTTCTCTGGACAAGACCTACCACATCCTGCAGGTCGTTGCTCCTACCTGCACTTCTGAGGGCTATACCATCTATGAGTGCAATGAGGTTCCGGGTCTTACTTACAAGGGCAATTTCACCGACAAGACCCCGCACACCTATGATGAGGGTGTCGTGACCAAGGAAGCGACCATCTACGAGAAGGGCGTCAAGACCTTTACCTGCTCTGCCTGCGGTGATACCTATACCGAGGATATCCCGATGGTGGAGAAGACTTGGCACAAGGGTGATACGGTTGCTCCCACCTGCACTGAGCAGGGCTACACCGTCTACATCTGCGACCAGGACGCTACGCTGACCGAGAACCGCGATTTCGTGGACGCTCTGGACCATGATTGGGGCGAGGGTGTCGTCACCAAGGTTGCTACCTGCACTGAGGATGGCGAGAAGACCTTTACCTGCTCTCGTGACGGCGCGACCAAGACTGAGGTCATCCCGGCTGTGGGTCACAAGTGGGATGATGGTACTGTCACCACGCCCGCTACCTGTGAGGCTTCCGGCGTGAAGACCTACAAGTGCCTGAACGATGGCTGCACCGAGACTAAGACCGAGGAGATTGCCGCGCTGGGTCATAACTACGATGACGGCGTTGTCACCAAGGCTGCTACCTGCACTGAGGATGGCGTCAAGACCTTCACTTGCCAGAACGACAAGAGCCATACCTACACCGAGGTCATCCCCGCAACCGGTCACGATTACGATGACGGCGTTGTGACCACCAAGCCCACCTACACCGAGAACGGTGTCAAGACCTTCACCTGCCACAACTGTGGTGATACCTACACTGAGAGCATTCCGGCTCTGGGTTACACCTACAACGAGACCGTGGTCGCTCCTACCTGCACTGAGGACGGCTATACCATGCACGAGTGCGTGGAAGATGCCACCAAGTCCTTCAAGGACAACATCGTCCCTGCACTGGGTCATGAGTACAAGGAAGTCACTACTCCCGCCACCTGCAAGGACGCTGGCAGCGTAGATAAGGTCTGTGAACGCTGCAACGATAAGCAGCATGTCCGCGATATCCCCGTCAATGAGGAGCATCAGTGGGACGAGGGTGTTATCACCAAGGAGCCTACTGCCACCGAGCCGGGCATCAAGACCTATACCTGCACCGTCTGCAACAAGACCAAGACCGAGAGCATTGCCAAGGTCCATGTCCATGAGTACACGGGTCTTGGTGAAATCGTCAAGGAGCCCTCTTGCGAGACTGAGGGCGAGCGTTGGATGTACTGCACCAATGATGGCTGCGACAGCAAAATTCTCGTTCCTATGCCCGCTATCGGCAGCCACGACTGGGACTTCGAGCACACCGAATGCCTGAAAAAGGCTACCTGCACCGAGCCGGGCACTATGCTGATGCACTGCAAGCGCGATGCTTCCCATACCATGACCTACTCCTACGGTGGTACTGGTCATATCTGGGATGAGGGTGTCATCACTACCCAGCCCACTCATGACGAGTACGGCGTCAAGACCCTGCATTGCAAGAACTGCGATGCGACCATGACCGAAAAGGTCCTGCCCACCAAGTACACCTTCACTGTTACCGTTGTCCCGCCGACTTGCACCGAGGACGGCTACACGTTGCACAAGTGCAACGAAGATGACAGCTTCTCCTACAAGGACAACATTGTACACTCCACCGGTCACCATGCCGAGATGCGTGTCATTGAGCCTACCTGCAAGGAAGAGGGTCGCACCGAAATCTACTGCACCGTCTGCGGTGAAGTGAGCACCGTTCTCTCTACCACGCCCAAGAAAGACCATACTTGGGATAACGGTGTCGTTACCACCGAGCCTACCACTGAGCATGAGGGTGTCAAGACCTACACTTGCACTGGCTGCGGCGAGACCAAGACTGAGTCCATCGCTCGTCTGCCCGCAAGTGCCAAGGTGGCTGCAAACCCTATCGTAGCCGGGACTGAGCCTGTTGTCGAGGTTCCGGCGCAGGAAATGAGCGCCGAGAGCATCAACGCCGAGACCTATGTCGCAGAGACTCCGGTTGAGTCTGCTGTACCTGCTGAAACTCCTGCCGAGCCCGTTGCTCCTGTTGAGCCCGCTGTACCTGCTGAGACTCCTGCCGAGCCTGCCGCTCCTGTTGAGTCTGCTGAGACCGAGAAGTCTGCCGAGACTTCCGAGGACAGCACCGACACCAAGCAGGAAGATGCCGACATGCCTAAGGAGACCGAGGCTGAGGTCGTAATCGTTGAGGGCGCTGCGGAGTAAATCTTCCGTTTCCAACACTACAACAAAGGTCCGCAAAGACCTGAATCTATCGAGGCTTGCCGGGAAACTGGCAAGCCTTTTTTATTGTCCGGCAGACCCGCGTGGTGCTGATTACGACACAAAGAAAGGTGATACGAATGATTGATTATATTGAGAAAGCAAAGGCATTCGCCATGATGGCGCACAAGGGCCAGACCGACAAGGCAGGGGAAGACTACTTCACGGCGCATGTGGCCGTTGTCGCAGACGGCGTTGAGCCTGACCCGCTGGTGAAAGCTGCCGCCTACCTGCACGACACGGTGGAGGATACCGGCACCACGATAGATACCATCAGAGCGGAATTCCCTCAGGAAGTGGCTGAGGCGGTCTCTGTACTGACTCGGGAAAAAGATATGACATACGCAGAGTATATCTGGCGTGTTAAGCAAAACGACATTGCCGTCAAGGTAAAACGCGCAGACCTCGTCAGCAACATGGACCTTAACCGAATCCCGTATTCTCTCACAAGCAAAGACCTTGCGCGAGAAGCCAAGTATCTCCGTGCCTACAAGATGCTTGATGGCAGAAAGACAGTCTCTGCCGTAAACCCCTATGCTCTGTATGACTATCTCATCACCTGCGGATGGGAGAATGACCCTACTGAGAATTCAGCATCCGAATCTCCCGTTCTGAAAGCGCCTTCCGGCTCCTACAAGGTGCTGGTTCCCCTTGATATGCTGCGTACAGATTACGAGCAGCGCCTCAGAGATGCTCTGGAAACGCTTTGCGTCTTCGAGGCGGCACCGATGTGCGATGTCCTCGGAACGCTCTTATACTGGACGCCAGCGCCCGCAGAGAGCAAGTCCTGAGCCGAGGAAAGCGCTATTTCTGAAACTTGCAAAGACTCGCGTTTGTGTTGCTGTTGCTTTTGCCTGTTTTCTGACGGGGCAGATTCGAGGCAGATTCAGCACTGATTCGCGCCAGACGAATACGACAAGCAAGCGCACAAAATGCGACTCGCTCAGATGTTAATTGTTTGTGAATCATACTTGTACTCGCTACAAATCCGCGTCCAAATATGGTATAATACAAGTATAAAAACAGCGATAAAATGTGATATTCGCTGTAAAATCAAGCCATGCAACTGTCGTCTGCTTTTGCGGATGACATACTATGCTCCAGTGGCGAAATTGGCATACGCGGCAGATTCAAACTCTGTTTTCTCCGGGTTCAACTCCCGGCTGGAGTACCATTTTTGAAATTAACTCAGGGGGTGATTTCGTGAATAATATAAGCGCTGTGGCCATCGGAATGCTCATCGCCGCGCATCGTGAAGGTGACGAGGAAAAATTCAGGGCTTATGTCGAGCTCATTGCCGAAACCTATGAGCAACAGGGAAATGACCATGCCGCTAACATCATCCGCAGCTACTATACGGGTGATTATGGCGAGCAGGGAAAAGTTATTCTGGATGAAGCAACAGAACAAACTACATACTACGAGACAGGCTGGTATGAACCTGATGTTTTGGGGTCCGGTGGCTCCTATTACGGAGTTACAAAGGCAACTTCCGAGGAAGAAGCATTGCAGCGGCTGCTGAAACACTCTGCCGACTATGCACAGCGAATCACCTTATACAAAAAAGACGGCAAAATCGTAAAGCGGGAAATTTCTGAGTATGACCAATGGGAAAAGAAGTGGAGGACAGCCGAATGAAGTGGAATGTAGAATGTATTTTCTCTCAAAGCCGTTAAAGAGGCATTAAAACCCAAGTTTGTGTTGGAGAAGGTCCGTTATGTGACGGATGACGAGGAGTACGGTGAAGGCAAGTCTACGCGCCTTGTCTTCCGTAATGTGGAAGAGATGCCGGAAATCGACTATATTAAGCGGACCGTCTGCACATTCATTCAGGACACCTATGTTCATTTTAAGGACAAAAGCCTCAAGCCGATGTGTATTTGGCAGGATAACCTCAATGAAAGCGAGGACCATATCCGTTATTCCACGAACAACCTTGTGTCGCCGCCGCTGGGACTCATTGGCGAAACATACATTTCTGACGAAAGCTACACACACAAGTGGCTGGTAGCCCAAGGAGGAAATGAACTTCTTGAGAGAGCGTCCATCACCATCGACGTGGATGTCATCTATGCCTATGACAATGTCGATAAGGTTGAGAAAAGTTCCGAAGACGGCGAAGTACATGGCGTTCTCATCAACAGTACAATGTATCTGCGTGAATCGGAAATCAAACAGGTTGCTCGGCTTATCAAGGACGAGAAGCTCCGTAACCGCGTATTGACGCTGATGCGCTCTCATCGCCGCATTGTGTCGGCTCCCGAAAAAGAGAATCGCAATATTCGGGAAATCGCATCCGCACAGATGCTGGGTCAGGGGTGAAATTGTGAAACACAAAATCTCAGAAATCGGCGCTCAGATGCTCGAGTACCAAGAACAGCTTGCCCGTGAATACAAATACAAACCCATCCCGCGTACCTTCTTCTGCGATGTGAGAGCCAAGTTTCAAAAGACATTGCCGGAATGGTGCAATGTGTCCGGTGACACGATTTCGCTCGAAACCGCTGATGGCACAGTCATTACCAACGGGTACAACCGTATCGTGATTGGTGACTATGGTGCATTTGTTGAGTTTTCCCGCGTCCAAGCCTGTATGCGACGTCTCGAAATCAAAGAAGGTCAGGTCTATCGCGTGGAAAACCCGCGCTATGCCGAGCACGTCAAATATCTCTGGCTCACGCCAGATGATGGTTCGGATGTGAAGGTATACGACCAGAAGCGTCCGGTAGAATATGCGGATTATAAGCCGGGGATGCTGTATGTTAGTGTGTATGAGGTTTTCCCGACCAAAACCACCAAATAAGAGAGGCTCTTATGAAAAGCATGCAGCCAAAAATTGGCAACACTCTCTGGGGCGTCTGGGAACATCGGTATTACAACGAAAAGCGGCTCGTTGAACTGGAATATGTTGTATACCCTGTCAAGATTACCAGATTCTTTAAGGGAAAATATGTCGATGCGCATTGCGTCGGTGTGGATGTGGATGGTCACACTGCTGTTCATTGGGTTGCAGTAAAAAGCATCGGCAAATCTGTGTTTTATAATCCGACTGATGCCGCCAAATATGCCGAGGCGATATCGGATTACTATGACAAGCATTACGCTTTCTGCGGTACACCAATTAGGCGAACACAGTGGGAGCATTTTCTTGAGAAGGACTAGGCATGGCCAAGCACAAGAATAAAAAGCGCACACCGATAGGTTCACTTCCTCGAATCCTCGCGTATTGAGCGCAGATAAGCCAAAAAACTCAACCTCAAGTTAATTGCGACATGAAGAAACACAAAAACAGGAGCAGATATGAGTTTACGCGGAGAGCCCTTGTTTGATGGACTGAATTTCAAGGAATTGTTTGGAAAAAAACTTATTGTCGATAAAGTGTTTTGGAGTTATGACGGCATTTCGCTGCTCTGCGTATGCAAGGATGAGGACGAAAAATTGTATTTCTGTAACTGCACAGAAGTGCGAAGCGAAGAACGCTGGGTCCTGTATCCGGCGTCGAAGCAGCAAATCGAACAAATCGTCAGCAAAAGCAAGACCCCGGCCGAAGTATTCCGGGATAGCCGTGTAGTGTATATATATACCATCGGCTTGGATACAGACCAAGGAACATTGAGGAAACTGACTGTCGATGAACTGTCAGATGCAGACAAACTTCCGGAAGGAGAGTATGTGTAAATGAGCAAGCACGAACTCGGCGCAGACCGCGTTTTCCACGAAGGTGCTGGTTACTGCGAATAAACATCAACCACAAGTTGATTGACCAGAACCACAAAAGTGGTATAATGTAAACAGAACGAAACGAAAGGAGACAACCGAAGATGCTGCGCAAGACTGTTAATGCTATGTCGTTTGCTGAGTATAGTTATGAATCTGAATTCGAGTCCTACGAATCCAGCTTTGTTTCCTATACCCATCGACAGGCAAAAACAGACCTCGAACGGCTGCGGTGCGTCTTCTGACGGCATTTGCATTCCGAACGCTGCTTGTCGATTCATTTCGGCAGGCAGCGTTTTTTTGTTGCCTGCAATACAGAAAGGCAGCAAAAGAAAATGAACGTTCCAACAATCGATATCCAGCAAACAGGTGCCAATATCAAGGCACTGCGAAAAGCGGCAGGCATCAAGGTAAAGGATGTGGCGGATACGCTCGGTGTCTCCACACAGGCGGTAGCCAAATGGCAGGCAGGCACTGCACTTCCTACCATCGACAACCTTGTGATTCTCGCCGCGATGCTCGATACGAAAATCGATGACATTCTCGTCATCGCATAAACCCTCGCCGCAGGATTGCGGCTATATGGCCGAATAGACGAATTGGTTAAGTCGCAAGCCTTTCACGCTTGAGAGTATGGGTTCAAGCCCCATTTCGGTCACCATCTGCTTCTGTAGCTCAGTTGGTAGAGCAGTAGGTTGAAGCCCTATGTGTCGCTGGTTCGATTCCAGCCGGGAGCACCATATGTGTCGGTAAGCAAGAGGTTAAAGCAGGCGGTCTGTAAAACCGTTCCGTTACGGCTCGTAGGTTCGAATCCTACCCGGCGCACCATATGTGTCGGTAAGCAAGTGGTTAAAGCAAACGGTCTGTAAAACCGCTCCGTTACGGTTCGTAGGTCCGAATCCTACCCGGCACACCATAAGGCCCCTTCGACAAGTTGGTCTAAGTCGCCAGCCTCTCAAGCTGGAGTCGGCAGTTCGAGTCTGCCAGGGGTCATACAAGCACCCACAACGAGATAGTAAAGTTTAGAGTTCGGTAGTCAACTTTATTGTTTAACAAAACGGGTGCAAATCTGCAGAGGTCGCCTAACGGTAGGGCAACGGATTGCTAATCCGTCGTCGGGCCAATCCCCGGCTTGCGAGTTCGAATCTCGCTCTCTGCGCCATATGCTCATGTGGCCGAGTGGCCGATGGCAGCGGTCCAGAAAACCGCCGGTGAGAAATCGCCCGAAGGTTCGAATCCTTCCATGAGCGCCACTGCCTCTAAAATCGTCGATTTCAGTCGAGGAATATAGGGGCACTTTTTTGTTTGTATCTTATTTGTTACGAATCAGCGTTCATGGTTGTACTGAATACACATTTGTGGTATAATGCTAATAAAGTAACGGAGGTGCGCCATGATTTTCGAAATGACCGAAAAGCAGTATCAGCTGTTTTTGCATATCATGCAGGTGATGCAGACATTCTACGGCAATGATTTTTCTTCCATCTGCAAAGAAGTGGGTGACGCCTACGGTGTGCATGACGCGGATATTGAAAAGGCATATACGATGTTCACGGATTTCAAGGTCACCGCTCCCGTACCTTTCATGCAAAACGCAGCAGGGGAAATCTATCAGACTGCGCTCGCGGCAGCGGATATCGAGGTAGGGAACAAGGAAACCCCGTATACTAAACGCATCGACATGAATGAAAGTGCTTGGGTAAAAGCTGCTGCCATCCTCGATGCGTATTCCAGAATCCTAATGGGACAGTTCAGCATCATCTATGAGGTTCTCGATATAGCTGATACCGACAACAAACCGCAGCTGCAGGCGTATCATGACGCTCGTTGGGGCGGCATCGGCATAGCGGAAGCCCGTGACCTTCTGATTCCACAGCTGAGAAAACTCAGGGTTGGATGGAATGGTAATTTCGGCATCTCAAACGCAGGGCTTGCCTACAACAGCAAACTTGCCTATGAGATGCTCAAAGCAATCCTGTATGCGTGCAGACAAGGGGACGGCACCGTTCTGAAAGTAACGGACGAGCCGCTGATGTATGCACCCTGCAAATCAAATCTTCATGCGTTGTAAAGCATTTTTTAAGAAGGAGATTTCATGAAAGCCAACTATAAAGTCGTAAACAACCGTCAGGCGCAGCTGAAAAAGGTCATTTGGGACTTCAAACCGACGGGCGCATGTGCCTTTCTCATGTTCCGCTACTATGTCATGAAGATGATGGCTGCAACTGATTCCGCCAAGGAGCAGGGGGTGCCGCTCGGTGACTATACCAAACTCGAAGTCGAGGACAGTGTCAACGAGTTTCTTCGTGACGCGAAGGATGATGCTATTTCGAACTATGTTGACCCCGATGTGGAGCCCGAGGATATCATCATCCACTTCGATGGCACGCCAAAAGAGTTCGCCAAAGAATTCGAAATGCACGTTCTTGTTGCAATGACCAGCAATTTCGAGCATGCGTTCCTCGATTTCTCGGACATCAACAGTATCAGCCGTAGTCACTTTGAATTGGCTGTCGCACAGTTCATGTCCGCATACGAGCGGGAAGAAGGGAAAGTTGATAACTTCTGTAATGATGATAAGGACTGATAATCATGACTGCTCTCAAAAATGCACTCGCGGTAAATGACGGCAAAGCGGTCGTCATTTCGATAAAACGCGAATGGCTTGCTAAAATCATGTCGGGTGAAAAGACGCTCGAAGTCCGCAAATCTCGACCTTGGGAAATCTCGTTTCCATTCGCTGTATTCTGCTATGAGACAAAGGCAAACGGCGGTGCAGGGGAAATCATCGGGGCTTTTACCTGCGAGGACATCGACCAGCTGAACTGCCTGACAGGATTGTCTCCTTACTATGCAGACGGCGAAAAGCTGTCCGGTATGGCGGATAAGTTTATTCGGGAAAGCTGTATCGATATAGCCGCGCTGTTCGAGTATGGCAACAAAACCGGCATGCTGTATGGCTGGAATATCTCAAATGTCCGCAAACTTTCTCTGCCCATGCATCAGCTGCACCTGAAACGCGCCCCGCAATCGTGGCAATACATCAACCTGAACGCAGACGACATAGAAAGCGTAGCTGCCGCCATTGAATGAGCGGGAAGCGTAGCTGCGGGGAAACCATCGAAAGCGTAGCCGCATCTCAAAATCCCCCTTGCACAGTTGTGCGAATCGAATAGAATAGTAAGTGCATGATAGATACCATCTTCTGATTCCCCATACCGGTAGATTCACAATCTGTTATGTGCTTAGAGCAGACTCTCGAAATGAGGGTCTGCTTTTTTGTTTCCATTTTCAGAAAAGGAGGTAAACCTTGAATACCAGAACATTTACGAAATTTGCAAAAGCAGCCGAAAACTGCCGCTACAAGAACGATTTTCAGTTTGATTTGGTGCAGTGCGAGAAAGCGTATCAAATGGGCGGCGAGATGCGGATTGAAGCCGAATGCTGGCTGAATCTCTTTGAGAGCCTTGGAGAAGACGACATCAAATCCTACGTCAAGTCGGTCTATAGGCCAGGAGACCTTGACCCGTTTCGCAAGAAACTGCCGAAGGAGTAAGTCCCATAATGCAGATACTATTTCATCTCATGGCGAATACCGGATGCTTGCCGGACAAGGTCGTTCCGCAAATCCCTACGAATCGGATGAAGGGGGAGGACCAGGAAACACCGAGAATCTGTACCGGACACACACTCGATGACTGCCTGACCGGCATCGGTATCCCGCATTTCATATCGAGTTTCCTGCTATCGGAAATTCGGCAGGGGAGAAGCGCGAAACACGCCGCCGAGACGATGCTCCTGCCGTTCGTCGGAAGAGTGTATTGTGTCGAGGATAACAATCCAGCACTGATACTGGACGATAAGACAAAGTATTTCGTGGCAGATTCCGTTGTCACGCACGAATGCTGGCTGACGGAGTACATCGACCCCATCAAAACGGAAAAGCTATGGCTCGTGGACGGAGAAGTTCAGTTCATACCGTTTTCGCATAACGGCAATCAGTACGAATACCCTGTCGTTCTCGATTCTCAGTGGTCTTCGATTCCGATGCAGCCCGCTCCTGAATTCCGAAAATGCCTTCTTGACACCACCAAGAAATGGCTTGAGGAAGAATAAGATGCGAGAAATGTGCCGTGAATAACAACACTGAAATGCAAAAATCGCACACAAAACCATGGCGGAGTCTTTTTCGGAAGACTTCGCCTTTTTTTGTTTTTCTCTTGCGTATCCTTGCGAACGGCATAGAATTGGTATTGTACGATAGATAACATTCTACACAGCCGAATCTTTCGGGCGTACATCATTCACAATTCTGTTTTCAAATTAGGCAGACTTACCATTCGTGGTAGGTCTGCCTTTTTTGTTTTCAGAAATCCGTATCCATCTTTTTGAACGTGACTGCAAGGAGGTCCGCTATGTTTAATCGCAATTCCAAGAAAAACACACGCTTCGCCATCTATGCCGGTAACCCAGGTTTTTCCGGCATGGTTATCTGCTCCGATTTTATCGGGTATGTCAAAGCCCCAACGCTCGGCGACGCCTATGATGCAGCGTATCGGTATCTTGCCAACAGCGGATATACCGCCATCGTAGTCCGTGAAGCATGAAGTTTTTCCGACAACCGAACATCAATCACATCCCGCCAGACAGCTTTTGTCGGCGGGAACTTTTATTCAAAGGAGTAATCACAAATGAAAATGAACGACAAACTGAAATTCTATGCCGGGACCACCGCTTTTATGCTCAGCGTCATCACCATCATAGGTTGCTTAGCCTGCTTTTTCTCGACGCCTGCGTATGCTGCGCCGGTAAAGCCAGCTGATGATTCTGATATCGAGTATGTCACGCCGTTGGAGGTCCATCTTCGGGAACTCAACGCTCAGCCGCCTTTCGCGCCGGTACTGCCTGTACCTGAGCAGGAGGTGACCGAGACAGAGCCCGAATCTGAGCCTTCTGTCGAGACGGCAGAGACTGCGGCGGAACCGGCAGAAGAACCTGTGACGGACACGATGCCTCAGAACCTTTCTGACAATGAATACGCCATCTATACAGCGTTGCGGGATGCAGGTCTTTCTAAGGCCGGCACTGCAGCTGTGATGGGGTGCATGGCAATGGAGAGCGGGCTTCGTGTTACTGCCGAGAATCCGAACGACGGAGGCTATGGGCTTCTGCAATGGACACACGGCCGTAAGACGAATCTCTTGAACTGGTGCTATGCATCGGGTTTGGATGCAAGTTCCGTGTCCGGTCAGGTCCAATTCTTTGTCCATGAGCTCAATGCCACCTACAGTCAGGCAGCTGGGTACTCGTATCCGGTATACGAGACACTCACCACGAGCGACAGTGTAGAAGATTGTCTTGCGATGTTCTTCTCGCACATGGAAGCCGGGGTGAATGTCCCTATCTCGTCCAGCAAGGTCTATTGCGGGAACCTGACCACCTTACAACTCTACAACAAGCGGCTGAACGCTGCTTACAAGTATTTCTAAAAAATGAGGCGATTTACTATGACAAACACTGCGTATAAGACTCGAAAACTACTGTCTATGCTCTCCTGTGCCGAGAAGGAGAACGACGGTCTGATGCTGACGCATAACCTGCAAAACATGCAGCGCAACGGCAAGCAGACGGGCTGCTACGGACACATCATGAATATCTTGAACGGAAAATGCGTGTATGTGACCACAGAACGGTCTTGCTATCAGCCGATTGCCGACAAGAATATGGTTCGCTATGCCGCCGATATGAAGGATTACTCCTCTGTATCGCTCGGTGCCAGGGGCCGCAACCAGTTCGTGACCAATGATGAGTTGGTCGGAAAAATCGTTGACATGCTTCGATAACAGGAGCAAGAAAAGGAGCATTACCATGAACAGAATCATCTATACCTTCTTCAAAACCTTAGCTGTCCTGTTTGTTCTCTTCATCTTCCTGAGCATCAGTGCTTTGGCACAGTCCTTCACGCTGCACAATATCGCGCTGCTCATGGTCAGTGTCATTTGCCTGAACAAATGCTGCGGGATGATGCTTGCGGCAAAAGCTGAAAGAAAGTGAGGAAAAATCATGAATACCAATATTCGCTGGCTCGCCGCTTATACTGCGGACATCTTTGACGATTATCTCGCCGAGATAAAACTTCCTATCGTTTGCAGTGATGCAAGCGAGGAAGAAGACCGGCATAGCAACGAAAACAGTGCGATGCTGTATGGCATGGAATACTGGAATCTCGTGGAAGATATCGAAGCCTATCTTCGTGCCTCTGCCGAGAAGCCGGTCAATCCGAATGAAATTCTTGCCATGTTCGACACGCTTCTCACGGATAAGGGTCACAGTGACTCGATTCCGAGCGGAGAGAAGCGCGATGAAATCATTGCAAGAATCGATAAACTCCTGAAACCAGCGGAGGTAACGAGATGACACTTACACGAAAAGGCTGGAATAGCCTGAAACCCATCACAGCACCCGAGCAGAGCCCCGCCCCCATCCACTGGAATCCGATGAGCGATGACTGGAAGCGGTGGATTGACAGCCATCAGGTATATAACGGCGAATCGAGATTCTCCAAGGAGATGCTCGATGCCATTAAAGCACTGCATGACAAGATTCTCAGCTTCGGAGGAGATGAGGTCTGCATGACTGCCTACGACGAAGACGCCGTAAAAACACTCAGTCGGGGGCGGTTCTTCTATGGCAGCAGCTATATGCGCAAGGGTCAACCCAGTCAATGTCACGCGAATTCCGCTTATCTTTGGGATGCAAACCGTGGTCACTGCTCTATTGCGACCGGGTATGCTCTTTCTGAGGACGGGCTTTGGCGTTGTCATTCCTGGGTCGTACAGCCCCGGAGTCGCACGATGCGCGTCTGGGAGACGACCGTTAAGCGTGTGGCGTATTTCGGGTTCGTGATGAACGATACCGAATGCCAGGAGTTTTTGGACAACAACACCTGACTACAAAGGGGTCATTTGCGTGAACGAATCTAACAATATCCAGAAGTTATCTGAATACGGCATGATTGCTCCGGACGGAACATGGTATCCTTGCGAGTTTGGAGAACATGCGGCTCTTGCGGGGCGCATCATCATGCAAAACAGAATACGCCTGAACCTCTCTGATAAGGAAGTCTTGGACATGGCCTATGATTGGAGCGGGAAGGGTCTCGATTACCTGTACCGGCGCGGCTGGATTGCGGTTCGTAATCCGTCTTTAGGAAAAACATTCCTCGATATGGACGCCACCAAAACCGCAACTCAGGCACAGATGAACACCGTTTTCGATTACATCCACAAATATGAACGCTATGACATGGATATTTCCAAGCTCACAGCGTTCTAAAAGGGGAATTGAAATGAATAATACTATGATTCCGATTTTACCGGAACTGAAATCTGCGATGAAGCAGGTAACAAAACAATATCAGTCGGACTTTGACCTCGACACAAAGGTCATTCAGAAAGCCGCAAAGGAAGCGAAAGCCGACGGTAAACCTCAGACATTTCTGTGGTTTTGCAGGGAAAGCGGGACCTACATTGCGCGGGAATCTAACGCGTATTTGAAGGAATCGCCGATGTACATCTCCTACCACTACTATGCGGACCAGCAGAGACGGGAAGCGAAAGGCATCAAGGCGTATGTCGTCACCGTTACGGGACTTGATGGCAGAAAACCCTTGGGGTTCGCAACGCCCATCGACTATTTCAAGGAATGCGAGCGGCAGAAACGGTATGCCGTTCCTGCAAATCGGATTGCTCTGCATTTTGAGAAGGAGACGGTCGTTACGGAAAGACCCAAAACTATCCCGCGCCATCACAGCGAGTACGGAGAACTCAAATCCGTCACCTATCTGCCGGATGATGATGCTGCGCTCGACTATGCGCTTTCCATGGTGCATCAGAGCCGCGAGAAGTCCAGCCGAAAGGTAGGTGCCTGAATATGGGTAAGATTATCGAGTTGTCCCATGACGATGTTCAGAACGAACTTGCCTATGCTCTTATCTGCGAGACTATGGAGGGTGCATACTGGAATTCCGGGCGCAGACGCCGCATGTTCAGCAAAGCCTTTACGCGCAGTGAACAGCAGCGCATCTCGAACATCAAGGCTAAGGCACATAAGTGGTATCTCGTTACAGGCGTGCCGGAAAAGGTACGCATGAGTTACGATAACTACTTGCTGTGGCAACGCCTTGCGAACTTCTGTGCAGCTATCTGAGTATCAGCAATGCCAATACAATGGGCTTTCCTTTTGGGAAGGCCCATTTTTACTTGCATGTTTGTGCGAACCGAATAGAATGGAAGTGTACGATAGATAACATTCCACTTAGCAGCATTTACCACCGTACAATTCACAATCTGTAAACAACAAGCAGACCCACCATTTTGGCGGGCTTGCTTTTTTTACTTGGAAAGGAGAAATTGCCTACGACAAACACATTAACTGTAGATTTTAGCTATGTTGCCGAATTGGACAACGGTTCCAACCCGAGCATGGTATACGGCGAAGATATCGCTGAGAAAGTTTGAGGTGAAAAAATATGATGTATCTGAAACAGTTCCCGGATATCTGCCGGGAAATGGGGTTCGATGTCGAAGAAAAAGCAAAATCTGTAACCTTGCGCATTACCGACATCAATTACTCTATCGACATCAACAAGAAACTCTTTTTGGAGGACCTTGAGTTGATACTTGATTCGTACAGTGAAGTGCGTGAAGCAATCGCCATTTTTGAGGCTAAAACGAAGTCCGGGAAATACGACAACTTGGATGCAACCGAGCTCCAGAAACTCAAGTGCGTCTTTGACAAAGCTTGGGAAACCGGGCGGCTCAAAGATGACACCGGTATGTTCCAGACAGAAGTGGATACCTGCCATCAGCACGCCGAATATCTCAAGGCTGTTCTTGAAAAGTTGCTGGAAAAGCTGAAAAAGGAAGTCGATAAAGCACGTCTCTATTCCACGTCTTCCCATGACTTTCCGATTGTCATGAAACAGATTGATGCATCCTGTTACAAAGCATATGTGCCCACGAAATCTAATAATGGGTTCATTGTTCAGGAATACATCTTTGACCTGAATGACATTGGGAAAAACGATGAGAAGAAAATTCGCGCTCAGTTCGATGAACTTTTCCAGAGGACGAACACTGCTGACAGCTACCGTCTTTTGGCAGAGCTTTCCATCGAGGTTGGATACTTTGTCCCGGTCTGCGGAATTTTTTTCAAAAAGATGGGCGAAGCCGTGTCGTACATCAAGACGAAAACCGACGTTGACATGACAATCGTGCAGTCTGATAAGACAAATCTCGAAATGATTCGGACATTGGATAAGTTTCACTTGGCAATGCTGCTGAATCATATCTGCGCGGACAGCAAAAATTGTCCCTCCTCCACCACAGGCTGGTGTGAATGGTTGGGCAACAACTGGAATTCTATGACTTGAACCATTTTTTAGAAAATCGAAAAACAGGAGATAAAACTATGGCACGGAAAGAAATCAAAATTTTCATGGATTCCAAGGAAGTATCTAACTTCCTGAAAGTCATTGACTGGTCCTGGCTGTTCACCTTCCTCAGTGAACGCTACAACGTCTCGCTGAGCCCCCGCAAAGAACTGAAAGAACTGCGCGATGGTGCAGCAATCATCAAAGTCGAATGGCCTGATGAATTGATTGAAAAGTGTGGGATGATGGCTGATGTATTTTCGTCGGTCAAGCTTGCTACGTTTGATTCGTGTTTCAAGCAAGTCGTGGAATACGATGAAGATAAATTCAATAAAGAACGTGAAGCATGGTTTTCCCATCCGACAAAGATATTCAGCTATCTTGATTGTGATGGCACCGTCAAGGAACGCACTCTTGCGCTGAACATTTCCCTTCGTTACACGCTGTATGACGGAGGCTATAATTTCGCAACACTGCTCTATGCGGTTTATTCCGACGTGAACGGCTGGACTGTACAGATGGAAAAAGAATAATATGAAGAATGTGCTCTGGAAAAATCAGGAATTCGAGGGCTTAACGAAGTAAGTATTTAGGAGGAAAAATATCATGGCAAACAATATCAACCGCGAGGGATTCAAAAGGTTCCTCGAGCTCGGCGCTCCTTCGTTCGAAGGCAATATCATTCTTGATTCCGGTGAGCTGTCCGAGTATTACTACCGTTTTATGCGCATACCGCTCGCCTATGGTGAGCATAAGGTAGATGTTCTGTACGGGCAGCGGTTTTATGGAACCTTGGAAAATAAACCCGTAACATTCAACCAGGAGATACGCTTCCTTTGCCTCGTTGTCGATAATGCCAAAACCGTCAATGAAACATTGGACTTCAAAACGATTTTCTGCCGTTCTTCTTTTACCTCGGATTCTGTCATAGAGGAAATGGCACAGAAGCTGTTCGATATGTTCCGAGAGAATGTGACGGAAGAAGACAAGAAGAAAATTCTCAAGGGCGGTTATTACGACCAGACAGCACGACAGAACGCTTTCTGTCGCATAATAAAGGGGTATAAGAATTATCGCAGCCCTATTGACAGCATTGTAGATGAGATTGGAAACGGGTCTTGCTTTGGCCTGACATCCACAAATGCTGATGAACTGGTAGTGGATTATCTTGCCAATCCCACCGGCTGGGCTGAACGGACGATGGAGAGAATCAAGAAAGCGAGCCTTGAGTATTCCGGGCTCCAGTTCTGGATTACATTGGCCATGACGGAGGAGTTAACGGAAGAGTACGTGAAAAAGTACAGCAATCCCGATACTCCTGAAGGAAAATTCAAATCCTTGACAGACAGCATCAAGAACTATAAGAACGTCCACCTTGGCTTGGATGTCAACGGAGAAATTGACTCTGTCAAGTACCCCGTTGACGGAATTTTCAATATGGATGCCATGTATGATGGATATCTCGATACATGGAACATTACTCCGCGTAGTGAAGAGGAACGCATTGAGGAATTTTTAGAGGAAAACGATGCTCTTCTTAAAAACCAGGATAAGATTCCGTTCAAATACATTTCGGATATCCATTACGGAAAGAAAACGGTCTGGAAGAATCCAGATTTCGAAAACTAACAAATAGTAAAGCCGCCCACAACATAATTTGGTGGGCGGCTTTTTTTAGAAATCTACGCTACAATAATAATCCTGTCAAGAATTATTCCGCACAGAATTATTATACCAGTTACAACGACTTATTTTATAAAGGAAATGCACTACACAAATGTATAAGCAACTACTAATCACGGGATAAGGAGTGAGTGGACTGTTCTCCACATCTAAAATAGCACTCTTCTCCACTCGTCTTCGAATGAGCAACATTTTTTACTTGCCAAAATATGCGAACTAAGTAGAATGGGTATTGTACGATAGATACCATTCCAAATCAAAAAGGCTTTCTGCCTTTCGTACATTCACAATTTCGCTTAAAGGGCGGACTTCTCGATTCTGAGAGGTCCGCTCTTTTCGCATCCAAAACACTTAAAGGAGTTTGTATCATGAACAAAACTGTACCAACTATCGAAATGAACCCCATCGATGACATCCAGCATCTGCTCGAGGAATCCGGCTGCTATGAATCGGAAATCGAAATGATGAAAACCGCTGGCACCTACGATGTGTTTGTCCGCAAGGTCCACGATGCCATCGACTGGGGTTACCTTTGCACGCAGATGACTGAACTGGAGAACAACACGATTGCCGCCGCCATCGACAAAGTCCATGGCATGACTACCAAGACGGAGGATGATGCGTGATGTTTAAGAATCTGGTGCGTTCGGAAAGATACCTCATTACGGCTGTGCTTTACCTGCCTAAAAACATGGACACCAAGATGGTTTCATTCCTGTCTTCGGGCGCTGGCACCGCAATGCTCGATGACTTGGATAAGCGCGGATACCGTGTTTTCTGTGTTTCGCTCAATTTCGAGCTAAACGCCGAATTGACCAATACTTACAGCTGCAAGCCCGCCAATTCTCTGCTCGAATTGATGAAGCGTGACCTGCGCCTTATCTCCGAGCCGCACATCTACATCGCTGGGTACTGTGACCGGAACGCATCCGAGTGGCAGATGGTTAAGAACTCGACCACAGGTCTTCCTCTCGTATCGCTGGTAGACCATCCTACCGATGCACGGACAAAGGAAGCATTCCTCTATCGGCTCAATGAGAACGGAGAAGCCTGCATGGTGTTCGATTCCGCTTACTTTGGCTCCGAGCACACGCCGATTGGCAGCTACCAACTCACCGAAAAGGAAATCCGCGCCGTTCAGGCAGCGCTTCGCAGCGAGAACTATATTTACTAATCACAGGAAGGAGTATGCAATCATGAACCTTATCATTAACACGGTCGGCGGTCAGCTTCTGACTCTCACCACGGAAATGCTTCAGGAAAAGCTCGGTCTCAAATCCGACATTCTTTCACTCGGTATTGAGGTATCTGACGACAATACCGCAATTACCGCTCAATCCTATACCAAGTGGGAGTGTGCAGGCGATACGATTTGCCCTCTCATTGATGTGAATGTGAAGAATGACGGCAAGGAAATGCAGGCAGCAATGTTCCAGCTTCCGACACCCGAAATCCCTGCTCCGTTCTGCCGTCTGTATGACGAGCAGGGCAGCGATGAGGAAGACTGGTTCGCAGCCGCAAGCTTCTCACCCCGTTCTGACAATGATGACAGCAAGCATCCTGTGTTTGTGGACGATGGTTTCGGAAAGCCTGTCCCGGCATCCGATGTCATCCAGAACCGTGACGGAGAGTTTTCTTCTCGGTGCTCGACCAGCAAGGAACTGTTTGACTTCAATGTCAAGGTCGCACAAAATCGCTGAGTTCGCTTTTAGCACAGCAAATCTATGTATGACAGGGAGTTGCCTTCGGGCAGCTCCTTTTTTTGTGCCTTTTTCGTTGCACATTCTTGCGAACCGCATAGACTGGTATTTATGGAGGTGTTTTCATCCTTGAAAATCAAAAGAGAAATGCTTGTTTCAGTATCACCTACACTCAAATCCGCGTTTTCGCTCGGAACAATCGTTAAGGTTCGGCAGGACGCTGACCAGAAATATATGATTATCGGCTATGCAACCGATATTGTGCCCTACGCCTATTATGCTGCGCCATGGCCGCAAGGATTCATTGACGGTGACAGCGTTTTCCTCATCGAGCCGAACGAGATTTCCGGTATCGTTGCAGCTGGGACGCAGAACACCGAATCCGTCTTGTTCCTGCAGGCGCTGGATGAGGTCATGCAAAAGGAGACAATCTATGACAGTTAAAGAACTGAAAATGATGCTCAACGATATGCCGGACGACGCTATTCTGTTGACCCGGAGTGCTTTGGACGCATCGGAATTCGAACAAGCCACGGCGCGGGAGATGACCGTCGTTAGCGTTCGCGGTCGTATTATGCTTCCGCGTTGGGCTTATGCGTGTAACCTTACGCCGGACGGACCCGCAAAGAAGGCAGTATTGTGCGACTGAGAAAGGAGATGACAAAATGCGTCCCATCAACCAAACACCTCAAAGCGCCGATGGTGCCTACGAACGCGAGACCATCATCAATTTCTGCGATGCAGAGAAAACCTGCTCGTACTATACGCGAAATTATTCGCGGATGAACGAGTTGCGAAAACTTGCAACAGAGCATCCCGATGAGGTAAAGCTGACCATCGACAAGGAAGATTGCGTAGAAGCGGAATTTCCGAAAAAGTGGGTAAAAATTCGTCCTCCTATGTTCATCTCGGAGGAACGCCGAGCAATCCTGGTCGAAAGCGGCAAGAAACTCGCAGCACTATCGAAAGAAAAAGCGGCACGCAAAGCCGTGCAGGAAAAGGAATAAGGCCGATTGGCTTTATAATATAATTTTTTTAGGAGGAATCATTATGTCCTACGGTTCAGAGGCGGCGGCCCTCAACGCACTTCTCAGCATCTTTGCTGGATTTTGGCTCGTCATCCTGGCATTCTTCGTTCTCAACATTGTGGCCGGCTGGAAAATCTTCGAGAAGGCCGGTCAACCCGGATGGGCGTCCATCGTCCCGTTCTACAACAGCTACATCCGGTACAAAATTTTCTGGGGCAACGGCTGGCTGTTCTTTGTTCCCATCGTCTGCACTGTACTTGGCGGCATCCCGCTGCTCGGCACGCTGCTGGTCATTGTCGGCGTCATCATTAACATCGTAACCTTGTACAAGCAGAGTGTCGCGTTTGGGCAGGGGATTGGCTTCACCATTGGCCTGTTCTTCCTGAACCCCATCTTCAACATGATTCTGGCGTTCGGTCAGTATCGGTACTTCGGTATCCCGCAGGATGGCTATTCTTATGACCAGATGAAGCAGAAGTATGATACCTACAAGGCTGCGCATCCTGCTCAGGCTCAGCCTCAGTACCAGCAGCCGACTCAGGAACAGACCCAGAACCCCAACATGACCTATCAGGCTCCTGCACAGCCCAAGCAGCCTGCCGCGCCGGTTCAGCCTCAGCAGCCCGCTGCACCGCAGCAGCCGACCGATAACCAGGCTCAGTAAAATCAGATAATTGCGGCTATAGCGGGCTTTCCGAAGCGGGAGGTCCGTTTTTTTGCGGTCGTTTTCCGCAGATATCCTTTCTTCTTCGTCTTGCCAAGCTGTGCGAACGGCATAAAATAGTAGTTGTACGATAGATACCATCTACTAAGGCGCTTTTTGCGTTCGTACAATTCACAATTTCGCTTTAAGGCGGACTTCCTGATTCTGGGAGGTCCGCCTTTTTGCGTTCATAAAAGGAGAATGAAAATGAAAGTAGCTTTTCTCAACTGCACCGATGAACTCAACCCGAAAGCCGGTTCCGAACTCGCCTGTGTGTTTCTTGACAAGATACCGGGAACCCTCGAGTTTTGCAAAACACTCAAATTGAAGGACCCCAACCTGTATTTCGATGCGTATGTCCACAATGGCCAACATGTGAATGCGTCTTACGGGTATCTGAAGGCAGGCGTTCCTGCAACGGTCGAGGAGTATACGCCGCTGCTCAAAGAACTGTACGCTGTCGGTTACGACAAAAACAGCATCGAAGTATGCCAGGATTTCAAATTCTGATATAAAAAAACGCATAGAAAGGAAATAAAACATGGACAGTAGTTGGAAAAATCTTCAGATTCGCATGGAAGCTGCTTGGAATATGCGCACAACCCCTAAAACCAAGCGTCCTAAAACCGGTGATATCATCAGCAGCGCACATTCCCTCGATTGGAATAAGAAGAAGGTGCGGCAGCTTCAGCAGCAATGGAACGATGAAGTAACCAAACTTGTGACTGACCGCAACAAAGCTATTTCGGATGTCATGGTTGATATCCTCACACTCATCCGAATGGATATAAAAAGTGCATCTTCTGTCCTTATCAGTCATGATGCAGCGAAAATGCTTTGGGAAAAGGCGTATGAACGCGGTCACTCAAATGGCTTTAACGAGGTTTATTATGCTATTGAGGACTACGAAGAAGTTGTCATCGAAGCTTTGAAAGGGAAAAGGTGAAAAAATGGAACTCGAAGAATATCTACAAGATAACAATGTAACCCTTTGGCGAAATAACCGTGCATTAGGACCTCAGCAGACGAAATCTCTTGCGGATTTTGATTACGCGGAAGGACTGGAAAACATTACGGGAAAGATGGTTTGGATTTGCGACTATCGAGCAAACGCAGACCCAACCAAAAAACCAATTCGTGGAATTGAACCCACTCCGGTGGTGGTAACGGATGCCAAGGAGACGAATAAGACAATTTATTATTCTCCTATTTATTTCCGACCTGTGAAGAACGGTCATGTTATGTCCAAGGTGATTGCTCCAATGGATAATACAGGCTATCGGGGATACACGGGCGAATCTGTAAACATCTTCTACACGGTTGAAGACTGTGTAAAGTGCTACCGTGAACAGGTGCGACAAGCAAAGGCAATCTACCAAAAGGAACTTGCTCGTATAACCAATCTCTTCAATGCAAGAATTGGGGAACTGAGTAAGTCTTTGAATCCGTTTGCAGGTTACAACATTTCGGAAAGTACCGTAACGGTAAAGGTTCGTGCATGGACTACAACGTACCAAACTGCAGAATTTACCTTCAGCCAAGAAATGTACCCCACAGAAGAAAAAATCGACAAACTCAAAAAGCAGGCACTTCGTCTTTTGCCAGAAAAAATTCGCAAAGAAACCGACTGGCAAGCGAAAGGACTTGTTTTAAGGAACGTAGATATTTACGTTCTCGTCGATGGGATGAACGATAAGAGTGCAGAAGAAAAAGTTGCGCTCGAACTGAAAATTTGAGATTGCCATCGAAGCTTTGAAGGGTACGAATAAACAATAAAAATCAACGCTGAAAGGAAAATTTGAAATGCTTTCTGTTAAAGCAGGCGATTATCTCTGGATGGTCGAGTTCCGCTTTGGGGTTCCTTATCCCGAGACGATTCGCAAAATGGTGGTCACACACACGGATTCTGATACCAACCGTTTTGAATGCATCCCGACTTCCGGAACCGCAAACCGCTTATATGAGTTCGATGCCAACGGTGTCGAGTATCGAGAAGATACCACAGTCGGCTATGAGCAGTATTTGCTGATTTTTGAAAACAAGGATACCATCTACGATATTTGTGACGCCGTCAGATGCACAAAAACGCTGTATATGGCAGCACAAAACGATTTTAACAATGTTTCTCTCGAAACCCTTAACGCAGCCGCTAAGATTCTCGGCGTGAAATACGATAAGGTGAAAAGAAAGTAAAAGGAAAGCAAGTCTCATCTGTTTGTGGCTTGCTTTTTCTGATGTTCGATATTGCTAATGCCGCCAAATGTATTGTATGATAGATACTATGGCGGCTACACTGAAAGGAACTGAACTACAATGACTGATTATATCAATACCTACAATGAACTCTGCGAGAAGGTCAAGCGCTGGAGCGCAGCGTATTATGAGCAGGATGCTCCTGCCGTAACGGATGAAGAGTACGACCGTGCAATGCACGAGATTCGTGACCTCGAAGCCGCGCATCCGGAACTCGTCACATCCGACAGTCCCACGCAGGTAGTCGGCGGCAAACGCGTTATCGGTATTCCGGTTGAGCATCGTGTCCCGATGCTTTCGCTTCTGGATGTCTTCTCAGACGATGAGGTGCGCGATTTCACGGCTTCTGTGGAGAAGGAATATCCTGATGCCACCTTCTCTATTGAGCGCAAAATTGACGGCTTGAGCCTGTCTCTGGTGTACGCTAAGCCTGCCAGTTCTGACGGAAAGCTGCGGCTCGTACAGGCGTCCACTCGCGGCGACGGTCATGTCGGTGAGGATGTTACCGACAATGTCAAGGTTCTTGGCATCCCTGTCAATATCCAGATGCCGGAAGGTATCTGGAAAATCGAATTGCGCGGCGAGTGCTATATGAGCGAAGAGGACTTTGAAGCAACCAACGCCAAGCAGGAAGCAGCAGGGAAGAAGCTGTTCGCCAATCCCCGTAACTGCGCTGCCGGTACGCTGCGTCAGTCTGACCCGGCTGTCGCAAAGGAACGGAACCTGAAAGTGTTCATTTTCAATGTGCAGAGTGTCAATGACGGGGAGGATTCCTCTGAGTTTGCTGACTCTCACTGCGACCAGCTTTGCTATCTGCGCGATGTTTGCGATTTCAAGACCACCTACTACGCGCATTGCAATGATACCGACAGTATCCTCGCCGCTATCCGCGATATCGGGGAGCATCGGTATGATATCGATTATCCCATTGATGGCGCTGTCATCAAAGTAGACGAAATCGACATCCGCAAGAAGATGGGTGAGCGGACCAAAACTCCTAAGTGGGCTATTGCTTTCAAGTATCCCGCTGAGGAAAAGGCTACGGTTCTTCGCCGTATCGTGTTGCAGACGGGTCGTACCGGCCGCGTCACTCCTGTGGCGGAATTCGACCCGGTACAGTTGGCTGGAACCCGTGTTGAACGTGCTACTCTGAACAACGCGGATTTCATCAAAAATCTTGACATCCGCATCGGTGACTCCATTGTTCTGCACAAGTCCGGTGACATCATCCCGAAGATTACCATGGTCGAGAAGGAGAAACGTCCGGCAGATGCTGTGCCCTATGACATGTCCAGTCAGGTTTGCCCTGTCTGTGGCGAGCCTATCGCTTCCGTGAACGGGTCTGTGGACCTGTATTGCACGAACGATTCCTGCCCCGCTAAAACGGTCAACCGCATCATCCATTTTGCATCCAAAGCGTGCATGGATATCAAGGGTCTTGGTCCTCAAATCATTCAGGACCTGGTCGATAGTCGGTTCATCTCCAACCCCGTAGACCTGTACTGGCTTTATGAGGAAGAATCCGAACTCATCGACATGTACGGTGAAAAGACGGCTAAGAAGCTGCTCGCAGCCATCGAGAACTCCAAGACCCAGAACGCAGACCGTGTTCTTAAAGGTCTCGGCTATCGTCTTATTGGCGGTCATGTTGCTCGTGCTCTGTTTACCCAGTGCAAGGCAACGGACGGAAACCTGCTCGGTTTATCTGCCCTGTATGTGGATAACATCAAGGATTGTAACATCCCCGGTTTCTCTGATGCAATCTATGCCGCTCTGGATGCAATGCTCTCTGACCCTATGTTCAAGCAGGAGGTCACAGCCCTGTACAAGGCTGGCGTCAACCTCGATTACCATGCACCGAATGCATCCGCAAACGGTTCCGCTGAGGATGCTGTATCGCTTTCCGGTAAGACCTTTGTAATTACCGGAACCCTGCCCACGATGAGCCGCGAAGAGGCTAAGACCTTTATCGAAGCACACGGCGGTAAGGTGACCGGCAGCGTATCCAAGAAGACCAGCTATCTGGTCGCCGGTGAAGCCGCAGGCTCTAAGCTTGATAAGGCCAACGCTCTGGGGATTCCCGTTCTGGACGAAGCAGGGCTTAAAGCTATGGTAAACGGGTGAGGTGGCATCATGTACGACACTAATCGTATTGCTCGTGCTGCTGAGCCTTGCGCGTACCATGAAGCATTTGCTGAGGATATGAGACGCTGCGACAATGCGCTCGGTATGGGCGGACTCATGGGCATCAACGCCGAATGCTGGCTCGATGTACTGAACGGTATGACGGATGCTCAGATTGCTGAGTATGTCAGCACCAAGTATAAGCCTGGTATCCTGAATCCGTTCAGGGACACCTCGCTTTACATCAAGCACTAATCTCATCAGCCGTTCCACCTCTCGGGGTGGGGCGGCTTTTTCTTTTGAAATGTTGTCTTGACGGCGTTTGCGAACAGTATAGAATGAGTATTGTACGATAGATAACAAAACACGACCAACCATTTATAATCTGACAGAATTCAGACAGGCACCAATCGGTGACCTGTCTTTTTTTGTTGCAAGACCGCGCAAATGCGGAGAAAGAGAGCTTGAAATGAAAACCATTAAATCCATCATTATTTTACTTGTTGCGATTCCCGCAATGGCTGTCTATGCACTTTTCGAAGCCATCAACGCATTGGCAATCGAGATTGACTTGGTTCGTATCCGCACCATGATGCGTTGCTGCCGTAAGTTTAAGACGCTGTAACTACAAGTCGCTCATTTTTATTTATCACAAGCCTCGAAAATACGAGGAGAAAGAGAGTTTACTATGAATGCCAACACCATCAATTCCAAGAATGTCATTTCCGGCGTCAACGATTTGGCTACCAAATGTCCTAAGATTTCCGCTATGTGGAGTTCCAAGAACACATACACCCCTAGCGAAGTATCTGTAGGCAGCAACAAGAAAGCGTGGTTCGTATGCCCCGATTGTAAGCAGGAGTTTGAAGCCCGTGCTTTCCATATCGCAAGGTCCTTGATGCGTGGTAATACCGGTTGCTCTGTTTGTGCAGGTATCAAGGTCGTCCCTGGCATCAATGATTTGGCTACCAAGTGTCCTAAGATTTTCGCTATGTGGAGTGCAAAGAACACATACACCCCCAGCGAAGTATCTGCAGGCAGCAACAAGAAAGCGTGGTTCGTATGCCCCGATTGTAAGCAGGAGTTTGAAGCTTCTATCTGCAATGTAGTTCATACCGTACAAAATGGCAGTACAGGTTGCCCTGTTTGCGCAGGTCGCAAGGTTGTTTCTGGTATCAATGATTTGGCTACCAAGTGCCCTATGGCCGCTTCCATGTGGAGTGACAAGAACGATTGCTCTCCCAGTGAAGTATCTGCAGGCAACAACAAGAAGGTATGGTTCGTATGCCCCGACTGCAAGCAGGAATTTAAGGCTTCTATTTGCAATGTCGTTAAATCCTTGATGTACTACCATACCGGTTGCCCTGTTTGCGCAGGTCGCAAGGTTGTTCCCGGAATCAATGATTTGGCTACCCAGTGTCCTAAGGTTGTTCCTCTGTGGAGCGACAAGAACGATTACACTCCCAGCGAAATTTCCGCTCGTTCGGAAAGACGCGCTATCTTCGTATGCCCGGATTGTAAGAAAGAGTTCGTGACAAGCGTTCGCGCTATGACACAAGCTGCTACGTCCGGCAACACTCGTTGCCCCGAATGCAGAATGCGGATGCGCACTATCAGTGCGGCACGCAAGGACGAGCACGATTTTGAGAAATCTGTCGGCACCACGATGACGATGAAGAATGGAAGCAAAGCCACCTGTATTGCTTATCATGGTGTCAACAACATCACGGTAAAGTTCGAAGACGGATTTGTTTTGTATCATGCTCGCTGGAACCAATTTGTCCGTGGTGCCCTTCACCACAACCAGAAAAACATCAACGAATAACAGAAAAGCCATCTGACACACAGTTGGCTTTTTTGTTTGGAAAAATCAGAAATTAGTGTTGACAGCGCTTGCGAACGGCATAGAATAATAATCGTACCAAAGATACCAGTATCATTACCTTTATAGGTAGTGTAACAATAGCCATATTCACAATCCTCTTTTCTTGAAAAGGACAGACACTCGTCATGGGTGTCTGTCCTTTTTCTTTTGGAGGTTTTTGCGGACTATCTGTTATTGGTCATGCGGGAACATTCCTGCATCGTAGTACACCACGATACGGTGATAATAATAGATTTCCTGCCTAAAAAGCGGGACGTACACGCTGCGTTAATGCGAAAATCGTTGTTTTGCTGCAAATACAGCAAAGCATCCTTTATACATATCCCAGCCGCGAACGCCGCGTTAGAGCATCTTTTATACATGTTCCAGCCGTGGGTACAACGATAAAGTGCGTTAGCATAAAATGAATATCAATCAAAAAAGGAGAATTATCATGACTAATTTCAAGAAGATATTTTAGCAAGTAAGCGCTTTTTTCAGCAATCATAAGATGCTACGTCGTCTTCTCTAGCTGCTGTTAAAACGCGTGATACTTGCGCTCATCGAACAAATCCCAGTCCCCGTAATTATCGTGATTGTAATTGCGATACTTGCGATAGCAATCTTTTACGCTTATCTGCTTCCTGTAATAACAGACAAACACACAAACAAATAACAATAACCCCCTATCTTGGGGCTCTACCTGCTGTGGAGATGATTTCAAGAGCAGCACGTTGGCCCCACGATACGGGGTATACTATGAAGGCACATATTCTCAATGTTGGTATCACCAAGAACTACTTCAATGCCGTTTCCAACCAGTTTCTCCCGATGCACAGCGCCGCTTGCGAGCCCATGGACAACATCCTGTCGAACAGCACCGGCCCTGTAAACGCTCTGGTTGCGTTCGTACCAGGCTCCGAGAAGGACCTAATCGGCATGGTTACTGCCGACTGGGGCAACGGTATGGACATCAACGAGGTGAGCGAAAGCCTGCAGTTTGGCTCTCGTCACACCGATGAGGGTCCTCTGTGCATCCACGGCGTAGGTCTCAACAACTTCCTGCTGGTCGCTACCCGGAACAAGTATCCGTGGTTCATCGCCACCAAGAAGCCGGAAGAGGATTCCTACCACCTCGTTGACGGCCCCTTCGACACCAAGATGAAGATTGTTGAGCAGCAGGATATCCCTCTTGCCGACATCGTCATGCGTGATGCCTACAAGCCTCTCGGCGCTCCCTCCACCATCATCTATGTGGAGATGGACAAGAGCACCGCAAGCACTATGCTGACCCAGAATGGCAGCTGCGCTCCGAGCAAGGTTTCCAGCCTCAATGTGCTGCGTCGTTCCCTTGCGGAGCATTTCGGCGTCAAGTATCGCAACTACCTCAAGCCCGATGATTCCGGTGCCGCTCCCGCCCGTATCCTGATTCCCGACTATCAGATGGCGAACGGCAAGACTTGCGATGTTTTCGTCAAGCCTATCTTCCAGCGCTACAAGGCTGTGACCGGGACGCATCATCTGAGCGTGAACTACAATGGTCACGATATTCCTGTTTCCGTTGAGGTCGGTCTGCTCAATGCAGCCGCTACTCAGACTCGTGCAGTGACCGGTGGTTACGCCCTGAAGCACTATTATCAGGGGAATATGAGCACCCAGGGTGTGGATATCCAGCTCGGCGACCGCGTTATCGCTACCGCACAGTTGGATACCATCTGGGACCGTGCTCGTCATCCTTCCTTCAACCTGTTCACCGGCACCATCGCCATCGATATCTCTGACCTGCCGCGTGGGTTCCTGAACACCCTCGCAAACAAGTCCAACATCGATTTGAGCGATGAGGGCTGGCGTGCCATCTTCGATGCTGTGAAGGATGCTGTTCCTGTCGTGGAAGACAAGACCTGCCCCCTCGAGGAGTACGCCAAGCAGTTTGCTGAGCGTATCATGAACAACACCGGCAACAAGGTCGAGCTCCAGTTCCCTGTATATGCGAACCGCACTCGCATCGATGTCCTTGAATACATCGACGAGAACCACTGCAACATCTATGATTTCATGAGCACTGCTGCTAACATGAAGTCTGTTGCTGAACTGCGCACGCATTGGGACGGTATGGTCTCTCAGGGTTGCCAGCCGGTTTCCGCTACGATGTTCACCACCAGTCGCGGTCCGATGCTCAGCCACACCTGTGAGGAACTGAACAGCCTTATCCAGTCCATGCCTGATGACAAGATGAAGGCGGCTCTCAAGGTTGCGAAGGGTGATGTTGCGAAACTGCCTCACTACAACCTCGAAATCGTGGTAGACAAGAACCTGCCTCGCTAATCACACCAACACACTTAGCCGTTGCCCTTTGGGGTGGCGGCTTTTTTTGTTGTCATCTGACAAACAAAGTGCTTCCTGTTCTCCCACAATATAATGCGAGGTATAGCATTTTGTTCAAATACGTGCTATAATGGGCATAAAAAGGAGGGTCCGGTATGGCTGAAAATAATAATAGCAATGGCAAAAAGAGAAATGATATTTTCACGAAAATCAACGATACTATATCCACTTTTCTTGATGGCTACCCGCCTGCCGTTCAGACCGCTGCAAGAGTCATCGTCTTTGGTGGCATGTTCCTGCTCGTCATTGGTATTCTCCATCTCATTTCGCCTATTATCGTAACGGTTGTTGGCAATCTTCTGAGTCTCATCTTCACCTACGGCATTTTGGCACTTATCGTCATTTATATCGTGTACAGAGCCAAACTCACCATGACCCGCGATGAAAACTCCTTTCTGCTGAACGAACGCTTGAAGTATCAGAAGAAGGAGTACGAGGAACGCGAGCGCAGAAGAGCAGAACAAAACAAAAAACAGTAAAATTCAATAGCATTTTCGCTGTCCAGCTTCGGTTGGGCAGCTTTTTCTTTTTATAACGATATTTTCCTGTTGCCAATACTTGCGAATCGCATAAAATTAAACTCGTAGGAAGGATGTGGTTGCTTTGAAGCTTTTAGAATCCGTATTAGGGAAGGTGGCTACCATCGGAATGGCTGGCTATCTCTTTGGCTGGCTTTGCTTTATTGCCTGCGTCATCTGCACGCTCGCAAAAGCTGCACAGTGGCGCGATGTGGCCGGTTATTGCGCGTTTCTTCTCGGAGGCAGTTCGATGCTCATTGCCGTTGGCTTTTTGGGGCTTGCGGTCATTGGTCATATTCAGCATAAACGATATGTAAAAGGAGGCAAAGCACTGCCTAAATAATAAGACAGTGCAAAAACAGTATGCAACACAAGAAAATTCTATTCGCCGCAGCTGTCATGATGGCATCCGTAGTGATGTTTACCGGCTGTGCATCTCAGGAGATTCAGGACCGGAAAGCGGCTTCTGAGGCAGCGGCTATCGCCGCCGCGCAGCCCACTGCCACACCGGCACCGACTCCTGCACCTACGCCAGAGCCCATCAATGCATGGTCATTGCTTGACAATCTTCCAGAGTTCGCTGTAGGGACTCTGGATAAGCCCGATATGACATGGACGGATGGGTTGCCTTTGGGTGTAAATCCTCTGACCTATGAGGATGGCGCATTCGTTTCAGGACTCTATTCCTCTGCATCCGGCAGTTCTACACAAATCAAGAGCGTGTCCGTGAAGGATTTGAACGAGATGCCGATTTCCGGATACCTGAAATTGTCCGTTCTGGAAACGGGGGAAACGGTCATCGACAGTATTGAGGATGCCGTGACCGGAGAAGGTCTGGAAAAAGATATCTCGGATTTCTGTGTCTGTACCGAGGGTGAGAATGGGGAATCCGCCAACTACTACCAGATTGGCTTCAATGGTGGTCCGGTATCGAATGTCATGGACAGCACCACGGCTGCTTCTGACGGCATGACTATCGGGAACGCCTTTGAGAATGGCCTTTTCTATTCGACGATGAAGCCTTCCGCTCTGAAGGATTTTCCTGTTGACGGCACGCCCGAGGAGAAGTTCAACGCCCTCTATGCGGTATTCGGTACCCCGAATGGCCTTTATTGGAAGAACAGCCCGACCGGCACGCAGTATACTTCCTTTGATGAGTTCCGTGACGCGGAGTACAACAAAGAGACCGGTGCCAAGTCCTTCTACCTCGTCTGGAACTACGAGGACTGCACCGTTGTGGCATCCTGCAGCGACCAGTTTGACAGTGCCGATGTGAAGGGCACGGCTATCACCGATATCTATGAGTTCCCGGTATTGCAGGGCACCGAGTACATCAATGAAGCCAGCACTGATACTTTCTGGGGGTATCTTGGCTACGGCGACGCGCCTGTCCGTCTGACGGGTCTGTATGCGACTATGCCCGGCGCACCTGCTGAGGACGCTGCCGCTGTTCCGGAATCTGATACAGCAACCGAGTCCGGTGCTGCATCTGATGATGAAAACGCTGCGAATTCTGATGCAGCCGCGAGTGAGAGCACCGATTCATCGTCTGAGGCTGTAAATTCTTCTGTCACTGTCCAATAATTTTCTCAGATTTCACCTTTAAGCCCTTGCGCGAATGTGCGAACCGCATACAATGAAAAATGTACGATGGATACCAACCGAAAGGTAATTCACACATTCACAGTTCTGAACCGTTAAGGCAGACTTTCCAGTCACATGGAGAGCCTGCCTTTTTGTTTTGGAATTTGATTGCAGGAGCCTTTCGGTGTATGCATCGTAAATTTATTTTTTAAGGAGTTTGTTCAAAATGGACGATAACGCTTACCTCGACACTATCAAAGACATTAACTGGGATACCTTCTATCAGCAGAAGATGGCTCTTGAAAGCCTTACCGATTACCTACACCGCAACAAGGAACAGGAAAACGGTATGTTTGGCAGAGCCGCTGCCTGGATGGAGGGCATCCTGACCATGATGGACGGATTCACGGATGCTGCTGCAGACGAGAACGCGTTCAGTTATCCCGCCCGTGACGAAAATGACCGGCACCTAGATTCCCGATTCAACGATGTTCTTGACCAGTACCCGCAAGCTTCGGCTTGAGATTTCTGATTAAGGAGGAATTTACAAATGCGAATTCGGGAAGGGTGTATTTTAACCGCCACCAATAGCAACGACGAAAGAGTCAAGTCTCTTATCGGCTGCAAGGGTGCCTTGCATGTCGTAAACGGCGAGCCTCTTCGGTTTGTCGTGGGGTCAAATGAGAACGCTCGCTCTTTTACGACTGCCACGACAAAGCGGCTCGGCGTGATTGGCGTGAACATTTTCGTCTCAACCGTTACCGGGACCGAATACACATTCGAGTTCCGTTGATTTCACCAAATACGGCTGCTGTTCAAGAAGAGCAGCAGCCGCGTTTTTTGTTAAAGGAGTTGATTTTTTTTGAATATCATTACTCGTGCTTCCGTAAAGGAGCGCATCCATGTCGAACAAATCATTCGCAGCCAGCCGCATATGCACAACAGCGGCCTTGTCGATATTGTTACCATCCCGGTTCGAAAATGTTTAGGACTTTCTATGGATGTCTACAAACCAGTCGGAGAGGTCAAAGAACCACTACCCATCATCCTGGATGTTCATGGCGGGGGCTTGATTGCCGGCCGCAAAGAACAGAACAGGAATCTTGGTATCCAACTGGCAAGAAGAGGCTATATCGTTTTTATCCCCGATTACCGTCTGGTTCCCGAAACGGATATCTTCGGACAAATCTCGGATATTCTCGATGCGCTCGCAGTCATTGAAGCGAAAGCGGCAGAGTTCGGCGGCAACATCGAAAAACTCTTCGTTACCGCAGACAGTGCCGGTGCTTTCTTGGCCTCTATGGCCGTTGCTTCACTACACCATCCTGCCGAGATGCAGCCGGTCATCCGCCGCCTTGAAAGGTATATCCCGCAAAAGGTTCAGGCTCTCCGCGTGACTGCCATGGGTTTTCAGAGTGGGATGTTCTACCTTTACAAAGGTCAGGTTGGATTGCTGGCGGACAACTACATGCAGAAGGGATGGCGCAAAGAGAAGTACGCTTCCAATATTCGTCCCGAATACTATTGCAAGCTGCTGCCGCCGTGCTTTCTTTGTTCCGGAAAAGGAGATTTCCTGAAAGGACAGACAAAACGTTATGTGAAGCTGCTGAAAACCAACCACCAGTACCATCAATTCGTATTCTGCAATGTAAAAGAAGCCGACCACGCTTTTGCCGCACTTCATCCGGAAACGGCATGGGGGCAGATGGCAAACGATGAGATGCTGGCGTTCTTTTACTGCTAAGCACGATAAGATAAGGAAAAATCATGGCACACAAAAAAATTATCGACTCTGTGAAGAAACAGGGTCAAGTAACCATCAAAGACCTCGATGAGTTCCTTCGCTTCGTTATCTACGAATACGATATGCGGACATTTGATGCCAACTATATCAGCATTCTCATTCCCATGCAGTTCGACATCGACAAGGTGTTTGGACTCAATGTCTGCAAAAGAAGTGATGACGACTATGTAATTTTGTATTCATGCTGGTATCCGAACAAGGATGTTTTCGGCAGACAATTTGAAATGCGGCTGTACCACTACGACAACTCTAATGACGATGACGACCTAGGACTCGATATTGTTATGACGCAGAGTCAGTACGATGCAGTCCTGCAGAGATTCGAGGAGCAGTACAAAAAGGCTTACGGAGTTACCGTTGAAAGGGACTGGAAAGACTCTCCTTTTGACTGCGGCGAGAACGAGGAGGAAGAAATTTGAATATCAACCGTTACGCACTTTGCAAGGAGCGCTCCTTGCAGAAAATCATAAGCAAGCAACCGAAACCCAATACCACCGCAATCGGAGTTTGCAGCGAGACGCAGGTCACACATCACATCATCACGAAAAGAAGTGATGAGTGCCTGCCCATCTCTGCATTTGTTCCGAAACACAAGGAAGGGGATGGCAAGAAATTCCCCGTTATCATCGACATCTACGGCGGCAATTTCGTTGCAGGACGCAGTGCTCTGAACACAAATTTTGGGGCATGGTGTGCAGAACAAGGATATCTGACCTTTATTCCGGAATACACCCCAGTTCCTGAAACGAACTTGTTCGGACAGCTCGGCGACCTTTTGAAGGCGTTCGTTGTCATCCACCGCTGTGCAGAACGGTATGGCGCAGATATGTCCAGAATGTATCTGGTAGGTGACGGTGCAGGTGCTGCACTGGCTTGCCTCGTATACGCTCTTCTCTGGAACCCTGTATCCATGCAGCATCTCGAAGATGAACTTCCGTTTGATGTACCGCAGGAAGCAAAACTCACGTTCAAGGCTGTCTGCTTGCAGAATGGTATTCTTGACCTTTCCAGCAGAAAGATGAACGCTATCGCGCCTTATCTCATCGAAAAGGATTGGAAGAAGACCAGCTACGCTGAGTGCCTGTCACCTAAGACTTACGCCAAGATGCTGCCTCCGTGTTTACTCGTCACAAGCATTACCGATGCTCATAAACGTGACACGAACCAGCTGGCTTGGCAGTTAAAATTGAAGGGTACAAGGTATTCGGTACATTCCGCAAACAATCTCTTTGCGAAAGAAAGTTTTGCTGCACGGCATCCTGAAACGCGGTATGCGCAGGCAGTTAATACGGCTATGCTTGCATTTTTCGAAAATAAATAACACCAAAAAAGGAGAAATCACAATGGCTAATTATCACAAAAGGAACAGCATCCGTGCGGTCCAGTGGGACCCCGAAAACGCGCAGAGCTTCGAGGGCATCAAGAAGCTGATTGCCGAAAATCCCGGTATTGGCTGGAAGGCAGATAACATTGTCCGTAACGACGCCAGCGACAACATCATCATTCGCAGCTTTGGCATGATTGTACTGCGCATCAAGCCCTACGAATATCTGGTGGAGGGCAAGAAAGACAGCCTTTTCACCGTTTCGCCTGAAACTTTTGAACTCATGTATTAAAGCGTGACAACTATAGCTGCCAGTGTTGCGGAGCACATACTACCGTAAAGAAGTCTGTCAAGCTGCATGTACATCATCTCGAAAGCCGTAAGGTAGGCGGGAATGCGCCAAGTAATCTTATTACTTTGTGTACTACTTGCCATGGTGCGCTTCACAAGGGAAAAGTATCTCTTGATGGCGAGAAACGCGGCAAGCCGCTGCGAGATGCCGCTTTTATGGGCATTATGCGCAAAACCTTAATGGCTCGATTACGCGAGGAACTGCCTATCCCTGTCCAAGGGACTTATGGCTATATCACAAAAATGCTCCTTCTGGTGAAAATCGAATCGTAAAGCAGAGTGTCAAAGATGCTATTGCCAAAATGTACAACAGTGCCAAAGAAGAAGGAGTTGAAATGATTCCGTGGACTTGGGACCCTGAGTACAAAGGAATTGATGACTATCTGTATGCGCAATCCAAAATTGGCGGTGTCACGCACTGGGTAGACGATGTAAAGCCTGCAAAGTCTGCTCATGTTATGGTTCCTATTATGACTCCGAAGAAGGTAGAAAAAGATGATGATATTCAGATTCCGCTTCCGCCTGTGCCAAAAAAAGAAGAATCGGTGTTCAAAATTATCAATATCCCATACAGAGGGTAAGAAAATGCGCAGAGATTACTCAGATGTGACAGATTTTAATCAGTTACAAAAGGAAATCGAAAAGTGCTTCAAAAAATGGGACACTATATATCTGAAAGGGAGCAATGGAACATCTTTCGTTTCAGATGGCGTTGTCCTCAATATGCTGAGGTCAGATATTATCTGGCTTCGAAAGAAAAGAAGCAAAGCTAACAAAAATATTCCCATCGCGGGGCAAATGACTTTGTTTGGAGATGTTATACAAGAGGAACGAGAAATTCCTCCTTTGATGTCACGCAATTATATGAATCCAAACACAGTCAAAAAGAAGGAGTATTTGCTTCTTCACGCTTTTGATTAAAACGCAATGGTGAAAAAAATAAAAAATTAAGGAGAACAGACAAAATGGTTAATAATTCTAATATCGTTAATGCAATGGTTAAGTATCACTTTTCCGATGGTATTCACACTTTGCCCTGCAAAGTAAACAAACAGACGCATGAAGTCTTTGACATCAGTGGAAAAACGCAGCTCGTGAAGGAATTAGTCGAGGATGATGATTTTTCCTTTGATAGTGACGAAGAAGCCACTCTCTTTGAGGTATACGAAGACCTAGATTATGCAGAAGTTGAGGTTGATGGAAAACTCTATCCGTTCCAGATTCTTGAAATGATTGATGAAGCACTCCAAGATGGTGGAATGAATCCTATTGAAGAGTACAGTGCCGTCGAAAAAAGCGGCGATTACTGGGAAGCAGTGGATGGAATGTCGCTGACTCAGTGCATCCGTTCTTGGCGTTGGTGGGAACTAAAAAATTCCATCGAACACAACCGTACAGCAATTGCTGATTTTATCGGAGCCAATCCCGGAAGTGCTACCTATGTTAAGGTCTTGAATGGGAATACAAACCAGACCGAGATTTGCGATATGCTAGACAAAGCTGAGGCTCAGATGCCGGAAGACAAATTTATGCAGTTCTTTAACAAGTACGATAACCCGAATATTTGGGATATTAACTAAAACTGCGATTCCAAGTTGTTTCAGCCAAAAATCAAGGAGAGTAAAAATGGAAAGAAGCATCAGAGCTTAAACAGCAACGATACCGTTGGGCAACATCTGCCGGATATCCTAACGGTTCTTCCGCTAAAAATACAGCACTGTTTTGGAGCAGACCTTTAAAAGATGAAAAGACTATCTTTATTACAGAAGGTGGTTTGAAAGCATCTGTTGCAAGTCATCTGTCTGGTGATTTGTTTGTAGCAATCCCCGGTGTAAGCTGTATTGCAACATTCAAAGACTTGCTTCAAGTTTGCAAAAAAAACGGAATTTGTCTTGTCGAAGCTTTCGATATTGATGGCAAACTGCTTCCAAAAGAAGTTGAAAAAGGGCAAGAAGGAAATCACATTACGGTTGAATCTGCGAGAGAAAAATGACATCAAGAAAAGCCATGTAAACGATGCCCGTTGTATCAGCAAGCATCCATTTGCTGAACCATGCAGTGTTTGCTATCGCACAAAAGCTATAAGGCATCACAATCGTCAAACCCATAAAGCAAACTTCTCAAAAGGTAGCATTCGCAAAAGAAGCCAAATGCCTTATGTTGTCGAAGGCTATCGTCTTTGGGATAAGGTTCTCTACAAGGGGCAAGAGTGCTTCGTTTCCGGTCGTCGTGCATCAGGAAGCTTTGCTCTCAGAAAGCTTGATGGCACTGTCGTTACAAACAGTATTTCATTCAAAAAGTTGCAGCTATTAGAACCTGCAACAAATTATCTAATAGAAAGGATGTGAATGGGCAATTCCTCCCACGCCTAAAGTCGCGGGTCTCCTTGCCCTGATTTACAATGATTGAATTCAACAAACCTTACGACAAAGCCTACGGATTTTGGCATGTCACCACGGAGGGTGACTGCGAGGGTCGCTCCATCACCGACCTTGGTGTCTTTGAGGGAAATATCGATACCATCGCGTTGGCGCTCGCCGACAGGTGCTACTATTACACCCTTTATTTCACTGCCGTAGACCCCACCGCCTATGACAAGACCCCGAAAAAGGATGAAATCAACATTTCCATTTACGGCGCATCCGGCATGTACGACATGACGAAAGAAGAGCGTTTGGACGCGATGAGGAATATGCTGAAAGACCGTCCCGTTTTTGTGCGGGATGGCGACCGCGCCGATACCTTCATCATCAGCACCAAGCAGGAATCGCGGGAAAAGCGCAGGCAGAAGGTTCTCGATAAACTGACTGCCGAAGAGCGCGAACTGCTCGGCGTTTAACGAGGCTGTGTAAATTATGAAGGACCGCAACCGGGAAATTGCGTTAATGCCGGAATTCGATAGCGAAGAGGCGTTTGACGCTTATTTTGCAGAGAAAACCGCAGCAGTGGCACCGTATCGCGATAGGCAAGGACGGCTCGTTCTGGACGATATCCATGACTTGCCCGAGGTCGTTGAGAAGGTGTTTGCCGGGCATCCGGAATTCACGCATACATTTTTCCATGAGGGCAATTAAACATTTGCATCTTCGTGCGAGTCGGATATAATTGAGATTGTACGATAGATACCATTCTACTAAGGCGCTGACTGCGCTCGTACAATTCACAATTTCGCTTTAAGGCGGACTTCCCGATGTTGGGAGGTCCGCTTTTTTGCGTCAATTTCAAAAAGGAGTGTATTAAAATGACTAACGCAAATGAAATGGCACAGAAAGGCTTCGACACAGGTTTCACCGATGCCAATGACAACGAACTTCATGTGGGTGACTATGTCCGTATCTGCGGTCATATTGGAAAAATCGTTTTTTCCTGTGGCGCATTCGGCATCTTCATTGCAGATGAAGTTCCTTGGGATGCCCTTGAAGAACTGGTTCGGAAAGACAGCGGTAACCGCCCCTCTTTCTTGTACAATGACACCTTCATCAGCTTTTGGGAGATTGTATGGAACTTGAGTGAGGACACGGACGAGCCGTGCTTGCCCTATGTTGAGAGCATCACCGTGACCGGCGGCATTTTCACCGACGAGAACGGCAATAAGGATGTCTTCATGGGCTGCATCAACGGTTGCTCCGCCACATTGACTCAGTGCGAATACACCTGCGGACGCTACTACACCTGTGATACCGTAGCAGTGGCAAACGACCTTCTGCGCGACGACGAGAGGCACGAAAAAGAAAACAACTGACGGTTGGGACGTTTCTCAACGACCGCCAAAAAAGAAAGTGAGGCATTACCATGGCAAAAAGCCGTACTAAAGAAATTGCTCGGGAGAAAACTCCGCAGGAACGCGTAAAGGATAGCTACTCTTACGAGAAAGCCTGTAACGCAGCAAAGAACTCTGGAACACCCACATACCATTTTGCTGTGGGAGACAGGGTGCAGGTTGGACATCTTCCTAACTGTGTTGTCGAAGAAGTGATGGATGATGGCGCAATGTATCTCATCCGCGTCACCACCAAGAACAATGTCGAATATTCCTGCTGGGCTTGGACGAGTGTTCGACCGTTGGATGACGACAAAGACACGCATTTCGCAAAGCGTGACTCTGCACTATCCCGTCTGCACTACTCAAATCGTAGCATGTACTCTCTACTCAGCTTCCATTACCTGTTCGGCGTTGATTTCAAACCCGATTATCAGCGCGGTTCTGTTTGGGATGAGGAGGACAGAGAGAAACTGCTGGACAGCATCTTCGCAGGACGCGAAATTGGTCGTTTCGTCTTCAAGCAGTTGCCCTTTAATCGCACAAACGACGATGGCAACTACTACGAAATCGTCGATGGCAAGCAGCGTATGTTGACCCTGCTTGCTTTTTACGAGAACCGATTCCCGTACAAGGGTGCGTTTTACAACGACCTTTCCGCTCTGGATAAAAACTGGTTCATGGATGCTTCCATTGGTGTTGCTGAACTTGACCAGAATACGACCCGTGCAGAGGTTCTGGAGGTCTTCCTCGCTCTGAACGAAGGCGGTAAACCTGTCGCAAAGGAAGTCCTCGACCATGCACGCGAGCTTCTGAAAGGGGAGACGGGCAATGGCAAAATGTAACTACTGCGGACGCGAAATGCTGACGGCCAACGGTTGCTCGTATAAGCGTGTGGTCATCAAAGGCGAACACAAGAAAACTTTTAACCGTATCAAGGTCGGTGCCCCCGGCGACTGGTACGAAGAGTTCGTTGGTACTCCGGAAGAGAAAGATATCCGCTGTGGAGATTGTGGAGCCAAAATTGGCTACTACCACCACTACGGCTGCGACATTGAGAAGTGCCCCATTTGTGGAGGGCAGTTCTTGAGTTGCGACTGTTTGGAAAACTTCGATTCTGCTGTGCTGACCATCTAAAGAGAGGTAGTATAAACTATGTTGACTTTTACTGTTGAGGAACTGATTCGTTTTCTCTCAAACTGGACCATGACCTTTTTTGAGGGAGCAAAACGCAGCGGTGACATTGTGTTTTCCCGCTATTACTCGTTTTTCAAACATCCGGTTTTGGTTAGAGAACATCAAGTTGAATCGCTCTATGTTATGGTTCAGAACCGGGATTCGTCGGACAATAAGAAGCCATCCTTTTCACGATTCGCAAAATGGGAATTTGGCGGCTTCATTGTGGATAGCAAAACTATTTACATGGCCTCCAAACCCGTAAAAGCGTTGCTTCAAAGCAGCGATTTCATCGACGATATGGATGTCTTCGAGAAACTGGACAGTATCCGTATTCCGCTGTTCCGAAAGAACATTCCGGCAGACCCCGCAATGTTTCAGGATATTCAATCCCTGATTGTCTCGAAGGATGAGGCTACTGTAAACCGCATTGCGGATATGCTGGATTCCATGGGCTTTGATGCCGTTACCGGATATTTCGACCCCAAGGAAGACGAACGCAGCGGCGAGGTAGATTCTCTGACGGGATACTACTACGTCGATATCTAAAAACAACCAATTATAACAAGGAGTACATTAACATGGAACTGAAACTTTCTTCTAATTTCAGCGGAAAACCCGTATCTGTCGTCGTCCCTATCGAGAAAGTTATCGAGGTGTTCTGGCCGAAAGACGAGAAACCGCCTATTTCTCTTACCGTATCAACAGTTCTTGGCGCAGACAGGGCCAATGCGGAATTTTCTCTTGGTGAAGAAACCAAAGAGTCCTATCCCGGCATTTGGCTTACGACCGATAATGTTAAAAGCCATCGCCACTGTTCTTGGTTCCGCCTCGAGCTGCCGAACGATACCAACGACATCGTAATGGGTCATCTTTACGCCGGTGATGATGATATGGAGACTGACCAGCCTCTTGCCATCATTGCTGACGGTATTCGTGCTGACGGGGATGAATCAAAACGCATCCTTTGGGTCGATGAAGATGTAACGTGCGTTAAATCCATGAATGACGATTATCTGAATCGTCAGAAAGCCATCACCGAAAAACAACTCAGTGACCTTTCTTCCGGAATTTTTCTTCAAAATTTCGATTATATCGTTTACGGCAAGCGCCTTGCATCCAAATCTGAAAACACTGTGGAGTTCGTGGAAAACACTATCGTTTCCCACAACAAACAGGAGCTCGATGTGGTTGCAAGCAGTATGGAAGCTATGGGGCTTTCAGTCGAGACGGGTTATTACGACCCGAACGACGAGTCCTCCGTCGATGTTCCCAAGCAACTTATCGGCTTTCATTACGTCGTTCTGAAGAAAAAGGTTTAAACCATAGGAGGTTTATATGTACTGCAAAACTATCACAAAGGAAATCTTCGATTCCTATATCGCAAATGACTCGGATACCGTTCTGGAGGGTGTTATTACCAACGCTTTCGAAGGCACCGCTTTCCGCCGCTTTGTGCGCGTTCCTTTGGCTAAGGGAGAACATTATGTCGAAGCGCTGTACGAGCAGGATTTCGGCTCTTTCCCTCTGGCTATGGGTGCGTACCATTTCAGCATTAAGAATGGTCTCGAATTCATGGCGTTCATCGTTGACCGCAAAAAAACCTGCTGCAAGTCTGCTGCATTCGCACTGCTCTTTGACGATTACCGGCAGGCAGATTCCAACTGGGTCACGGCTGAAATGAGAGAAAAGTTTCTCGCATATATCGAGAAGAACTACACTCCCTCCGCCGAGGTGATGAACGACAAAAAGTTCCAATCCTTGACATACGACAGTGCCGTCAAGCAGTATGTTTATGACCGGAACAACGACACTACATCGCTCGACTTGATGCTGAAACTCCTTGAAAAGTTCGACGATTCCGTCATTGTTGACTACCTTGCGAATCCTTCCGGATGGGAAGAGCGGTTTGCCAAGGTTCTGGAACAGTCTGGAATCTGGGATTCGTTCGCCAAGGAGTTTGCTGAACCTTTTGTGGCATATCTGGTTCAGACCAGGCAATATCTGGATGCGTTCAGCGCTGACCCTTCTTGCTGGGAAAGTATCTGCACGAATCTGATGGCTGCTGTCAAAGACCGCAAAACTGTTCGCCTGAACATTGAAGCTGGTGGCAAGTCTATGCAAGTCGTGTATCCTGCTGTCGGTATTGAGTCCTACGATACGATTCGGACTAAAAGTCTTGACACCTTCGTGATTTCCCCGGTTCGTCATCAGGAAGAAGTGGAACATTTTCTGGAAGAAAATTGCCAGTGGTACGGTCGTGGACACAGGCACAGTATTCCCTTCAAGGTTATCGTTTCCGTATCGAGCGGGCGCAAGGTTCTTTGGGAAAACCCGCTATTCGGGAAATAATCGAAATACCGTTGCGTGCTTATGCGAATGGAGTAGAATAATAGTTGTACGATAGATACCATCTACTGAGGCGCTATCTGCGTTCGTACAATTCATAATTTTGTTTTAAGGCGGACTTCCCGATTTTGGGAGGCCCGCCTTTTTGCGTTCAAAAAAGGAGTGTATTTGAAAATGGTGAACAAAGCAACCAGTACCACTTGTCATTCATGCGACAATCCGTACTTTGTGCGGGCACAAATCATCGCAAAAAGTGCCGGTAGTCCCGCGTATCGGTTCGGCATCGATGAAAGCGTAAGTCTTCCGGGAAACCAGCATGGCTTTGTCAGAGACATACTTGACGGCGGAAAGATATATGTCGTGCAGATGTTCGAATCTACCGAATACCGCTGCTATGCGTGGCTCGATATGAGACCGGAATACGGATACAAAGACATCGGTTCCGTTTACGGAAAGCCGAACCCTTACAAGCCGCTTCCTGTCAGCAACTACAATCACACGGTTCGATTTTTGCTGGGTTTCCTGTACTTCTATGATGTTGACTTGACGCCTGGCTATCAGAGTCGTTACGCCTGGAATGAGGCTCGAAAGGTCGCATATCTAGCCGATATTTTCGCAGGAAAAGATGCCGGAGAAATCGTATTTCAGGAAATTCCGTCGTCTGACCCGATGCCAAAGTATCAACTCATCAAAGGAGAGCAGGAAGCCATCACCCTTCGAGAGTTTTACGAGAATCGGCTTTTGTACAAAAAAGCATGCTACAACGACATTCGTGCAGATGATATTTTCTGGTTCAGACAGACCATGCTGCGAATGATTGTCTACAACGCAAAACACGAACCTTCCACCGAGCACGAAGACATTGCGATTATCGGCAGGATTCTTTTCGGAAGATACTAACAAAAAAGGAGAATATTATGAAAATCCAAAAAATCAACACAGGCATCCTTATCACCAAAACCGCGAAGCAGCCGAGCGCGAAAATCGAGTTTTCTCTGGATGAACTCGATGCGCTTTCGGAGTTCTGCGAGAGGTTGCAGGACGAAAAGGATATCAGAGAATACCTCAACACTGCGGTAGCGATTCCGGATTCTGCCGAGGTATCGGCTCCCATTGCCGCCAAGTATCTGCGCGATGCAGCCCTCTTTGAGCAGCTCGTGGACGAAACCAGACGGAATCAGGAAGAGAACCAGAGCGATTTCCTCACTGCCGTCAGCGATGCAGTTTCTTTCATCGAGAAAAGCCGCGATGTCAAAGAATGGCATGGTTTGACAAAGGATATCGCAGAGCGTTTCGCTCGTGAATTCATGGCAGAACGGAATCCTGGTCGTTGGTCGGGGTTTGGTGAGGTCCCTGAAAGTGTCAGCCTTGACCCCCTCAATTTTCCCATCAACGACATTTATCCAAAAGGCAACAAACCCGCCCTTCGTATGCAGCTTATCAGTGTGACCTATCCCAGCCTTCACAGAGTTTGTGAGTGCAGCATTATCGAGGATGGTGTTGACCTGTGGGCTCGCCGTACGCTGGATTCTATGACTGCCGGAACTGTCGAGGACCTGGTCGAGACTGTTCTGTATGTGGCACGCATGTACGAGAGAAGCAAGTGCTTTGAACGCATCTTTGTAAACCACATCCAGATGGAGAAATCGGAACACGATGCTCTTATCCGCCATCTCAACGACCCTGACAGCATTAACGACGGGTATCAAATCAGTGATGTCGTATTTGCTGCAGACAACACCATTGTTTCCGTCCTTTGGGAAGGAAACAGCAAAGATGGTGTTTCTGGTATGGTAACACTTGCCGTGAACGGTAAGACGGTATACAAGACAAAGAACACCAAGGTATTCTGCAACCATTGGATTCTTCCATACAACGGTGCCGAATACCATGTTCTTGTCGATGTACTTCCAAAGAAAACCATTCTGGAAGAAACTGTGTATATCAGCGAGCCGTACGCTGAGCGCATTGAGAAGCACCTTCGCGGCGAGGAAGCGCAAGGCGATGGTTCTTCGCTGGGCAAGACTGCGAAATTCTCCGACGGGTTTGAAATGGACATCCGCTGCTGCGGCGGCAAGGACGATTCTTGGACTGAGGCTATCCTGTACGATAATACCGGCAAGGAAGTTGTCGCCACTGAACCCTGCGATGGCTTTACCGGCTGCTGGGAATTGAAGGATGAAGACACCAACACGGTATATCGCGCCCATGTCATGACGAAACCGAACCTCAACTAACCAATAGCATTCAGCCGTCTGCCTTCGGGTAGGCGGCATTTTTTGCTTGCCATGCTGTGCGAACGGCATAGAATAGATATTGTACGATAGATACCATCTACCAAGGCGCAATCCTGCGTTCGTACAATTCACAATCTGCAAGCATTCAGGCAGACTCATCTTCGGGTGAGCCTGCCTTTTTTGTTTGCGAACGACAAAAAGGAGCTTTGCAATGAAAACACTTGTTGAGGTCCAGACTACCGAGGAGAAGAACCAATGAGCACACCAAGCTTTATCGGAGTACTTTGCAAAGAAGGAATGGAGGTTCATTATGACCGATAACATCATTACGGCTCGGCTGTTCATCGACATGGACGGCACACTCGCAGCGTGGCAGCAAGCCGCGTGTTTTGAAGATTTACTGCAGGAGAACTATTTCCGGGACCTGCCTCCGTATCAGACGGTGGTGGATGCCGTAAGAATCCTCTGCAACGCGCATCCTGAACTCGATATCTATGCGCTTTCCGCATTCATGCCAGAAAACCCCGCTGCGGTAGGAGAGAAATCCGAATGGCTGGATGTGTATGTACCGGAAATCGATGCTGCACATAGGATTTTCGTTCCTTGCGGAGAAAGCAAGGCTGCGGCAGCTGCCAATCGTCTGAAAATGCCGTGTATTGATAAGTCTTTCGTTCTTCTGGACGACTACTCTGTCAACCTGCATGACTGGAAAGAGAAAGGCGGCAGCGGCATTAAACTACGCAACGGTATCAATGGCAGCATAGGGACCTGGAAAGGCCCTTCCGTGAGCCGGTTCAACACCCCTGAAACACTCGCAACGCTCATCTGCCGAGCGGCAAAAATCAGAGCTAACGCCTGAGGCGAAAGGAGAAATAGTAATGTTCCCGACTAAAGAAACCATCGAAGTGCTTCGCACCGAATATCCCAATGGCACCCGCGTTCGCCTTGTCAAAATGGATGATGTACAAGCCCCGCCTATTGGCACGGAGGGTACGGTTGTCGGTGTTGACGGCATTGGCAGTCTCATCATGCATTGGGACAATGGTTCCAGTCTGCATGTCGTGTACGGCGAGGATGAGGTGGAGAAAATCTGATTCCTGCCTTGCAACAAAAAAGGAGAAAAGAAAATGAGTAAACTGACCAATACTATTCGCACAGAAGTTGACGAAGACTACTTCATGGATATAGCAGATTTTCGCGATTACGCTCGCAGCATGATGTTTCCTGACCCTGTTGGTATTGACATGAGCGATGAACTCAACGACATGGTTACAGAAGCCGTGAACAGCGGAAAAACGACTCTGGAAGATTCCTTCAAGAAACTGGTCAAACGCGACGCCAAAGGTCGTATCGACTATTCTTACAGCGATGGGTTTGACGGTTTTCGATATGGTCAGGAGCTTTTGTGCTTCTGCGATACCGAAACTGCCGCCCAGCGTCTTGGCAAAAAGTAGAACAGGGAAGGGAAGAACGTTCCACTCCTTGGCGGTTTGACATTTAATGTCAGAAAGGAAACAAATGAATAGATGGAATGTTTTTTGTAACGAAAACGCTCCTTATCGTATTTATTATCGTCAAATTGATATTGATGGATATGAGATGTATGTCATGTTTCCATTGCCAATGACTGGCATGGAATGTGGCTGGGCAGTATCGCATGGTGCAACTACGGCAGCTACTATTCAGGAAGCTGTTCAAAAGTTTTATCCCTTTATGGTAGAGTATATCTGCGATAAAGAGGATTCCGACAACGATACACAACAATACATTCTCAAAAACCTCAATTCTCTTGGCAACTCTGTGGATTTTTGGGGCAGAAAAAATGACCGTCAACATGTCATTGACAACATGAGCACAACGCAGAAATCGCAGCTTTTGCGCTACATTCTGCGAAATCATGAAGCCTTTGACAAAATGACTTGCCGTGACTGGAAGAATTGGCTGCTGGATGACGCTGAGTCTCAGTTTGGTATCTGGTTCTGATGGCATTAAAAACGGCAGGCAACATCCCAGCCCCGAACAAAAAGAAGAGGAGAATTATTCTATGAGCTATGGTTTTGACATGGGCTTTGCGCAGGCGAACAGTTTGCAGGAAGCCATGGCGATTGCGCTGGAATACACGCAATTTCAAATGACCGAAAAGAATATCAGGAAAACCATCAGGGATAATCGGTATTATATCCCTTCGGTTCGTACCGGATATATTGCGGATGAGGAAAGCAAAAACCGCAGAGCCGATGTGCTTGCGGATACCGCTGACCGGTATTGGCTTGAGGCATTGTTTACCTTCCGTTTTCTGTATTGGGAAGAGCACAAGCTGCTCTGTATCGTCATGATGCCGCCTGAGAACGCAAGCGAAAAATGGCCGCTGAGTGTATATTTCCAGAATTCCTGCGACCAGGATTATCCGCTTTCCGACTGGAAGGAAGGCAATATCCCGTTCTTTGCAAACGCCGCCGCAAAAGCCGAAAACTATACGGCGGAAGAAATCCGCGCAAAGTTCGACTACGAAATCGAAGATGAAAACCTCGAATATTATCGGCGCAATACTTGCTACAATGATATTTTTGAGGCACTCGCCCTCGAACCGTGGCTGTACAACCATTGCACGGATGTGCCGTTCGTAACTTTCGCTTTTCAGGGGATTCAGAGCGAAGCAGAACGATACCAGTATTTACAATGGCTGAAAGCTGAAATCCAGTAGCCGGTACTTGCCCAGATATGCGAATCGCATAAAATAGTAATTGTACGATAGATACCATCAAAAACACAATTTGTGTTCGTACAATTCACAATCTGCAAATAAGCGGACTTCTCGATTTTTGGGAGGTTCGCTTTTTGTTTTAGGATGAAAGGAGTTTTTATGAGCAACCCGAAAAAAGCGGTTTCTCCGGTCGATGAGTTTATCAAGGTTTTCCATGAGATGAGCGCCCGATACGGTCGCAGCGAACTCTGGTATGACTACATCGACATGCATGCCATTGCACTTGCGAACACCTGTGATTTGCGGTGCAGGGATGTAAGAGAGAAACAGTACCATGCCATCGTCCAGAAATACGATGAAAAGACCGTACAGCAGTTTGCGGTGCTTACCGCCATTACAATGACGGCGCTTCTGGAAAACCCTGAGCAGGATTTTCTTGGCACCGTTTATCAGAATCTAGGATTGGCCAAAAGCCGAGCAGGTCAGTTTTTCACGCCATACAATGTCGGGCAGATGATGGCACGCATAAACATGCCGGATTCTTTCGTTCTGGACAAGTCCCGTATCCTGCGGGTGAACGACCCGTGCTGTGGTGCCGGATGCCTGCTTCTGGCGGGGTACAATGTGATGCGCGAGCAGCTGGAATCCTCTGACCCGGACTGGGACAAATGTGTTTTGTTTGTAGCACAGGACATTGACCCTCTGGTCTGCAAGATGTGCTACATCCAGATGTGCTGCATTGGCGTTCCCGGAATTGTCGTAGTTGGCAACTCTCTGTTTCCGGACGCAGAGCTGTCACCAACAGATTTTTGGTTTACGCATAAGTATTTTGCTTTGGACGAGAAAGCCCTCGAAAATTTAAACTAACAGAAAAAGGAGTAATGATAAATGCATATGGTCACCAAAACCTACCAGCTTCGCGATGGTGAGAAGCTGACTGAATTTTACAACGGCATCGACTGGAAGCCGCTGTTTGAGTTCGTCCAACGCTATTACGGCATTGGCGTGGAACAGCCTCCTGTACCATGTCTTAAACCCAACGGTCGCATTGAGGTGCATTGGCCGGAGAATCTGCGCGATAAATGCGGTCTTTTCGGCCATACATACCGCGAAGTGCATCTGCAGACATTCTCGTCCTGCTGCTTCCACGACATCACCTACGACAAGGACATTGCCGATAAGTACCTCGCTCGTCCGGACTTTTACCGTTTGAATATTTCTTTGGAAAATGACTGCAACGGCACTTCTTCGGATGCTTATATGCAGCTGACATTTTCGCTGAAATACATCGAATTTTCCGGAGGGTACAACTTCGCAAGCCTGTTCAGTGCTGAATACCGTAAAGATACAGGCTGGGTCGTTGTTTCCGGAGAAGGCGAAGTTCTCATGGGGTCGAAGGAATAAGAAAAAGATTTGCCGCTCATCTTCGGATGGGCGGCATTTTCAACGCTAATGTAAGCAGGAAATCCGAGGTCGTGCTCAAAGCACATTGCGCGTATATGACACGATGTGGTATAATCCAACAGGGGTGATATCGTGAAAATCTGCACTCTTATTGGCGGCGTGGATGGTGTAGGCAAATCAAGCTTAACCGGTTCTTTGCGCTCCGAACGCAGCGATTTCGGCACTGTAATAGACCATGACAAACTGGTCTTCCAATGCGGCGGCGACGAGTACGAGGGCGGCAAGCTTGCCGTCAAACGTATCGAGCAAGCCTTAGAGGACGGCGTGAATTTCACGCAGGAGACAACTCTTTCTGGGGGATATCCGAAACGCCTCTGCAAACGCGCAAAGGAGGCAGGATACTATATTCGCCTGTACTATGTCGGTTTGGACACTGCCGAGGAAAGTATTCGGCGAATCAAAAACCGCGTAGAACGCGGTGGACACGATATCCCCGCCAAAGATGTCAAAGCTCGATTTTCTCATCGTTTCGAAGATGTCCTCAAAATTCTTTCGTATTGCGATGAAGCCAAGTTTTTCGACAATGACAACGGATTTGTTCTCGTGGCAGAATACCGTAACGGACAGATTCTTCCTGTTGGAACGTATCGTCCCATGTGGCTCAGCCGACTCATGGAGCAATTTGATTGACATTTTCCCCGCTCATCTTTGGATGGGCGGCATTTTTTCACTTGCCAAAGTGTGCGAACCGCCTAGAATGGTATTTGTACGATAGATACCATCTACTAAGGCACTTTTTGTGTTCGTACAAAAATTCATAATTTCGCTGAGGCGGACTTTCCGAAGAATCGGGAGGCCCGCCTTTTTGCGTAGAAGGGAGTATTTATATGGCAACCAGAAAAATCTTATTCCGCGGTCAGACTCGGCGCAAAGGGGAGAAGACCTCCATATCCGGTAAGCCTCTGCCCGGCATCTGGGTCACAGGCGGCATCTTTCCTCAGAACAAAGGCTATGAACGCGCCATCATCTATACCCAAGACCCGAAGGTTGAGAAGCATGTTGTATATGCTGAAACAGTAGGGCAGTATACGGGAGTTGATGATGTGTTGGAGACCCCCGTCTTTGAGGACGACATCATCACCTTTTGGCAGAGAACCGACACGAAACACTTGCAGCGCTACAAGGGTATTTTGAAGTACGACGAGGCGCTGACAAGCTTTACGGTTGTTTCCTGTGAGCCCAACCGTCTTAGTGACCCCCTTTTCCTTTGGGATTGCTCCGATATTCATGTGGTTGGAAACACTTTCGACGGTGAACTCAGCAAGCGTGAGCAGGAAGTTTCGTGTACTTACGCGAAATGCCTTGCATTGGCAAAGGACATTGATACGCTTCAACTTTGCTACGGTCCTCGTTTTAGCGCTCTGAGGGTTGACAGCCTCTGGAGCAAAGCTTTTGAGTTGATGGATGATGTGACCCGCTCTAGAATCATTGAAGACTTGAAGTTCTTACAAAAGGAGTGGCGCGGGTATGAGGAGAAGCCGGTGAAGGATGCTCAGGAAATCCTCGATGCCATTTCCGAACTGTTCGGTAAGGAGGCGGCGTCCGAATGATTTCTGAGAACGAATACCGCAATGCCGTTCGATATCTGCAAAACCTTCTGAACGGCGGTCTCATGGGCGCAAGAGGAACTTCTCCTCTGATGACGGCCATTGAAGCCTGCGAACTGCAGATTCCAAAACATCCCATCTCTAAAAGCTGGTCGCCGAATCTCTGCCCGCATTGCAATGCTGACCTTGGCGGAGACTGCAACGACGGCTACTACGAGAACCCTCACTATGACCGCTGCCCTGTCTGTGGTCAGCGGCTTGATTATAGTGAGTAAAGGAGCGTGAAATATCATGATGCAGCAAGAGTTTGAGAAGCTTACGAAGGTAAAAGTCACCTCGGAGGAATACAACGTCATTGAAGCCGCATACATGGCTTGTCAAGAAGACAAGCAGGTTTTCTGCAAGCAGTGGCTCAAAAAAGACGGTATCCGGAATCTGTTGAAGGACCGGCTTGCGGAAATCAAAAGTCTGAACAGTACCATCAAGGAACTGGAAAAGAAAATTGATACCCTCGAGGACTGGAAACCATCCATCAAGTACGGAACTCATTATTGCGATACTTTCTATCGCAACCTTTCCGCAGCCTGTGAAAGAAACGGCAAAAATCTGTTCGCTGTGCAGTCCGATGCAGAGGTATTCATTGCTGCCCGCTTCGGCTTCAACGCCTCAAAGCTCGTCATCATCCCGGATGTGGAGACTTATGAGTCGAACCGACACGGAACTGTCCGGCTTGCAAAGGCCGAAACCAGAAAACCCTTGTATGTCAGTGAAAGCTTCAACTATGCACGATTCGATGTGCTTTGCCAAGGCGGTCATATGCAGTGGGAACTGGTTGACGGCAAGCTGTGCGACTACGAAAGTCCCAATATCTAATCTGCGGGGAGCAATCGTTTCCCGTGCCCAACAACGCGCAGACCCCAATGCTGTCTGCGCACAATTTTCCAAAACCATATCAAAAAGGAGCGTATTTTTATGACCTTACCGACCAATCATCCGTATTTTTTTACTTGCCCCTCGTGTGGCTGCAAGCTGATTTCCGTATCCAGCGGTGTGAGGGCTAAGCCGCATTGCCCGGAATGTGACTACTTTGCCGATGACGCATTCGTAGTCAAGGACCGCGTCGTGAACGAGGCCATGAATGTCATCGCCGACAACGCGGAACTGGCTGAAAATTTTGCCGAGACCGTCAAAAACGAAATTGCAAGCGATGATGATGCCTATGCACACATCGGGTTTCACCTGGCAAACGATATCCGGAATCAGAGTCCCGCATCTGAGGTGCTCTTGACCCTTTGCGGCTGGAACATCAACACGCTGCTCGACAAGACTCCGCCTATCGCCATCAGAGAATAATAGTAAAAAAGGAGAACGACAAAAATGTTTAACGACATCAACCTTTCCAACGCTTTAGCGTTGATTGACAAGCCCGTATGGGTCATCACAGAGGTTCGCGGCCGTAACAAGAACAACCGCACCTATTCCAAGTCCCGCAGCAAGAATGTGATTTATCCCGCCACTATCACAAATGTGCAGGTGTGGCGCGGGTATTCTCACAGCAAAGGGGATACCGGTTGCCCGAAATGTACCGTCACCGTCGATATCGCCACAAAGGACGATACCGGCACAGAGATTTACTTCGACCTTCCGAATGAGCTGCTGAATGTCACGGTGTTTGAAAGCAAGGAGGATGCCGAGAAGGAACTCACATACCTCAATTCCAATAAAAACACCATGACTTATTCCGAGCAGCGTCAGCGCGAGGATAAAAACAACGCAAAGGTGTTCGGAATCACATGATTCGGAGAGAAAATCGCTTTTCTCCCTTGCCTATTTATGCGAACCGAATACAATTAGAACTGTACGATAGATACCATTCATAAACGGCATTCTGTGCTCGTACAATTCACAATTTCGCTTTAAGGCGGACTTCTCATCACGAGAGGCCCGCCTTTTTGTTTAAATTTTCAAAAAGGAGTGTTTTATTATGACCGAAAACGAAAAAGCAAGAGAGCTCATAGCTACCTCTGAAACGACCGTGAAGGTTGACCCCCAGAATGGCTGGTATCTCAAGCGGTTTGCCGCCCTGCAGTTCGAAGGCTCCGTGGACAATTTTGGGACAAATATGCCAATTCATGTCCTTGAACAGCAACTTCCGAAAGAGGATACCATGAAGTTGGATGACGCTGTCATTGAGGGTCAGGATATCGATTACAGCAGGTTTTATGACGAAAAGGGTAATGAATATTCGTCAGTTAGTGAACTTGTGCAGACACGGCTCGGCCTTGACGATGACGATGCCATTCAGGAATACAACAAGGAAAATCCTAGCTTGCCGTACATCCCGTATGAAAAGCTGCGGGACATGGATAAGAAGGATATTCCGGAAATGTTGTCGTCCGTCGTTGATGAAGCCGACTATGTGGATGCATACAAGGAAGTGACCCATGTCGCATCCTACCATGTGGAGGTCACTCCTATGAGCAACAACTATGAAGCCATGGGATTCGCGTTCACACATCAGGGACTCAAAGAATACGAGAAGTCTATCGACAACCATATTTTCTATCCTTGCCGCTGTTACGCACATGCAGGGGAGAAATATGGCCGAGAAGCGGGTGACTTCTATCCTATCATGGAGTTTCTGCACAGTGCCGGTGAGCAGCTTCTGCGCGAGGATATCAGACGGTACGACATCAAGCCCGCCGTTATCAGAACAGAGGAGGAGATGCACGAATTCTACCGCACGCAGCCCGATGAGATGATTCTGGCCGCATTGGTAGAAGTCGATGACAAGGTAACCGGAAAACGCTATTGCAGCATCCGCGTCTGGTGCTCCGGGCACGAGGTTAGGACCCGGTCTACGGGTTCCTACTATGTCCTGAATAAGCACTATCTGACTGTCAACAAAGATGACATGGTTGCCACATACCCGTATCCGTTCTCTTGTGACGATGGTGCCAACACGCTGTTGAAAGCCACGGACACGAATATCCTGACACCCGTGGAGCGCCTTTTCCTCTGGACTGAATACAAGAATCCGAATCCCATTGATACAAAGAAAAAATAAGGAGAGTTTACCATGAATACCTACAATGTTGTCATTTCTGTTTCCACGACGGTCTGCATCGACGCTGAGAGTCCTGATGATGCTATCGAAAAGGTAAGTCAGGCGTTAAATAACGACGATGCAAACATTAGCGCTGATGTTGCCAGTAGAATTGGCGATTCCATGCGAAACTGTCACTATGAGGTGACGGATGCCATCCCGATGGATGAGTGAGGATGTTGAACTATGACTGAGATAGCATTTTTGGTGAAACACGACTCTGAGATGTACCGTAAGTACTTCAAACAAAAGAACGAGCTGGACAAGTTTGTCGGGTTCGCATCCGCGTTCATCGACAAATACTTCGTATCGCGTAACAAGGACTTCGATTACAGCTTTTCCACGAACATGCGCCTTACTGTGAAACTTCCGCCGAATGACGAAGAATGGTTTGGCGCACAGCTCATGAAGGAAAAGACGGAGAAGGGGTTATGCGTGTTCAAGAAGAACTCGCCCATGAATAAGCGCTGGCACGAGGAAGTTACATCGCACATCAATCCCGATTCTCTGACAGCAAGTAGATGGTGGTTCATGGATTTTCCGTATTGCGGGAAATGCCAAATCGCCATGTGGGATGACGGCTGCGGTAATGTTTACGGGTATTATTCCACCCAGGCTGCGCGTCACAACTCCGGAAAATTGCCCGATTATGTGCAACCCATCAAGATGAGCGAGTATTACATCGCTCAGGAGCGCTGCAAGGAACTCGATTCTCTTTTGTCAGAGGCTGTGGACAAGGGGAACCGCGCATCTCATATCGGCTCCTATAAGGCAACCTTCAAAAAGACCAGCGATGGTTCGGACGGTACAGGCTTTGAGGATAGTACCAGCGTATGTTTCTCGGTTGAGCATTGTGCAATGCCGTCTAATACGCGAACCGCTATCGTTGGCCTTCTTCACGATTATTGCTTGAAAAATCAGCTGTCTCTTGATGACCTTGCCGAGTTCGAGTACCTCGGACCTGCCGAGAAAGCCGACAGCCCCGCCTAAATCGCAATTTTACGCATAAAAAATCAATAGGGAGTGCAAATCATGACTCGTTTCTACATTGAAAACGCAGAAGAATTCGACCGTGCATGCCGGTTACTGGACAAGCGCGATGTTCCTTACGACATCGATGGCGGTGACCGTATCATGGTCGCGGATTGCTACGCCATTCAGGTCATTGGCGTGTTCGAGTTGTTCGACATCGACTACGAGGAGGTATGAGCATGCTGCGACTTAACAAAATCAGTCCTAAAAAGCCTTGCCCGTTTTGTGGTGCCTTCCTTGAAAACGAAGCACCCAGCACTATCTGGTGTCATCCGCAAAACAGCTGCTTGCTGAGCCTCCGTGGCATTACCGGAGACGACCAAATTGCTCAGTGGGATACGCGCTTCGATGCAAAGGGAAAGAAGGTGCTTGATGATGCTGAATGAGCTTTTTGCTCGTGAAATCCTTGAAACGAGCATTGCGCTTGGCATCCTCCAAGAGATGAACGGCGGCGTCGTTATTTACCATGAAGCAAGCAAAGAAGACCCCGAAAACCTTCCTGCCGGGTGGTATATCGACGACAAGGATTATACCACGTTTTCGATTGCCACTGACCCGGAAGCTATAAGAGAACTCAAACCGTGTCTGGTTGAGGCTGGATATCAGTATGAGGAAAGGGAAGCGTTTTGGGAGAATATCCTTGGCAACACGGCTCCCAAACTTCGCTTGCCGATAAAAGTATCGCAAATCTGAAAGGGGAACTATCATGACCGATAAGAGCATTTTTACCGCGACCCGTATTCGCGGAGAGGAAAAGGAATTTCTCGGCAGTGTCCTGCTCAGTTCTGAAACGGATACCGCTTCCGAATTTTTCCGCAACATCATCAAGAAAGATGTAAAGGATGTTGAGGTTCAGAAGACCGAAACTGGCTATGTCTTGACCGACAAAGCCGACCGAGACGCCTGCTACATCCTGACTCGCACGCAGCTTGACGATGCTTTCTGGAACAGCTGCACAGCTGATAAGAAGCATTGACGCTTTTCCCGTCCACCGTTTGGTGGGCGGGACTTTTTTGTTGACGCCGGAAAAGTTTGCAGCACGAACGAAGCATTCGGACTGCAGGGGGAAGAAATAGTGGAGAGGGAATAAGGGCAAAGAGGCTGCTGCACTTGGCTTTTTCCTTGTGCAACAGTCTTTTTTTGTTGACACCACTTGCGAACCGCATAGAATTGAGATTGTACGATAGATACCATCTACAAAGGCGCTATTCGCGTTCGTACGATTCACAATTCTGCATTCACTCAGGCAGACTTACCATTCGTGGTAGGTCTGTCTTTTTTTGTTTGCAGGCACTTTGAAAGGAAGAAATAGTATGTATAGTTTCAACTGCTTAATCAAGACCGATGTCAGCCTCGTTAAAAGTTCTCTTTCGGAAAGTCATGGCGAGACCGAACTTCTGGCGAACCTGTACGGAAAGATAATCTGCATTGAGGACGATGCGGACGGGATGAGCCCGACCGAAACCGTTCCGACGCCCGTGGATGTGTTCGATATCATTCTCGGTTATCGAGAAGCAAGCGAGCTCATTTCTTTTGCAGAAGACATGAAGAAACGAGCACTACACGCGGCTCTTGAAACCGCCAGATACGCTCTGAAGAAGTGGGATAAGGACGGCATCAGCATTCAGAGTTCGTTGGAGAAGTGTTTCCGCACTATCCCGATGGGTTCCACAGAGGCGTACAACCTTTCGTACGCTACCGACATCCTTTCCAACCACCCCTGTTCCGAAGCATGCGAGCTGTTCTATAACGGCATCGAATGGAAGTGCTATCCGGACGATGCCGAACTGAACGATGTTATTGCGCATCCCGAACAGTACATTGTCATCCCTGTGCTGTTTTCCGATAAATGATTCTTGACCTGTGCGTCAAAAAAGGAGAATGAAAATGAATACTAATTTTTTTGTTGCAGAAGATGAAGTGTTTAACCCCAATAAGGTCCTTACACGAAAAGGAATGGATGCCTTTATTGGAGACAGAGGCATCAAAAGTTACGCGGGTGTTTTAAAAAAAGATAACAAACTCTTTTACAACTTTATCCGCGTAAAAGTTGCCGAAGGAAAAAACTGTGTTGATGCGATTTATGCGCGAAAAGCAATCGTATCGAACGGATGCTTACGAAATGATTTTTTCTCTTTTGGAGAGTACAACTTCGTCGCATTTGTGACCAATGGGAAAATCTATTGCGACTTGAAGAACTTCTTCAACGAACGCTTCGGCATCGAATCCATGTCCTATGAGGATGTTGCGAATCAGATGCACGATGAAGTGGAGAACTATATCCGCAAAACGTTTACGGATTGCTACGTGGACACAGATATCAAAGAAACGGGCACAGCCGAAGCCAAATATGAATTTGTCTTTGGCAAAAAACGCCATATGTTTAACAACATTTCCTTTACGGCAAATCCTATCTCTTCCAGCGATGCCATTGTACTGTTTCTCGCCAATCAGAGTGAGTGGGCGAAAGAGTATGTAGAGAAGATGCTTGAAGAACAGGAGTGGAGCTTAAAGCACATTCGCCGACAGGTATCCATCGATAGATTCAAAGAACAGAAACTTGCCGAATATACAAAAACACCAAGCAAGGATTTAATTCAGGCAAAACTGTTTCACGATTCGGTTCCAAAATCTGGTCAGGTAAAAGTAACCTTGGATATCGATGGAAAGCAGTTTGTCGGTAGTTTTGATTCCACGTTCTTCGGCTATACGGGAGCTAATCTTGATGAAGCAATTCTTCCTGAGGCCGGTTTTAAGTATCCGGATTCTTTGAGAGGCTATTATGAGTTCCTGAAAGACAACAAGATAAATGTCGAGTGTAAAAGCGAAATGTTCCCATTCGCTTTCGTGAAAGAAATCGCTGCGTTCCGTGGCGACAAGATTTTCTGGAAGAGGGAGGCTTGACCTATGGCTCTCAAAATCGGTCCTTGCCCTAAATACGGCAACACTACATTCATCGCAACCGCGCACGTAACCCAAACTTGGCTGGTGGACGAAGACGGCGACTTTATCGAAGCCAAATCTGACTGCGATGAAGTAACCCATGCACCTGATGCCGAGGATTTGTTCACATGCTCCAAGTGCGGCGAAGAAGTAGCCGCAATCAACGTATAAAAAGCGTTTTCGCGAAAACTTTTTAAAAACCATTCGCTCGTATCATCGTCAAAATATCATGGTGGGGTAACGGTTTGTTACCCCACTCAAATTTTAAAGGAGTGTTTATATATGAACCGCGTACCTGAGATTTTCCTGTCTGAAGTGTTTGGTGAACTCCGTATTATCGAGGAGAACAACAAGTTTTATTTCTGCGCTGTGGATGTCTGCAAGGCATTGGGGTATACGAACATAACCCGCGAGCTGAACATCCACTGCCGTCAGGACGGAATCAAGTCCGGCCGCGTTGAGGTTGGCGGCATTCCCCGCATTGTCAAGTTCATCTCGGAAGGGAATGTATACCGACTCATCTGCCGCTCCAATAAGCCTGAGGCTGAACAGTTCGAGACGTGGGTTTTCGATGAACTGCTGCCCACGATTCGTCAGACCGGCGGATATGTGAACGACCCTGTTGTTTTTGTGGACCAGTGGCTCCCTAATACGGATGCTAAAACCAAAGCTTTGCTTGTGACTTCTCTGGAAGCCGTCAAGAATCAGGACAAGGTCATCGGTGTCCAGCAGGAAAGCGTTGACTTCCACCGCGCTGTCAGCGCCTCAGTCAACAGCGTGGACTTTGGCGAGTTTGCGAAATGCCTTGCCAACGACCACATCAACATCGGTCGAAATCGCCTGATGGCTTGGCTGCGTAAAGAGAAGTACATTGACGCCTCGAATATTGCCTACCAGAAGTACATCCAGCAGGGGATTTTTGAGGTCAAGGAAACGGTATATTACATCGGCAAAGCATCCCATACCGCACGCAAGACACTGATTACCCCTAAGGGTCAGGTATACCTTGCTAAGAAGGTTTCCAGCGGCTACAAGGGCTAATAGCATTATACTGACCACTGAAAAGTAGTCGGTATTTTTATTGACACCACTTGCGAACCGCATAGAATTGAGATTGTACGATAGATACCATCTACAAAGGCGCTATTCGCGTTCGTACAATTCACAATTCTGTATTCACTAAGGCAGACTTACCATTCGTGGTAGGTCTGCCTTTTTTGTTTACAGCAAAACAAGCACTTGGAGGTGCATTATGAACAACAATGAAATACTTGTCCGCAAAGCTATCGAAGACAAAGAGCGTGAAGCAAACAGCTATGAAGACCAGGAGTGCTACAATGCAGCCTACTGCTATGGTTATGCTGCCGGTGCAACGGATGCGCTGTCTGCCTTGAAGAATCCGGACCCAAAAGAACTCTTTATCATCCTGTCGTACTACTCGAACGAGGACGATGGCGAGTTTGACCGCGTCGGCAGCCGCGACAAGGGTTATCCTACGCTCGAAGCCGCCAAAGCAGCAGCCGACAAACTCTTCAAAGAGGACAAGGAAAACCGTCCCGAGAACATCGCTGTCGCTTACACCCTTGATGATTGCGTCCGCGATATCGAGGAAAACCCGCTGTATGTTGTCGGTGAATGGCAAAAGAACGCTTTTGGAAGCTATCACAATTTCTACGCAGTTTTCGGTGTTTCTCTCACCGAGGACTAAACGCAAGGAGGATTAAAAAGATGCTCAAGGTATTAGGCGGCCGATGCCGCAGTATTCCCGTTGTTGACGGGAAAGTGAATCTCGTTTTGAAGACAGTTGTCCCAGCACCAGCAGACAAGGAAAAAGCTGAGAAACTCTGCTCCTTGAACGGCTGGGCACCGCACACCGACATGTTCAACAATCTTCTTATCACTGCTCCTGTATCTTTGGATGCATACCGCCTTTCGGATAGTTCCGTCATGAATGCTTATATCGGCTTTGCTGAGAAAGCAGCGACCGCTCTGGTCGGTAACAAGAACGGATATCTGATGGCCGGCGTCGCATCCTACGGGGCTGTTGGCTAAGAAGTCTTCGACCTTGCTTCGTTACATAGCGCTTTTGCGCTTTGTATAGTCCGTCACATCACACACTCAATTTTTCAGGCTCTAAGGAGAAGCCACACTATGCGCAAAGATAATCTCATCGACAAGCCCATCGCTGTATCTCTTTTCGGAACCGTTGCATCTGCAACTCTCATGGTTGCTTTTGCCATTGCTTATCGCATTGCCGGTCTTTTTGTTCCTGACACGAATGCTGTCATGGTGGCAGTTCACGGTATTATTTCGCTTTGCGGGAATATTTTGATGTTCTTCACCATTGCCACCGTTGCATCTGTCATATACAGCAAACTGCGCGATGACCGCGCTATAGCGGAGCGTTTTGCAAAGCCTCCAAAGTCATCTGCTGTCTCGTCCGTTCTCACCCGAATCGCATTTGCAGCAATCATGATTTGCGCCGTTGGATTCGTCATCGAAGTCGTCGGTATGTCTCCAGTAGCCATATTCCTGAAGGCAACTGGTGCGCTGGAAGCACACGAGGCGTTTCTGCATGGATTCGAGATAATCCTGTCTTGCGTCTGCAAGGTCAGTTTTATAGTCGCTGTTTTACTTGCTTTCGCTGCGTATAAGGTGCGGTGGGAGCTGTAAAACACTTACATTAAGCCGCTCACTTTCTGTGGGCGGTATTTTTGTTGCCATTCATCGGCAAAATATAGGATTACTTCTTGGCAAAATTGACATTTTGCCGTTATCATTGTATACTATACTAAAGCGAGGTGGCAGTATGGCTTATATTTCGGTCGCTGATGCGGCAAAAAAATGGAATCTCTCGGAGCGGTCGGTTCGGAACTACTGCGCTATCGGCAAAATTCCGAATGCAGTTCTTGCCGGTAAGACATGGCAAATCCCGGAAGACGCAGAGAAGCCAAAACGAACAAATGCAAAAATCGAGAATGCTCTGTTGTCCGTTCTTCGGGAAGAGAAAAAGAAGCAGAGGAAAGGCGGAATCTATCACAAGATTCAGGTTGATTTGACCTACAACTCAAACCATATCGAGGGGAGCCGCCTGACGCATGACCAGACCCGCTATATTTTCGAGACGAATACTATCGGGTTCGAGAGCGGGGCTGTAAATGTGGATGATGTTGTCGAGACCGCGAACCATTTCCGATGTATCGACATAGTCATTGACAACGCTATGTATCCGCTGTCGGAGACGCTCATCAAGCGCCTGCATCTCACGCTAAAAAACGGCACAAGCGATTCCCGGAAAGACTGGTTTGCTGTTGGCGAATATAAACGCGTTCCTAACGAGGTCGGCGGGCGAGATACCACCGCTCCGGAAAAAGTCGAAGCGGAGATTTCCGAGTTGTTGTCTGCCTATAATACCGTCCCGAAGCATACGCTCGAACAAATCATTGCGTTCCATCATGACTTCGAGTGCATTCATCCGTTTCAAGACGGCAACGGGCGTATTGGCCGACTTATCCTTTTCAAGGAATGTCTTAAAAACAACATTGTCCCGTTTATTATCGAGGATGACTTGAAGATGTTCTATTATCGCGGGCTTCACGAATGGAACCATGAGCATGGGTATTTGGTGGATACCTGCTTAACGGCACAGGACAGATTCAAAGCATATCTGGACTATTTCAGAATCCCGTATGGCGGCTGAATTTTACGAAATCCCTGATGGAGATAAAAGGGGGATAGTATGAAAATCAAAGTGATGTATCGTGCCCAGTGCCTTGCTGCAGCTTTGGGGTATGGACCCGAGTATGATGCCGAAAACATCGACGAACCTACGCTCATCATTTCGATTTCCAGCACTAACGATAAGCTACCGCTCATCATGAACGAGGCCGACAACGAGAATATCCGGCATATCGAATACCTCCAGTTCGATGACATCGACACTGCCGAAAGCGTGCATGGGCTCAAACCTATGTCTGACGAGGACGCCGGATGTATTGTAGATGCACTTCTTCAGTATGTTGACGAAGTTTCTCAGATTATCGTGCATTGCGATGCGGGATATTCCAGAAGCCCTGCCGTAGCAGCGGCTCTGGCGAAGGCATTAAGGGAGAGCGACGAAGAATTTTTCGGGCACGACTATTGCATAAACAATCATGTGTACACCACGCTCCTGAAACAACTGTCAGAGCGGAAAATCCTAAAATAGTTGCCGAATCTTGCGAACGGCATAGTATTGAAGTATGACCATTACGGCGGGCGGACCTTTTGGGTCTGCCCATTTTTTCGTTTTGGAGGTACATCCTATGCATCATTCGCAAAAGCGGTATAAGACGCTCTATTTCTTTGCCGCGTTGATTGCAGCCGCTTTCAGTGTATTGCTCATTGAATTGGGCGGAATCGGGGACAGCGACTATTACTGGCATATCGTTCTCGGCAGAGGAATTTGCTCTACACACACGATTCCGGTCGCAGATGCCTTCTCCTGGATATCTCAGGATTTAGGGCTGACAGAGACCGCGCATTCATGGCTAAGCAGCATCATCCTCTATCAGTTCTCGTGCATTTCTTCTAATCCCGTGGTAGGACTGCTCATCTATTCCTTCATCACCGCGTTCCTGTACGCACTCTTTATCGAATACGCTTGGGCAAAAGAATTGCGCGACCCGTTTGAGAATTGCCTGTTCGTCACCATTGTCACGGCGTTGCTATCCTGGGCCGGAAGACCTCAGAACATCGGCATGATTCTCTTTGTGGTCTCTTTTTATTTCTTGAACGACCTGTACCGGAACCCGGACTCGAAACGATGCTGGCTATTGCCGGTTTTGAGTTTCCTCTGGGCGAACCTGCATGGCGGGTCTTTGCCTATCCTGTTCGCGTTCATTGTTCTTTTCATTCTGATGTGCTATCTGCCCAACATCAATACCTTCGGTCTTGTCAATGAGAACGAACAGAAGACAAAGAAGGTCAAGACCTATATCCAGATTTTTGTCGCCAGTCTTCTGACCGGACTCATCAATCCCTACACATACAAACTGTACTACTACTTCTTCCTGACAAACAACGAGGCTACAAAGAAATATGTCTCGGAATGGCAACCGTGCGAGCTCGCCGATATCGTTGCCTTCTTCTGTCTGGCATTTCTGTTCATTGTCTTTGCCTCGCACAAGAAAGTCCGCATCACGGAATTTCTGCCGATACTTTGCTGTCTGATTCTTACATCCCGCTATGTACGAATCCGCACCTATCTTTTGATTGTCACTACGCCTTTGATTTTTCGGTTCCTCGCTATCATGATGAATGAGCAGGAAAACAAGATGTGGAAGACCGGCGGCAGGCCAACGGAAGGGTTCACAGGCCAGGCGAAGAGGAGTACAATTCTCACCTCAGTTGTGCTGGTCGCCGTCATCGTTCTCTATGCTCCCTTTGTTATCAATGACCCTGACAAGACCTACGACAAGATGGACCCTGTCTTTGTGCAGGAGCTTCACGAACTAAATCCTCAGCGCCTATACACGGGCTATAACGACGGAGGCTTAGCGATATACCATGGGTTCCAAGACTTTGCAGACAGCCGCGCAGACCTGTATCCGGACGATGTGATAGACGCTTCTATCTCGATGGGCACTGGCTCGGAAAGTGCTACTGAACGCACGGTTCAGGATACTCTCGATAAGTGGGATTTTGATGCCGTTCTGCTCAACCGCTCTCAGCATAAGCTGTGCATCGAGGTCATGGACCTGCTTCCTGACTGGACCCGCGCTATCGAGTCTCAATACTATGTTTTGTTTGTCCCGAAAACATAATATTGTTTGCTTGCTCCCTGGCATTTTTGCCGGGGAGTTTTTGGTTTTGTTGAAAACGGAGAAGATTTTGGCGCTTTCTGGCTGGTTCCCGCTCTGAACACTGACAGAGCCGGGCCGTTCTGCGCTAACATTTGTCGAATCATGGTTGTATCCAATGCACCTGATTCACTTGTGCAACTTGCCATATGCCCATGCCTGCCCCCACTTGCGGTTACTTGCGAACCGCAGATAATGGGAAATAAGCAACTAAAATCACAGTATGATGTGTCCTCAATGCAATGGAACGCCATATATAGGGGTATCACAATGCAAGCTGCAACTGCTGCTACAATCGAATATACTGATTATCCCGAGTGCGAGCGCCGTATTTACCCTACGGAGAACGATATTGCGTTCTACAAGACTTACGAGTTCTGCGAAGCAGAGGGCGCTCTTCAGGTGTACTCTAAGCCCGAGGGTGTCGGGCACAAACTTAGTGCCATTCGTCAATTTGCCCCGAACACTATCATGCCGGAATTGCATAGCATCTTCACGAAGACCAGTGAAAAGTCGAATCGGCTCACATACTATAACTGCACCACGAACCTGTACATCACGAATAACACGGCGTACTGGGCCAAATCCCTGCGTGAGAGCGGTATTCGTACAGATTCCCGCATCTCTCAGCTGATTTCTCTGGGCTTTGATATCGACTGTCATGAGGAGGGTGTCCCTCTCTATTACAGTGACGGCATCTGCAAGATGCTGACCACCGCCATTTATAATGGGGCTCTTCCGGAAGGCTTTGTTGTCAATACCGGACGCGGCGCGGCTTACTGGATTTTCATAGACCCTGTCAATCCGAACAACAAGCACGCCCTGAAAATCTATAAGCGGTTACATACCAAGATTCGCACGATGCTGAAAGCGGAGATTGTGAATTGGGGCGACAATTACCTGTACGCTTCCGTAGATGATTCCGTTAAAGGCATCAATCATATTATGCGCCTGCCAGGCACTTTCAATACGAAGGCCGGGCGTTGCTGCCATGTCTATCATGCCCCTGCAGTGGGATACCGGCTCAATGACCTGTATGTCCTTGCGGATTCTATCGATGTTGAGTGGCGAATCGTGGACGATACAGTCGTCTCGAACTGCGAAACCTTCAATACCACCGATGAGCAGGAGCTTGCATGGGCAAAAAAACGCTTTGCGAAGCGTATTCTTGAATGGAATACGGAGCGCTCGGTCGTTTCTGCCAGAAGTATTGCAAGACCCCGGTCTGAGATTGCCGAACGCTGCATCACACAGCGCTGGGATGCGGTCATCGATTTCCTGCGCAGAAACACGACCCCTGTTGGAAAACGGCATATTGTGCTGCTGTACTGCTTATCTACAGCATGCGATTATCACCAAGCTGCGTCTTTGGAAAAGGCACAGCTTATTAACTCTACCTTTGCGGAGCCGCTTCCGGACAAGGAAGTTGCAAAAATCGTCAGCTGGGTGAAGCATCCGTTCAAGGATGAGACCATTGCTGAGGCTCTTGGTCTGACCAAGGAAGAGTTCAAAAATCTGCGCATCAATACTTTCAAGAAAAAGATGGACAGGAGTCGTCAGATTCATGACGGAATTCTGTACCCGGTTGCCAGCTCCGCTGCTGACCGCAAGATGCTCGGCGTTCTGATTGACCATAAGGTTATCCCGGATTACCGTATCCGCAACCATAGAAAAATCTGGGAAGCGGCACAAAAGCGCGAAGCCAAGAAGGCAATGTACGATACCATCATCGAGCTCTTTGACAAAGAAAAACTGAGCATCAAGCAAATTGCTAAAAAACTAAAAATCGGCATCGATACTGTCAAGCGTCAGGCTGCAATTCGCGGTGTTGATATCGTGGACGAGGAAAAGAAGCGCCGTATGCGCCGTTCCCTCGAGATGCAGGCACTCTCCGGCGAGGGTTGGAGCGTCAAGGCGATTGCAGAACTGTTCAAGTGCCATGTAGCGACCGTATACCGCGCTCTGCAGGAAGTCATTGAGCAGACGGCCGAGGAACTTGAGCGCTCGATTCGCGCAGCTGCTGACAGGGTTGTCGCACACACGAATGAACTCAAAGTCAAGGCTGTTGAGGCAGTCGAGCAGATGAAAAATCCGTTCCTGCCCGTTCTCGAAAAAGCCGAGCTGCGTCTTGACTTGTATGCAAAGCAGAAGACCATTGACCGAATCACGAAGCCGTTTCAGGACGCCGGTTACCTTCCCGCAACGCTCGCACTGCCCCGCAAACAGGTCATCGAAGGCAGCAACTTGAGCGTAGCTATCCGCCTCGGCAGCGACTACCAGAGCGTCTGCTCGATGGATGAGTTGTTGCTGGATGAGTCCCGACCAAAGTGCGTGGACTACTCCAAAGCAGACCTTTGGCTCGCAGAACCCGATGACGACCCAGAGGATTTTGAGCCGGATTTCCCAGATGACGCCGCGTTCCAGATATCTGCTGAGTGTCCGGATGAATACGATAACGAAGTATCCAGCAGGTGGTAAAACCGCTTGCTGAGCCCGTTTTGTTTCGCAAATTTACGCAAAATGGTGGCAATAAGAAAACAGGTATTGTGCTGCCCTAGATATATAGAGCTCTATAAGATTAAGAGAGCCTTAGATTTTTTTGGAAAGAACCGGAAAGGGTAGGAGAGCGGTTAAGAAAGCGCTGGAGCCCCTGAGAGTGCCTGTGGGTAGAACCTGAGTAGGGTAAGGTGGCTACGCAAACACTTAAGCTCAAACTCCCGTAGGCCGCCGTATGGCGGCAACTGTGTTTTCGCAGGTAGAGCAGCCAATACAACGGGGAACACTTAGCGCAGCTGCGCGGAACTGCGCGGTAAGGGACGGCAGGAGTCCCGTCCCCGGAGCCGGAGAGCACCTGTAAGCCCCTGATTGCCCCAGAAAGCTCCCGTTCGGCACTGGACCTCTGAACCTGAATTTCCCCTGAGCGCATCTGATAGCCTGAGAGCGGCACCAGCCTGCCACGCAGCTGAACTCTCCCGGCACGGCACTTCCACACTGGCACACGACCGACTACCGTTTGGCACAAGGCTACCACAGCACCGGAACCAACAATTCCGCGTTCCGGGTCCATCGCATCCGGGCATCCGGAACTGTTCGACAGAGGTCGTATGCGGGAATCGCCGCCTATGCTCTGCCAGCGCGAAGAACGCTTAGGGCAGACGAGCATGTCGTAGCTAAGGAGTATGTTTACCCTACTGACGGCTACAACCCGAATTTGGGGCATCTCTGCCTGTCTCAGCGGTGGGTCTCGCACAGAGCACGTTTCAAATTCAACGTACTGCAGTCGGATTCAAGCAGCTGTTTGCCTTCTGGTGCATAGTTTCCCGCACAAGCGCCTATGCCAGCGTGACTATCTCGGTCAAGGCATAAACTTACCCTCCTGCGGTGTACGGCTCGAATTTGAGGCATCTCCGCCTGCCTCAGAGGGGTGTAGCTGGGTATTGCTCGAAATAGACCCTTATGCAGGACTTTTGAGCGGAAACGATACGACTTGCACCGGCAAAAGTAAATTGTGAACAAAATGCAACTAAATCGCATCATGCTTGTATTTAGTACACCTCATTTGGTATAATGTGGATGTGACGAAGAAATGTAGTTTTTGGAGGAGTTTTCGTGGCAAGGTATCAGTATGTACGGCTTTGTTCAGCCAAAGACCGGACATGTCCGTATGCGGTCCGCACACAAATTTCCTACTTCAAGGCTCTGATTCGTCACGAACACTACTGCTGTTTGCTCCGCTGCGGCGGTTGCGAAAAGCAGAAAATCCATAAGGAGAGGGTGAACGGGTGATGAATGCAGTCCTTGCGTTTCTGGACGCCTATCGCGGCGTGATTCTGATTGCCACCGTCGTCATCATTATGGCGATTGAATGGGCGGGACGGCAGGGAAGTCTTTGGCTCATGGAGAAAGCGTTTGGTGTCGAATTTGCGGAACGCTACGATACACGCTGGACAGCAATCGGTGTCATCCACCACGAACTCTCGCACCTTCTGGTCGCTCTTTTCACCGGCGCACGCATCGATAAGTTCCGGCTCTATCGTTTCAAGCGCGAGGAAGGGGATAAGGCGCTCGGGTATGTCAACTACACGCCGCGAGGACTGTTCCTGCTTCCGCTGCTCCAGAAAACAGCCATCGGCATTGCCCCGGCACTGTTCGGAAGCCTCAATGTCTGCCTACTCGGCTGGTACATCATGCAGGTGTGGCAGGACGGCGGGACTGCCGCAGTTCTTTGTGAACCTGGTGTATGGGTCGCTGCCATACTCATGGCACAGATAGCCTATCATTCCTGTCCGAGCGCTCAGGATATCAAGGGGTCCTGGATATCGATTCTGTTATTTGCACTGCTCATTGCATTTTCGAGTTTTCGGTATTTCACCCTTGACCTTTCTCTCTGGATTATCCGCACAGTCCTGGTTGCGATGGGAGTGTCCACTGCACCGGCTGTTGTGATAAGCATACTCTTCATCGCCGTGAACGGCGTAAAATATCTGCAGCATACTCTTGCTGCCGGGAGGTACTGATATTTTGATGTCATCCATCAATCCGAAAGAACTCTATCTGCGTATTGTCACTCAGCGCGGCACCCGTACACTGTGCCATGATATCGTAGTCTGCTGCGGAGAAGAAGAACTCACCGATGAACTCTGCGAGCGCAAACGCCTCGAAATCGTTGCCTGTATGCAGGAAGAACTCGAACCCGGTGAGAGAATCGTCAGCGCCGAGTATGTGTCGAAAGATTCCCTCACGCCCGCCGTCCGCGACAACGACAAGGTCGTGCAGTGGCGCACCATGGATTTCATTGCCTACGCTCTCTCGTATGCTTTCGATGACGATGGAGCAGCACACCCTCAGTTCGTACCGACCGTTTTGCTCCGTGTTCTCGTGAACGATAACCCCTGCACCATGAGCCTGCATGACCGTGAACATATCCGTGCGATGGCTGCAAACTATATTCTGGAAACCACGAAAACGCCCATCTACACGCTCAGCCTTATTTCGCCGGACCTCTACTGGAAAACGATGCGGCATGTTGCGGTGACTCGGAAGGACCGTAAGAACATCACTTCCCAGAATATCCTCATCAAGGTCGCAACGTTCAAAGAGGTGGAACGAGTCTCTCATATCCGCGTTGAGCATTTTGAAACTGAGGAACAGCAAAAGCAAAACAAAAACAACCCGTAAACTCTTGCCGATTCGTGCGAATTGCAGATAATGAAAATTAGAGGTGATTTGCATGAGTTGGCCCTGGGCTAAACGACATCCGATGCCGGAGCCTGCCGAATTTATCCGGCAGAATACTACAGCTTTGAATCCCGATATTGTATCCGGTACACCGAGCCCCGCACAGGGCTCTTATCCGAGATTGCCGAGCGAGTTCGTATTGCCCGGTGCCGGAACGGAATCGTTTGACAGGAACCGTGAAGTTTCAGCTGCTTGTCAAAATATGACTGCCACAATCCTTGCAGGATTTCCTGACCCGGACGACGAGTTCTACAAGACCTTGATTTCCGGTGCGCTTCGTATCGGCATCGAATACCTGCTCGTCGGCGGCGGAGAACAGGAACTGCAGTGGCAGGAAGTATATATCTTCTTCCGCAACGAGATGCCTGAGACTATCGAGTCTCTCATGAATGTCGATGTTGACGAATACCAGCACCTGAAAGATGCGGTCGTTCCGTTCAAGGCTTTTGCTGATAAGGCACGGCGCGATGCGGCATCTGCTGCACTGTGGGGATTGTTCGGATACACACACGGGTATCTGAAATTTCTGAATATCCAAGAATATTAAATAACTGCTATTTGGCAAAAAGGAGAAAACTATCATGTCCATTCTGAAAAATCTGTTCGCTGCTGTCGGTGCTGTTACCCTCGGCGCTGTTGCTGTCGGTGTTGTGCTTGGTGCCACGACGGCCATGACCGCCGATGACGATGACTTCGACCTCGATGAACTGCGCGACGACGCTCCCTGTGATGGTTGCCGCAAATGCGCCGAGAAGAATGCCGACAACGAGGACGAAGATGACGAGCCGGTCGTTCTGGTCCATGTCGTGAAGGTCCCTTGTCCCATGCCCGAGAAGAAGGACGAGGACGGCGAGAAGAAGGCTTCCGACACTGCCGACACGGATGCCGGGAAAGCTGAGGAGGAGCCTGCTGAGAAGGCAGAAGGGCCTGAGACTCCCGCTGAGGCAGAGGAGGACAAGGCCGAGAAGCAGTAAAAGGGGGATGCCGTATGAACATCGATAATCGCATCAATGTCGTTGCCGGACGCCCCGGAGCCGGTAAGACGCTCTGGGCGGCGCGAGAAGTAGTCGATTGCCTGCGCGATGAGAACAATATTATCCTGTATATCGGCTTTGACCAGGAATTCGCCCGCATCTGCCGGATGGTCCGCACCAAGTACGGCAACGCCCCGCACGGACGGTTGCTGTTCGCGTTGCAGGATAGTGCCGGTGAAGCAATCGGCAAGTCTGTAGACCTTGCAAACTTTCAGGCGCAGGGTCTTGTGATGGCGGACCCCGAGAGCGAGGAAGCGCAAAGCCGGAAACCGATGGTGTTCCTGTTTTACGACCAGTGCCGCCACGACATCTTCAACGGCAGACGCGAACTGCTCAAAGCTGCTGCGAAGGCTGGCGTACATGTGTATGTTTTGTGCCAGCGATTCAGTCAGGTAGACCGCAATGATATCGACTGGCTGAATGAGCAGTGCTCCGCGTATATCATCTCAAAACACCGCGAACCTCGCTCGGCAACGGACGAAGAAATCCGCGACAAATTCAGATAACATTCCTGCCCGGCAAACCAATGCCGGGTTTCTTGTTACCTGAACGTCAGAAATTAAACGCTGCATCGAAACATAAAGGAGGGATTCCGCATGGGCAATTTATTTGCCGAAGCAAAGCTTAAAACTGCACTCGCAAACGATACTTATACCGACAAAAAGGAAATCGTATCAAAAGCCGGGTATTTGCTCGGCGTTGATAAGAACATCTTTGATTCCGGAGAGTTGCTGTCGGAAATTTACGAAGAACTCGAAAAAAATCAGGATGCGCGGATGGTGCGCAACTTATGTTTTCTATTTACCTGCATCGAGCACTGCTATAAGCAGCTGCAGATGCAGATGGTAAACGACCTCAAAAACCTGCATTCAATGGATATGACAAAGGCAGCGACCGAAGCACTGCGCAAGGACGGGCTTGATATCGTCAAAGCAAATTGTACGCTGGACGAATACCGGCCCCGAATCGCGGCGGAAATCGCGAATCGTATTCAGGGTTGCAAGGATATCTTCCCGATGTGGGTGCCGTGGGAGTATATTCGTCAGATGTTTTCGTTCCCGACCAAGACGAAGGACAGGGCGCAGGAAAGAGCGTGGCTGTACTACAACGAGAATATTATCAGATTCCCGTACAATGTCTTCCTCAACTGGCAGTTCAAGGCTGGCGAGGGCGGAAACCTTCTGGGCAGTGATGAACAGTTCCTTATCCGGCTGTATGCTCAGAACGGAGATACCTTCTGCGATTACGACAAGGTTCGCGGGGAAAGCAAACAGACACAGCAGAATGTCGAGCAGTTCCTGCTTCATTCCGTCCGTTCTGAAATCCTCGTGGATTGCGAGAATTGTGACCCGTTGAAGTTCTTTGCTGTATTGCAGAGCCTTTCTCCTGAGGCTATCGGGAAGATTCAGAAGATTTTCCTGTTCGATGATGTGAACGCTTCGTCCATCTGGGGACTCGTGGAGCATTATACGAAAGCCAAGGTGGACCGGTTCATGACCCAGCGCGTTGTAGAAGGAAAGAGCGTTGTCGATATGACGGTCGCAGTCTGCTGCTGTCAGGAACACTACGATAAGAAAATCGACAGCTTTCTTCTGTTCTCCTCGGACTCCGATTATTGGCCGCTCATCAACAATGTCGTGACGGCCAGGTTCTTGATGATGTTCGAGCGGGAAAAGACCAGCAAGGCTATCGTAAATAAGATGCGGGAACATCATGTGCTCTACTGCTATACGGACCAGTTTTGCAAGGCGGGAGACGCATACCGGCTCCGCAACGATGCTCTGGCGCTCGAATGCGCATCCTATCTCAAGCAGCAGCTGGGAAGCTGCAACATTGAGGATATGCTGAAAAGCGCCTATGGTCAGACGCGCATCGAGATGACCGAAAAGGAGAAAGAACTGTTCCGGAAATCTCTGGTCGATAAACTGCGCATCACGATGGATACCGAAGGAAATCTCAGTATCGGGTTAAGCTAAAGCGAAAACAGCACACCGTTTCGGAAATTTTGCCGGGCGGTGTGCTGTTGCTGTTGCGTGCGAATTGCCGTATACTGAATACACAAAACCCGATTTTTGCACGGAGGCATTTTTTCATGGGAAAGATTCTGGTAATTGCCGAGAAACCATCACTAGGAAGAAGTATCGCGGGCGCTATTTCATGGTGGAAGGGCGAGAAGTTCGAGAGGCAGGGAAAAGACCGCAACACATGGCTCGAAAGCGATAACTATATCGTGGTATCCCTGGTCGGACACCTGTATGAACTGATAGACTTCGATGCGTATTTTCCTGGCTATGACCCCGCTGTGAAACAGCCATGGGATTTGAAGAAACTGCCGTTCTTCCCCGATGACTGGAAGTTTAAGTTTGAGGGCAAGGAAAAAGTACAGGGCCTAATCAAGGTCGCCAACCAGCAGATGAACCGCAAGGATGTAGATGCCATCTACAATGCCGGAGACCCGGATAGAGAAGGGCAGCGGCTTGTCGATGAAGTGCTTCTGTATGGCTTGAAAGCCCCCAAGACGATTTATCGGCTCTGGCTTCCTGATACTACGAACAAGACCATTAAGCAGGCATTCGAGACAGCCAAGCCCAATGCCGGATACGTATCCTTGTCTTCTTCTGCTGAGACGCGCAGTGAGATTGATTGGCTGCTCGGCATTGAATTAACACGGTATGTATCCATCAAGGCCGGGGGCTTTACCCGTATCGGGCGCTGCGTATGTCCTATCGTACAGCATATCATCGAACGTGAGAAAGCCATCAAGGAATTTGTCCCGAAGCCGTACTCGGCTGTTTCCAGCAAAGAAAAGACGAACGGCGAGGAAATTGAACTCACGAGTAAACGGACATTCGAGGAAGGACACGAGGCCGAGGCGCAGGCGCTGGCAGATGCCTTCAACAAAGCCGGTGCCACAGTGACCAATATCAAGACAGAGCGCAAGACCGTCAATCCCGGTAAGCTGTTCTCGATGAGCGATTTGCAGAGTTTTGCCTGCAAAGCCGACAAGACATTGTCTCCTGCCGATGTGCTTGCCGCCACGCAGGCGTTGTATGAGGGAGGGTATGTTACCTATCCCCGTACCAACAGCAGCTATCTGGCAACTAATGAGACCGTCAAGGTCGATGCCGCGATACGAGGTCTTGCACAGAACGGTATTACAGGTCTTGTCAATAAACCGAAACTCAAAAGCATCTATGATGACAGCAAAATCGAAGCACACTCTGCTATCACACCGACAGGAAAATGGCCTGCATCCCTTACCGGAACACAGAAAACGGTCTTTGACTGTATCTTGAACCGGTTCTGTGCTGTTTTCTGTGAAGAAGCCTGTACAGTAGACCGCACAACCATCGTGATTCACAGCTATGATGAGGATTTTACCCTGAAAGGTGATGTGCAGGTAACTCCCGGCTGGCGAAAGTTCGAGAAACCTACGGGTGGAGACAAACTTCTTCCGAAACTTAATAAGGGCGATGCCGTAAACATCAATTTCAAGACGGTAGGGAAGATGACTACGCCTCCGAAGCGGTATACGGTTGAGTCTCTTAACAACTGGATGGTCGCGCCGATGCGCGGTGCCGAAAAGGCAAATGAAGAGTATACCGATGAGGAATGGAAGGAAATCCTGTCAGATGCTACGATTTGCACCGAGGCGACCCGCGCCGATACCGTTGACAGATGCGTCAAGAGCAATTATATTTCTCTGAAAAAGGGCGTCTATTACGGCGAAGCAGAAGGGTTCCGATTAGTCGATACGATGGAAAAACTCGGAATCGACCTCGATGTTCCGGTAACGGTGAATCTCTCTAAGCAGCTGCATTCTATCAAGGACGGAACCCTAACCCGTATCGATGTTCTGGAATTCACGAAAAAAACCATCGAAGAAATCATGGCGAAGAACGTTGCGATTGAATCGGCACAAACCAGACACGGGAACCTTCCGGTCATCTGCAAATGTCCTCGATGCGGCAATGATGTGGTGGAAACACAGAAAACCTTCTCCTGTATTGGAAAAGACAAAGACGGGAACCGGTGCCCGGTAACGCTCTGGAAGAAAAACAAGTTCTTTGAATCTATCGGCAAGAAGCTCACGAAAACGACTGCCGCTGCGCTGCTCACGAAGGGGAAAGTACCGCTCAAAGGCTGTGTGAGCAAGAAAACCGGCAAGAAATATGACTGTATCCTGACCTGCGACTGTTCTAAGGGCCGTCCTGAATTTCACTTGGAATTTGACCATAGCGGTGCATCCGGCACTGTGCTCGGTAAATGCCCGTTCTGCGGAAGTGATGTTGCGGAGGGCTCGAAAGGATACAGCTGTACAAACAAAGATTGCAGCGCGGTGCTCTGGAAAAATTCGAAACTGTACGGCAACGATGTGAAAATCAGTGCAACGGCTGCAAAAGCCCTGCTTGCTAACAAGGCTGTGAGTGCCAAAATCAAAAACAAGGATAAGACTGCGGATGTCAATGTCAAGGTCGGTATCGAACCGCACGAAATGCCGAACGGAAAGAAATACATCAATTTGAAAGTGCTCAGCTACGAGAAATAGATTATAGCTTTAGGGTCGCTGCCAAATCCAAGAGCAGCGGCTCTTTTTTCTGTCGAATTCGGCAAATGGCACTTGTGTAAGTGTGCGAACGGCATAGAATGAAAATCGTGCGATAGATACTATTCTACTTTAGGCATTTTCTGCCCGTGCAATTTACACTCGGCTTGTCAGGCAGACTCATCTTCGGATGGGTCTGTTTTTTATTTGCCGAAAACAACGAAAGGAGTAAAAACTCAATGACCAAAGCAACCAAACGAACCATCGGCGTTATCTGTCTACTCTGGCTTGGTACTTTGCTGCTCCTCTTTGCAAACTACAAGACGAAAGTTTACTTAGAGCAACTTCGCAGTCAGGTGGATGCCATGACGCAGCAGGAACAGGCGAATGCCACGGCGGTGAAAAGACAGCCGTCCCGTACCATGGAGGATGTCTTAGTGAGAACCGATGCACAACTTGTGACGGCTTCCTTCTCAAATGAGAACTATGCAGCAAAGGCAAAATCTTTAGTTTCACTCTGCGATAAGGAACTCAAAGAGAAGACCGGCGGCGTGTCGAACGAAAGCGTTCAAGCTGAGATGCAGCGCAGACCCGGCATGAACGGACGCCTTGTGATTCCTTCTGTCGGCGTAAATGTAGCGCTCTTCGACGGACACGCGCAGAGATTTGTTGACGCAAAAGACAGCGCCGCGTATTTTCTGGCAGGGAATACGATGGTGGTTGGTGACCACTGGAACCAAGGATTCTCAAAAATCAAAAACTGCCACGCCGGGACGCTGGCTTACATTTACCGAGGCACTTCTGTGCAGACACTGACCTGTACCGGGGTTTGCAGTGGTATCAACGGAGACAGTGACCTTTTGTATGCAGACGGGTCGAGCGCCACAATGGGCGGCGGAACTCTGATGTATACCTGCAACGGTGCAAATTATCACGATGTAACACTTACTTTTTGGAGATGAAGGAAATGAATAAGAAAAACAATATGAAACGCCTTGCTGTCATTTCTCTGGCAGTCATGGGCATTATGCTCGTATTCGCGCAGTTTGACGCGGCGCGGATGAACCGCGAAATCAAGGAACTGCAGAAAACGGTCAACTACACACAGCTGTTTGAGGATATGCTGTTCCCCGATATGGCTACGGCTGAGACCGGCGAAACGGCTGGAACTGCTGAATCCGCAGCAGTTGCGGACTTTGCCCCCGTCATGAACTTTGAGGCAGGCGAAGAAGGCATTCAACTGTCGCAGGAATCCTATCTGCCCTTGACTCTGTCTGACGCTAAGGTCTTCGTACCTTGTGCCGATATCGAGGAACCTTGTACAGTCGCATACCGCAGCGAAGACTCCACAGCGCAGGCAGGGGCGTACCGCTTAGCACTTGTCAATGGCGATGCGAGCAACTCTATTGGAGAGTTCCAGAACGGCGATGAAACGCTTCTTTCGGGCGCACGCAATGTGTCGGATGATGTGTATCTGACGGTTGCAGTAACATTGGATGAGGAACACTGCTCCGAACAGGTAGATGCTATCAAAAGGCTTCTCTCTGACAGTATCATCTCCGATGTAACCCCGAAAGCCACTCTCTTTGATGAGACAGTAGCTGATGATGTTTCTCTGGAAATCAGCGACAGCTATGTGCAGCTGCAAAAGGGGACAGATACTGTGTTGGTATCGGTGTTCCAGCAAAGCATCGATACCTCGCTTCTATCCAAGTCTATCGAACTGCCAAACGGTCTAACCCTGAAATACAGCGATGTGAAAGATTCTCAGACAGGGTATATCCCCTTTATCGCAACTGTAGATGGACACAAATACAAGTTCCTTGCAACGAGTTCGGATATTCTTCTGAACATGTTTGAGAAATAAGGGTTTTATATGTCATAGCGGCGAAAAAATAAACGGTAAGCACTTGCACGGATGTGCGAATGGCATAAAATGAAAATTGTACGATAGATACCATTCTACTGTAGGCGTTTTGCGCTCGTACAATTCACATTCTGGCTCTAACAAGCAGACTCATCTTCGAATGGGCCTGCTTTTTTGTTTGCCGGAACTATTAAAGAAAGGAGTATTCATGACCAAAAAACACCTATTATTTGCGCTTATCGTCTGTATGAGCACCGTCTGGCGGTTTCTTGAACTGCTGGAATACGGAGAGATAGAAGTACGACAGGTTGACACATACATGTATTTTTACATGCTGGCGACCTGCTTCGTATCTTTCCTCGTCGGCAAAGAGAGTGCGACTGCCAAAAAAGCGAAAGAGCAGAAACCGCTGCAAGGGTCTGTGTCTGAGCAGCAAAACCAAACCACGAAAAAATAACACTAAAAGGAGAAAAATCATGTTTAGTTTTATCAATTTTGCTACCGTTATCGTCTTCCTTGTCACGATGTTTGATGACAGCACCCAGCTGGTGACCGTCCCTCGGTCTTCGCCCGACCCAATCGCCGAGCTCTGCCGCGCGCTTGTAGTCCTCAAGCGTGAGCGCTACCACATCCGCGAGGTCTTTAAGCTTTCCAGCGATGGGCATACCGAGAAGGTCTACTGGTATGGTCGTAGTCAGTACATCGAAGCGCTGAACGCTCCTCATCACATCAATGAGAATGTCAGTTGCTATACGGACTACGCGTCCGGCATGCGCCAGAGAACACCTTGTAAGCTTGACTACGACACACACCGCGTTTTTGACATCGTCGCTCCCTGCAATGATGAAGAAGATGATGTAGTCGTGAAACGCAGCATCTTGCTTCCTCCGGAGAACGATGGCACGGTGCGTGAAGTTCGTATCTTCGACCTCGATGAACGGGATGAGTGCGGTGAACTGCCTGACCCCAAGACCATTGAGGGGCTGTATCGCGGGTACAAGGACCGGGACATGTACTGGACATGCGCTGACGAGAAGGTGATTGAGCCTGCTGACGCGGTGCATTATGTCAGGCAGCGTGCTCTGGCACAGTACCTTACCGACAGTGGTCACGCCGGTCTTCTGATGGAAGACGACTTCGAGCCCTTGGAAGAGCCGCTCAAGCGCACCACGGATTGGCTGGCAAGCAAGGACGAGTCCCGCTTTGAGGAACTGTATACTGCCTACGCTGCTGGTCTTTATGCCGCACAGACGGAGCAGCTTCAGAACAAGAATAACAACACTCAGGAGGTGTGACCTATGTTGATTAAGAATATCAAGTGGGATACAGATGGTGATATGGAGGCTCTTGCCTCTTTACCGACCGAGGTCTACACACCCCCATTTTTACATCAGGAACAGTACGACGATATCGAAGAATTCCTCGACGATGTTTCTGACTGGCTCTCGGACGAATATGGCTGGGGG